GGTACGGGTCCGGGTCCGGGTACGGGTCCGGGTCCGGGTCCGGGTACGGGTACGGGTACGGGTCCGGGTCCGGGGACGGGGACGGGTCCGGGTCCGGGTACGGGTCCGGGTCCGGGGACGGGTACGGGGACGGGGACGGGTCCGGGTACGGGTACGGGTCCGGGGACGGGTCCGGGTACGGGTACGGGTACGGCTATTGGCGATTAACTGCGATCACCGCCATTTCGCAATGGGGACAATCTCAAATCGCTAAGTTATCGCTGGCGGTCGATTGCTTTGTGTCGTTCTGGTGGTCCGATAAAGAAGGCAAACCGTCAAACGGTGGCATCGGGAACGCAGTTCAGGCAGGCGACATGCAAACTATCAACGGGCCACTGAAATTATGCGGACCTAAAGCGCTCCACGCCACCATGAAACCTGAAAAGTGGAAGGGAGAACGCCTTTGGGTTGTCGCTCTTCATGGAGAAGTAATCCACGACGACAATAAATCCGGAGCGCTTCAGCGGGAAATCTTAGGGGAAATTCCGCTGCGATAATTTTCCAGAAACACCGCACTGGAGTATTTACAGAAAAGGGAGCATACGCATGAGAACAATCACGGACCACATAGTTGAAGGCGATTCCGCAAACCATCAACTGACAATTACCGTCACTGACGAACCGGGAGCGGGCGGTGCGAATCACAGGTATTTGATCGGGCATGACAGCCCGCAATTGAATTGGCATCAGGAAGTGAGTTTTCAGAACGGACCCATCAAAGAATTCGGCGTCAACGGCGTAACCCAGGAAGCACTCTTGGCCATCGTGATAGACCGTCTCAAATCGTTTCAGGCGGGTCCGTTTGCCTGCGAAGAGAACGAACAGGCACTGGAAGATACCAAGCGGGCGCTGTGGTGGTTACAGGGGCGGACCCGCCGACGTATCGCCCGTGGCGTCGAAGGCACGCATCAGAAATAAGCCAATGAACCACGAGCACTACGGGAAAACCTGCGTAAATATTTTAAACATGGCCGCTGCCGCCCGCGTCCGGGAAATCACCGAAGCCATGGCGGAAGAAACCAATAAAACCGTGCAGGCGGGGCCTTTCAAGGGTATGAAACTCCCGGATGCGGTCTCCTGGGGAAACGGGGATATCTGCCCGAAACTGCTGGGCACGTACGAGCAGGAACTTCACGTCGCTATAGAGACGTGCATTGCACGCAAACCGGAGTATGTGGTTAACGTGGGCTGCGCCGAAGGGTATTACGCCGTGGGACTGGCTCTTAGGATGCCGAAAGTCAGCGTTTTTTCGTACGACTCCGATGTTAATGCTAGATCCGTTGTCCATGACGCCGATCACATCAATAACGCAGGGAATATTTGCGTTAATGGAAAGTGTCATCCGCAAAACCTGTCTAATCCAGATTGGGACAAAACACAGCACGGCCTATTTGTCATCGACATCGAAGGCGCAGAACTGGAATTACTGTCAGGTTCGCGCGTCCCTGAGTCTTTAAAGCGGGCCGATTTAATTGTCGAGTGCCACGACTTCGTGGACCCGATGATTACCCAGTCACTACAAGATATTTACCAGGACACGCACGACATCACAATCATCCGTGAAGGCCCGCGTGATCCGTCCGGGTTTGAAGTTTTAAAGAATCTGTCGAGTCTTGACCGGGGGCTGGCCGTGTGCGAGTTCCGCCCGGTCGCTATGCACTGGCTGGTTGCGATGGCGAAACAGTAACCACAATGGGAATCTTGTTTCTGGTAGCGGGGATTACTGCGATTCACTTGTTATTCAGGGGGACACGATGACATTCAGCGAGTGGGATAAAACCGACGAAGCAATCAGGTTATGGAATGTGGTTCGCCGTGCTGACATTGGCGAGACCGGAGTTGCAGGCCCTGTCGATGAATATGCTAATGCTGCCTTCGATGCTGGCCAGCGTGGCGCTAATGAGGCCTTGGTGCGGGCGCTGCGGGAAGCGCGGGCATGGCTTCCTTCTGAATGTTTTGGAAGGGGAAAGGCTGAATTGCTGGCCGAACTTAAGAAGATCGACGCCGCACTCGAACCTTTCCGGGAGGTCAAGTGAATAAGTACTGGCGCGGCTGCCTAGGCGCATGTGTTGCTGGAGTGGTGGCTGTAATTCTCTCCGGTAATCACTGGGATGCTGCGGCATTTGCTGCGGTTTGGATAATCGCAAGATACACGTCCGACTGGGAACGGAGCGCCGGTCTATGACCGCCCAGGGACTGGCTGCACTGGCTCTTAAAGTTCTGGATTCCCAGCAGAATTACTTTAGGTCGCGCACACCAGCGGCGCTCACGCGGGCCAAAGCCCTGGAATCTGAGTTGCGCCGAGCCGCCAATGACACTTTGAGCGATGAATTCTATGCCGATACAGACAACCAAGGTTAATATAAGCAAAGCTGAAGCTCTCAAGTTAGTACGCCGCTGGGAATGCTTTGGCTACTCGTTCCCCAGAACCCAGGAAGGGATCGAAGCGCTTCGGGATGCTTTCATGGACATCACGGGGACCATAGAAGAGGCCGTATGGCTCTCTCAGCAGGTAGTCAATGGTTTCCCGCGCTGCCCGGCACCCATTGAATTGCGGCGCTTCTATACAGCTAAGCGCGGCCCGGCAGCGGACGGAATCCACGAACGGGACTTAGATGCCAGCGACTATTTAACGGGCGGGAAGGGGAGGGCGGAATGAATCACCGTTACATACTCCGCCGTTCATGGATGGGTAGCGGACAGGTCAACTGGATAATGCTAAACCCATCAACCGCTGATGATGTTTTCGATGACCCAACTATCCGCAAGTGCATCGGGTTTACGAAAAGATGGGGATACGGCTCTCTCGTGGTAACTAACCTATTCGCATTTCGGGCGACCGAACCAAGAGAAATGAAGGCGCTGGCCAAGTTGGATTACTCCAGAGCAGTCGGATATGGCAACGACCAAGATATCATTTCAGCCGCAAGTGAATCTGATTTGGTTGTCGTTGCATGGGGTACGCATGGGAGCTTTTTAGGCCGAGCACAAACCGTGATTAAACAGGTTATACCGGATATTACACTTTACTGTATTGGGCTGACTAAAGAAGGCTTTCCGCTACACCCCTGTATGGCTGCTTATACTGATGCACCGTTGATATATGCCAAAGGAGAATAACAACACTCCCCTGAAGAAGGGACTTCCGGAGTCGGTGGCCACTGAGCGCATGATTCTCGGGAGTATATTACTCGATGATTCCAAGTTCTCGGAAGTCACCGGGGCTATTACGACCGAAGTATTTGCGCTGGAGAATCACAGGCGCATATGGATTCGCATGGGCGAATTGGCCGCGCGTTCAGAGAAGATTGACCGCGTGACCGTGGCAAACGAACTGATGCGCTACGGGGAACTGGCTGGTGACCTGAGCCTGAGTTACCTGGTTGACATGGACAGCGGTCTCCCGGAAGTCAGCAGTCTCGATGCATACGTAAGAATCGTTGTCGAGAAGTGGCGCTTACGCAAACTTGCCGCCGCCGCCCAGAAGATCATGACGCAGGTTCTATCTGGCGAATGTACCGCCGACGATGTGGCGCTCAACGGTCAGACATACTTAACGGAAACCGGCAGTGGCTACGGCACCAGCCAGGCAGAAACCGCGCGGGAATTTGTCGAATCGTACCCTGGCGGCATTAATTTGTTTCTGGACCCGTCGCGGGCGAACCCTGGGACACCCACGGGATTCGCGGACATTGACGGCTATACAGATGGATTCCACGCCGGGGAAATATTCATTGTGGCAGCAAGACCCGCATCCGGCAAAACTGCAATCGGCTGTAACATCGCCAAGAACGTCGCCCGCAACGACAAGCGAGTGGTTATATTTTCTATGGAACTGTCAAAGACTATGCTGCTGCACCGGCTGATCTGCGAAGAGGCATATGTGGCTTACTCACGGTTCCGACGCGGAGAGATGGACGACGATCAACGGGCGCGGGTGCGGGCTGCTACCAGCACCATCATGGACTTGCCGTTATACATCGACGACACTTCCGGATTGCGGGTATCCGACATGCGCGTTAAGTTAAACAAGATTCTGCGCGACGGACCGGTCGGGCTCATAGTAGCCGACTATGCCCAGTTGATAAAGCCGCCAAAGGGCATACGTTTCAACACTGAGAACGACAAGTTCACGCTGGTTGGCGAAGAAATCAAGATACTTACCAAAGAAACCGGAGTGCCCATGTTACTGCTTTCTCAATTGAACCGCGAGTCTGAGAAAGATCGCGGGGACAACCGGCCAAAGTTGTCTCAGGCGCGCGGCGCTGGTATATGGGAAGAGATTGCATTCGTAGGGGCCTGCTTGTATCGGGAATATCTGCGCAAAAAAGAACGCGCGGATTTACGGGAACAGGCAGAGTTTCTGATCGAAAAGAACCGCAGCGGTTCCGTGGCGAACGTGAAGCTCAGGTTCCAGCCGTGGCTGATGCGCTTTGGACAGTACGACGGCGGATCGCCAGCGGCGGAGGAGACGGCAGCGTGATTGATTACCAGGAGTTTTTGGATTCCAAGCGCATATTCTCAGCCGCATGTGGATTCGATGTGGAAGATTGCGATATTAACCCGATGCTTTTTCCATTCCAGCGGGATATCGTGCGGTGGGCATGTAAACGCGGCAAAGCTGCTGTCTTCGCGCATACCGGACTCGGCAAAGGACCAATTCAGATGGAATGGTGCCGTTTGGTATGCCAGCATACAGGCGGCAACACACTTATTCTGGCCCCACTGGCGGTGTCTCAGCAATTCGTCCGCGAAGCTGCCAAGTTCGGGGAGGGCGTAACGCTGTGTAAATCACAGGATGACGTTAGGCCAGGTATAAACATCACTAACTATGAGCGTACGGATTTGTTCGACGTGGAATCGTTTGCGGGGGTGGCTCTCGATGAATCTAGCTGTATCAAAGATTGGACTTCGAAGACGACATCTGGCCTGATTGAACGCCTCGCCAAAGTCCCGTTTAAACTGTGCTCCACGGCCACGCCGAGCCCCAATGACCATGCCGAACTGGGAACCCATGCGGAACTGCTGGACGTAATGAGACGTGCCGCCATGCTGGCCATGTTTTTTGAGCACGATGGCGGTGAGACTTCCAAGTGGTCACTGAAAGGACACGGAAAGAAACCATTCTGGAAGTTCGTCGCATCATGGGCCGTTTGCCTGAATAAGCCGTCTGATCTTGGCTATGATGATCTTCTGTATGTTTTACCGAAACTGGATATCCAGGAGCACATCGTCCCGGTCGATCACTCAGTAAACACGGATGGAATGCTGTTCCGTTGCCCGGACATGAGCGCTACCGGGCTACACAAAGAGCTTCGTCTCACGTGTGCGGCGCGTGCCGTTAAAGTGGCTGAGTTAGTCCGACAGAAACCAGACGTTCCGTGGATTATATGGTGTGGCACGAACTACGAAGCCGATGCCATCCGGGCCGTGCTACCTAAAGTGGTAGAGGTAAAAGGCTCTGATTCACAAGAGCGCAAAGAGACATCCATTCTGCATTTCCTCGACTCGCCGGATGACTGGCTGTTGAGCAAGACGTCGATCTTTGGATTCGGGCTTAATCTTCAGCATTGTCGCAATATGGCGTTCATGGGCATCGGGTACAGTTTTGAGCAGTTCTTCCAAGGCGTGCGGCGATGCTGGAGATTTGGGCAGACTGAACCCGTCTTTGCCCACATCGTCATCGCGGAAACCGAAGGCGCTGTGCTCGCTTCGATACGCCGCAAAGAAGCACAGTATGAAGAGTTGCAGATGGAAATGAACGCTGCCATGAAGGAAGAACAACTGGCGGCACGGCACAAGAATGCAAAGTACGATCACGGCATGGAAATGGAGATTCCGAAATGGTTATCAACCAGCAAATAACAGACGACTATGCGATTTATCACGCTGATTGCGTGACTGTAATGAAAGACCTTCCGGAAAACTCAGTGCATTTTTCGGTGTCGAGTCCTCCTTTCGGTTCACTATATTCGTACACAGATGCCACGGCTGATATGTCTAACGTCCGTACGGATGCCGAGTTTCTGGCAGGTATGGAATTCATGGTGGCGGAAATGTACCGTGTCCTGATGCCAGGGCGCATCGTGGCTTTTCATTGTATGCAGATTCCAGCTATGAAAGAGCGCGACGGATATATCGGCCTGAAAGACTTTCGCGGAGATTTAATCCGACTGTATCAGCGGAATGGGTTTATCTACCATTCGGAAGTCGTGATTTGGAAAGACCCGCTGATTGAGGCCACGCGCACAAAAGCACTCGGCCTGATGCATAAGCAACTGGTGAAAGACTCCGCTATCTGCCGTGTCGGGAGCCCCGATTATCTTGTGGTCATGCGGAAGCCGGGAGTCAACCCGGAGCCGATATCGCATGGTTCAGGATTTAATCGCTGGATTGGAGCGCCGGAAGATGAGCCCGCCGAGCGTAAAGGCAACCGCACCCCGAAGCACGCGGCGCAAACGCCTGAGATTGATTCACGTGTAAACAAGTATTCGCATTACGTATGGCAGCGATATGCATCGCCGGTCTGGTTCGATATCAACCCATCCGACACACTACAAAAGGGTTCGGCCCGCGAAGACGACGATTCCCGCCATATCTGTCCGCTTCAATTGACCGTGATCCGCCGCGCCATCGAGTTATGGTCGGCACCCGGAGATATCGTCCTGAGCCCGTTTACTGGTATAGGGTCCGAAGGTTACGTCGCTATCGAAGAAAAACGCCGCTTTATCGGCGCAGAACTAAAAGAATCCTATTACCGGCAGGCTGTCGCCAATCTTAACGTGGCGCTATCTATGCGCGACCAAGGCACGCTGATGATGGGTTCCCGTTCTGACGACTGGATGGCACAGTTGGGAGCCCAGGACGCCATCAAAGAAGAGTGCGAGATTGCCGTCTCAATAGAGACGTGATGCCGTTGACACTTGGATTACTTTAGAGGTATGATATAAATACATGGAAGACAATGAGCTTGAACTGCCAGTAACCGGCACGGAAACAGCGGCTCTGTTCGATGCCCGGTCGGAAGAGATACTGACTCCGGAAGATCGGGCGTCACTGGTGTTTCTGCTGACCCAGAATGACCGCGTGGACCTGGCGATCCCGGCAGATATGCCGCCAGCGGAACTTTGGCGCGCGTTCGACGTGTGTGCCCGCGTATATCGCCGCGTGAGATTCGCCACTGGGCAGTTGAAGTTGCTGATTGGCCGGGCGCTCATGGTTATTCAGGAAACCCCGGTGATTTATCAGTCTCGCGGGTTCTCTTCGTTTGATGAGTTTATGTCATCGGACAAACCGAACGGTCTTCAGGAAATTACCGGAATCAGCCGAGCGGAGCTTTATAAAGCCAAAAAAGTCGCCAATTCCTCCGGTCCCGGTATGAGCCTAGAAGACGCCCGAGAAATCGGGTTTACCAAGATGGCACTGGTTACCGGGGTGGCCAAGTACAGCGACTCAAATTTCAGCGAATTGATGGAATCGGCCAAGACAGATACCATCCCTCAGTTGCGCGAACGCATCGCAAAAAAAAACTTAGCCCAGCCCGACGAACTGGAGTGGGACGTGTTTCAGGTAAACCTGACCAAAGCGCAGAAGAAATTCTTGCAGTCGTTCATCGACAATCCACAGGTCCGGGCGTACTGCGAAACTACTTCTCCCGGAACGATTCTGGAGAGGGCGATATCTGAAGTTATCGGGGAGTGGGAAATCCGGGCGCTGGTGATTGACGCGCAGGCAAGCAACATATGATTCCCGGTTCCGCGCTGCGCAAGTTATCGGCTATAACGGGTCTGGTGGCCCGTAAGCGCGCGGAGGCTTGTTATTCGCTGGATATCAACCCGGACTGCGCTTTGTTTTCTTTTGTAAAAGACGAAAAAGAAGCCTGTAAGTCGTTGCGCGATATCAACTGGAAACGGATTTGCTTTCTCAAGTTCGAATCCCAGGAATGGAAATGCGCAGAGTGCTCTGGCGTGAAACCGCTTCAGGGGCACCATGTGATATATAAATCCCGCTGGCGCAGGCAGGATGGGCCGCTGGATGTAGATTATAATATTCGGGGATTATGCAGTGATTGCCATGGAAATATTCACCGACCCGCTGCGCTGTAAGCACTGTCACGAGGCGGTCCCGTGCGAGTGTATATGCGCCGCGCTGGATCGAATTGACGAGTTGCTGGAAGAGGCCAATAAAGAGACATTAAGATGCAAAGATTAATTAATTTCCTGAGAACCGGCAGTGTGGCTGAGAATCTGTCGATAATGCTTGCGTTCGCGTTGTCTGCGGTACTGATTGTCGGTTTCTGCTACGGAGCGGCGTACGTGGCCTATGTGCTGTTTTATCATATCTCCCGATGAACCGGTTTCTCAAAAAAAGACTATTTAACCCGAAGGCCAGCGCCCATGGCGGGAAGCGGACGGATTTGGATAACAAGTATTTCAGGAGTAAATGGGAAAGTAACTGTGCCCGATGGCTTAACGCATTGAAAGAGCGCGGCGACGTGGTTTCATGGGCTTATGAACCACGCGATTTTTATTTTCCGGTAAAGCGTGGGACTCGATTTTATAAGCCGGATTTTATGGTGATCGAGCCGAATAACTCGTATTACATCGAGGTTAAGGGATTTTTAGACCAGAAATCAATTACGGCACTGAGCCGGATGTCTCGTTATCACCCGGACGTGACGGTGTTGCTGGTCGGGAAAGAAAAATACGCCGAACTGGAATCGGAATTCGGGGACTTACCAAACTGGGAGCGTTGATGCCTGATTTCACCAAAGCAGTTAACTATCTTTTAAATTCCGAAGGCGGTCTATACGAGAGCCCGGTAACACATGAATGCTCCAACTTTGGGATATCTCTCAAATGGCTGGAAACCATCGACCCGGAGGCCACGGCTGATACCATCAGGAACCTGTCACGGGACGCGGCAATCGATCTCTATTACAAGTACTGGTGGCGGGATATCAAACTTGACCAGATACCCAATGACAATATCGCAACTAAGATGCTGGATATCTGCGTTAACTGCGGGCCGCAGACCGGAATCAAGTTACTGCAATCGACTCTGAATCAGCCACTGGAACCGCACGAGGAACATATTACGTGCGACGGGCTGATCGGCCCGGCTACCATCGCCGCCATCCAGGCTGAACTTACCTACCCGAACGGCGAGTTCATGCTTCTGGCGGCGCTGGTGTCGGAACTGGAAGACCACTACAATACCATCGCGGAAGCTCACCCGGAACTGGCGGGGAACCTGGCAGGGTGGCTGGCACGGGCGGAGAAACTCCCCGGTTAACCTATGATCGAACCAGACAACATCAATAAGCCGCTAAATGCGGAAGTGGATGAAGGAAAACTGTCCATCGAAATCGGGATTTCCACTTTGCAGTTCGCCTTTGAAAACGGTGAGGAAAATAATCCGTACGACGATAACCTGTGCGATACGGTGCGCACATATTCTATCTGTGATGCTCAGCAGTTCGCCAAAGATGTATGCCGCGCAATGAACGACGAAGCGGAGGATGGGAGCACCCCGCTAACTCGATTTCTGTATTCTATGATGCAAGAGGCCATAAACCAAGGCACTATGGGGATTAACGACCCGGACGGTGACCTATGATCGACCTTAACCAATTACTGCCAGTTACACAGCGCATGGACCTGGGACGCGCCTACATGGAAAGCGGCGATCTGGACCGGTCGGCCAAAGTCTATGAATCGGTGCTTGACCTGGAGCCTAACAACGCCAAGGCGGCATGCAACGCTGCGGCGGTGTATCTGCAATCCAAACTGCCGGTAATGGCTTCGGAATGGTCATACAGGGCGCTTGGTATCGATCCGCTTAACCAGCACGCCATGCGCATGATAGGAGATGCGGCAATACAACAACGGGACTGGGATAAAGCCAAAGAATGGTTCCACAAGTCTCTTTGCGTTGACCCTGATTGCCGGGACACTCTGACTAATACAGCGTACTTCTGTCAGCTTATGGGACAGCCACATGAAGCTCTCAGGCTATATACGCGGGTGCGGGACCTTTACCCGCTGGACCTGACTGTCCGCCACTGGCGCTCTATGACCATGTTACTCATGGCGAAGACGCAGTACGACTGGGATGAAGCGCTGGGAGAATACGAGATACGGCACATCTTAACCCATAAAACATTCGATATGAGCGGCAGTGTAATGTACACGGGACAGCCAAGCCTGCTTACGTCCGGGAATATCGTTCTCGTTGCCGAGCAGGGCATCGGTGACGCCGTTATGTTCGTCCGCTATGCCAGATATTTGAAATCCCGGATGTCATCGCATCAGAAAGTCTATATCCTGTGCCGGGAAGCCATGGTGGACTTGTTAAAGCTTGTTGACGGCGTGGATGGTGTTTATTCCAGTGTCGCTGAGTTGCCGGAGTTCTACTGGCACGTGCCAATGATGAGCCTGTTAAAAACCGAAGGGTGGCCGACATATAAACCGGATAACTCGCCGTATCTGGGAAAAGAATTAGACCCGACTTTCCGCCCGGTTCATCGGAATATTGGCATCTGTTGGAAGGGTAACCCGGAACACGATAACGACAAGTACCGAAGCGTCTCTATAGAGACGTTGATTAAGGCGTTTCAAGGAGTCGATGGGGTTATTCTGCATTCTCTACAACAGAGCAAATACAACGCTGGTCTGCCGGGAAAATTACACACCCCGGATATCAATACGCTTGTTACACTGGCGCGGCAGATCAGATCAATGGACCTGATCGTCACCGTAGATACAGCGGTTTTGCATATTGCCGGGTCCATGGGGGTGCCATGCTTTGCGCTGATCCCCAGTAACCCGGACTGGCGCTGGGGAACCGAAGGCGAGACAACCCCGTGGTATCCAAGTGTGCGCCTGTTTCGGGCGACGGAGCCACTGAACTGGGAAGAGCCACTGAAACGCATGAATGCGGCGATAAAGGAGATTTGCAAATGAGCGACAATTTACAACTTGATTATCAATCAATACCACCTACTGAATCGGGAAATATGACTAATACCCAGCGTATTGATAGACTGGAACGTACTATTTGCTTGCTAATCTCGTGGTTACCTGGTGGTATATCTATCGATCACGCTTCGCAACTTTTGCAAATCGCCGGTTCGACGCCAAGTCCGTGGAGAAACAAATAAATGAAACTCACATGTCTGGCTTCCGCCCTCCCGCCAGAATCTCCCACGGGCTGGGGCACGGCCTCTCGCCGGATCACTGAGGAACTGGGGAAACTGACTCTTGTTCACGATTTCAGGGGTTCGGCTTACCTTAATAGAGACTTCCCGATCCGCGTCAACCTTCCGGTGCTTCAGGCGATGCAGGGAGTTAATTTACTTCCAATGTACCCGCAAATAATGGGTTATTATGACATTGGATATTGCTTCATAGAAGATGACCTGTTACTCAAGAAGTACGCCGAGAATGCCCGCTTCTGGTCCGCCGTCATGTGCGGTTCTTCTTGGGCGACAAGTTGCATGAAGGAAGCGCTGCGCGGCCAAGATATTCGCGTCGGCATAGCTATCCAAGGCGTCGATACTGATATCTTTAAGCCCGATCCCGAGACCCGTCCGGACCCTTCACGGTTCACGATTTACTCTGGCGGCAAGTTCGAATACAGGAAATCCCAGGATGTTGTCATCCGCGCCGTGGGGATACTAATGGAGCGCCACAAAGACGTGTATCTCAAGGCCGCCTGGTGGAATCCGTGGCCTATTAGCATGGCGACCATGTGCCAGTCTAAGCTGATTAACTTCACGGGAGACGTGGAGAACGCCTGTGCTGAGCACCTGGATATGTCACGCGTGGAGTTTATGCAACCAGTCGCCCATGGCGGCACAGTGAAACACATGAACGTATGTGATGTTGCGCTGTTTCCGAACCGCTGCGAAGCCGGAACGAACCTGCCCATGATGGAAGCCATGGCGTGCGACTTGCCGGTTATTGCGACGGTTGAACACGGGCACGGGGATATGAGACTGGGAATATCTATCGTAATACCCAGTAAAGACGTAGTTATCAACGGACCACATGGACCGCAGGCGACTTGGTATGAACCGGACCTGGACAGCACTGTGGCCGCGCTGGAGCATGCCTACAAGCGCAAAGAAACAGATTGCGTTAATCCCCGCGAATTTATCAGCCGGTTCACATGGAAACGCTGCGCTGAGAATCTACTGGAGGCTTGTGAATGATACCAATGAGCTTGATCGAATTACACGAAATCGGGCTGGAGAACGCCCGCCTGCACTACCGGGAAATGGCCACGTACGCGAAACTCATTCTGCCGGAAGAAATCTGGGCCGATATCCCGGATTCCCTCGAAAAAGTGGCGGGGTTGTTCACGGCATCCACGCGGGAAATGATGCTGACAGTGTTCGATAATCTCCCTGGCTACTCAGCAATCAGTATGCTGCTCAGCTACAAGCCCGCCGACAACGGCTGGGAACTGGATAAATTCGCGGTAAACGTGGGCACTTCTTTTTACCGGCACGAATTCTATGCCTACACCATGGCGGACGCAGTGGTGATGTCCCGCCGTATCGAAGAACTGCGCCAGAAATCCATGATCGACATGGGCACTTCCCTGGCAGACATGCCGTCTTCACTTGTTAAAATGTGATTTATATTATTATTTATGGAAGACGTAACAGCGGCGCTTTCACTTGCCGGATATCGCCCAATAACACTCAACTCGTTTGATGAGCTAATCGGTGGTGTGCGGTACGTCTGTATCCAGACGACCGGAGCGGAGCAGTTGACGCTTGTTCAGTTTCTGCCGTGCCTGTCGAAAGTCACCTGGGATATCGTGTGCTGGGAAGACAATTCGGCGCTGTATATATCCAGTGCCGTGCGCAGCCAGTTGGGCGGGAAATTTAACTTCAAATCAGATTACGACTGGTTTGCCAAGTACTCGCCAAAAGTGTCTCTCTCAAAGGGCTATTACATCGGCAATCAGTCGCGCGGGTCGTTTTTTTATCCGCTGGACTTATTTCTGACCAACGAGGCCGGTGGATCATCCAACCCGTTTGATTCCCAGTATTCATTCGAACGGGCGCATCCGCCGACACAGGAGGCCCGCATGGTACGCGACCTGGAGCGACTGAAAGCCGAAGGGGAAGCGGCTAGGGCGCTCATCAAACAGCGCGAGGCATTCTCTCAGGTAGATGAGTTACGCTCAGCCTCTGCTGCGTTTCTGGCTGCCGGGGACCAGCGCACGGCAGCGAAGTATATCCGGGAAGCCGATGACCTGAGAAGGCGCGTGCAGGCACGTCTGGACGCAGGGGAACCGGTTGTACGGGAAGTGCTTAGTATCCAGCAGGCACCAGCGCCAATAGCCGGTTCACTAGAACGAGAGATAGAAGACGATTTTGATTTTGCCGAGTATTCCCGTAACCGCAGGCCAGTAACCGCTCCCGTAAAAGCTCCGCCGATCATTAAGCGCGGGAAGCGGGTTATTTCGCTGGAGGACTAGGCTTATTTTTCTTTGATGGCGGGGGAGCGGTCTTCTTGGTGGGCTTTGCCTTATTGTCTTCTGCCGCTTTTTTAAACACGCTATCGTCTGTTTGTTTGTCGTATTTTTTGTAAATATCCAGCGTTGCCTTTAATCGTTTAAGGGATTTATTTGACAGACCGGTTTCTATGTCGATTGATTCATCTTCATTAGACGGCTCTTTGGCTTCTGATTCTTCTTGTTCCTGGGGTACTTTCTTCGGCTTCTTCTTGGACGGCGGAGTTTCTGTGCGCTTAACTGGAACTATCGGTTCCGGTTCCGCAATCGTCTTGTTTGCTACTTTTTTGCCTGGACGTGGAATTTCCGGGGCTTGATCTCCCAATGCCGCACGTAGTATCTCTTGAGCCCGGTCGAACACTTTAGCAGTTGGGTACCTGGTCCCAACCGGGTTATCTTTCAGCACTAACTGGATTCCTGGTGATTCCGCAGTACCGCCTAATCTACCTTCAATCTTCGCAAAGGAATCATCAAACTTGTCTTCGTTTTCCCTTCTAGCGAAGGTAAGAACGTGCTGGATTATTCTGGCAAGTTCTGTCCAGCTTGGATCTTTGCGATATGATCCGCGCAGCGCTGGTGGTACATCGATTTCGGTGATCTGATTGACAAGTTTTCGTCTGGCTTCTTGGTCTGGTATTACGTCACGTAGGTTTTCATCAAAACCGGCTGCAAAATTATCGTCGTTGTCTTTTTGCAGTGTGTCACGCTGCCGGTACAATTCAGCCAAGTCTTTCGGCATAGGCTTATATTCAGACCCAAGCCATTGCGAATTTTTCATATCAGGGTGTATCAGATAAACCGGGTTAATACCCTGTTTTTCAAGGTCAGTTTCGCTGGTGTCTATCTTATCCTGAATATCTTTGTATTTACGTTCGTATTCATCAGGGTCTCCGGGTAAGGTTTTCGGCTTCTTCTTGGACGGCGGAGTTTCTGTGCGCTTAACTGGAGCTATTGGCTCCGTAGCAGGAGCGTATTTCTTGGACTTGAAGCGCTTCGGTTTTTCAGGCGTGGAAACCTGCGGTGCTTCTTTTGATGATACCGCGTGTAAACTCGTTCGTTCTCCAGGATAAGGCTGTCTCCAACCATGAGTAGCAGTATCATCCTTAATTAAATCTTTGGGTGGATTTCTATCCCGCATCTCTTTCGCAACGCCTTGAAGTAGAAACTCTTCTCGCGCCTTGCGGGTTTCGCTCGCTACTTCTGCGGCGGCGGGTTCTGATTGTCCTTCAGTTTCCACCTTGGGGCCAGACTCTTCCGGATTGCTTCCCGTAAGTCGTGGAACAGGATCACCGTCTTTGGCGACAGGCTGATCAGCCACTGGAGCGGTAGCCAGGGGAGTCTCTACCGGTTTCCGTGTTTCTACTGGTATCTCTGGAGTGCTGGGCGGAGTGACGAGAGTTTCTGCTGGCTTTGCCTGTTCCTGCGCCCGCTGTCTCAATACCGGCTCCACGCGCTTTTTGAGCGACTCCAGTGCTTCGACGCCTTGATGCGCCGCCGCGCCAGCCAGGATACCAACCAAATCCCCCGCAACCTGGGCATACTCTTTTGGTAACCCCAGTTTCTGGAGTCCTGCTTCCACGCGATCCTGGGTAACCATTGCGCCGCCTACGGTTGCCAGAGTCTTTATTGGAGCATTGAGTAACCCTTCTCCGATGAGCGGACTTGCCGCTTCCAGTGTTCCGGTAAGTGCTCTATGCGCCCCGCCAGCGAATTCTGTGCCGGTCTTGGCCCCCACGGCCTGTTTCACTCCCTTGGCGGCTTCCATGGCACCGGGAAGAACCGGGAACATAGCGTTACCAGCTTGAGCCAAAGCAGGTTGATAGTCTCCACCGGTTCCTGGCTGGTTAATTACCGGCTTAGATGGGTCTACGTCCTGGAATGCGCCCGCGACTCCCGGCTTTTTAACGTCTTTATTGAGACGTGGTGGCGCGGTAGTGGCAGCAACTTTAGGCTTCGGCGCATTGTCCGCGAACCAATTTGTTTCCGGTGCCGATGGCGGCGGCGCAGTCGGCGGTGACTGAATGTCTTCGCTGTTTATGACGGCCATTATTGAACCACTTGAGCCCCGAGAGATTTGTAATGATCCGCCTGTTCGGCTGGAACATCCTGAGTCTGCCCATTTGGAGCACGCATCTTGATAGTTTTATTTGCGACCGATGGTGGCCTTACCGTTTTCCGTGCCGTATCGGTTGCCGCAACTTTTGCCGCAGTAGGCGCTGCCGCAACCGTCCCAGCCGCAATCTGTGTTGCTAGTTTGGCTACCGACTCATATTCCCCTTTTGCCAGTAAATCGGCCAGTTGGTTTTTAGCCGCCGCACTCGCGGTGTTCCATGCCGCGCTTTGCATCAGTTTCGCTGTCGCGAATAATGCCCCGGTGGCCAGCGCTGTTTCCGATATGGCAGCATTGCCCAGAGAGTGGCCAGCCCCGGCACCAGCGGCGCTGCCAAGCCCAATCATCCATGCGGTAGCTTTTGCGTGCCACAACTGAGCCCATGGAGTAGAAAACTTCTGTAGTTTTTCCTGTTGGGTGAACGGTGCCATTGCCGCCCGAATCTGCTGAGTTAAGTGAAATTCTGCGTTAAGTTTGGAAATGTCCGGGCGATCTTCGTTTAGTGTCTTGCGAAACATGTCAGCCGCTACTTTATCGACTTCCATCTTGGCCTGTAAGTTTGGAGCTAATGGGTTTTCCCTGGAAACAGCCGCTATCTGGAATCCATGCGATCTTTCGATAGATTTATCGACGAACTGCTTGAGTTTGCGAAGGTCACCACGGTCAACTCCCTTAACTAGTTGCGTATCAATTCTAACTTCTCCAGTGTCAGGATTGGTGACTTCGCTCCCAGGAATTTCTGCATCACTAGCACTGGTTATACCCTTGTAATGCTCTGCTAGTTTACCTAGTTCGTTACGTTGAGCATCCGTGTCGAATCCAGGTAAATCAGGATTTACACTATATGGGAAGAATTTTTTAACGTATTCATTTAGTGACTTATTTAGTTCAGTTACCAATTCTGCCTTGACCGGCTCTTTTGATATGGGCGCTTCGGCTGATTCTATAGCCGCACCAACTTGTTTGCCTCTGGCTGCTGCTTTGCTCTCAAGGCCCTTACGGGTTAAAGAAAGATAGTTGCTTGCCGGTCCTTCTAATAACCCTTTTGCCGCAGATTCGGCCTCTGTCACGGAATGCGACGTACTTGGGCGCATGACGGCCTGTAAATTCTTGCTCGCTGACGATTTCAACTTGCCCGATACTGCGTCCAGTGCCGCGTCGGGCACAGCATAAACAGCCTTAGCTGCTTTGGCTACGTAAGGCGCTGCTTTAGCCACATAGGGGGCCGCAACCTCAAATAACTTATTTATACCCTGTCCGACAGCCTCCCCGCCCACGCCAAAGGCGATCTGCCTTGTTGTATTTTCCAGTGCGTCAGCGGTCCCTTTTGGCGCATCACCTAGATCGGGAAACCAATGTGTCAGAGTCTGCCGCACGGCCTCTCCTGCGCCTGCGCCAATCCCCGCCCCCACGGCGGTACCCATGGGTCCGCTCACCACGTCGGCAGGAGTGCCGAGCGCCCCGCCAATTACCATTCCTGCTGTGGGTAATTCCGCAACAATGTTTTTAGCAGCTTTCTGCGCTGTGTTTCGCCACGATGGCGGAGTGGCTGTTGGCGTGGGGGGCTTAGCTGTCTGATCTGACGGCGGTGCCTGAATGTCGTCTGCCTGAATAACCGCCATGCTAATCCTCAGTCACCATATGGCCGTCTTTGGTGAATCCAAGTATTTTCTTCCCAGTCGGCGTGTATACTTGCCCAACACTCCAGCCCTTGCTGTTCTTCTGGATCGACCCGTCAATCTGATCCGCGCCTTGTGCCTGTGGTTGCGCGGATTTCCCGCTGGAAGGAGGCTTTAGAGCTTTACTGATCGGATTATCGGCTATGCGTTGCTCAACGTCTTTTTTGGTTGTATTGTATCCCCGTTTAGACGCTTCGGCTTCAACTTTCAACTGATCGACGCCTGCTAGAATATCGGCAAATGTCATATTGGGCGGGAACGTCGCATCGCCCTTGGCCGAGGTCTGTACAGGCAATCTGGAGTTTGTTGTAATGCCACCTGAAAGCAACTGCGCCTGCTCACGAGCAACAGCCTGAATAGCTTCCCGGTAACGCTGCAATTCCGGGTGAGGACCGACATTCGCGTCGAACCACTGTACCGTGGCATTCTTCAACGGGCTATCACCAAGTCCGTATGTCTTGTCTTTCAGTTGTTTGGCAGCGTTAACAAATACATCTCCGTGCTCTTTCAACATGTTCGGAATACGGCTATACAGATCGGCGGATTTGGAAATATTTTTCAGGGCATCCATATCCCCCTTGAGTTTATTGGTTTCCGCCACAAACGTACCAGGGTCAAGACCAGTTGCTTCCTGGGCGGCCCGTTGACCCGAAGTGACCCGCAAGCCCATCCCTGGCGTCTTCAGCCCGTTGACTTCTGACTGGAACCATAAATTGGCATTATCTAGGTCACTTTTGCTTTTAAAAGCTGGTGGTATCCCTGACGAAGTGGCACTTGTGCGCGGTGGCACTTGCGTTTTTGGCGCGGGCAATGTTTCACCAGTGGATGATTTAGAGTCTATCGATGGCGGTTTACCTGTAGGTTTTGGTGTTCCAGCGCCGGTCCCGGTAAGCCCTGCACCAGGGCCAATGCCTGTCATTTCCGCTTTGACTGCCTGCGCCTGCTGTTTACCGGCCTGCGTGGTCCCCAGAACCTGGTCTATAATTTCCCCGGCGCGGGTCTTAATCTGATCGTCTGTAGGGTTTTCTACGCCAGAGCGTTTCAGTTCCGCTTCAGCCGCTAATTTATACTGCGCGGCCATGCCGCTGCCTTGGGTCGGAGTCGCTACGGGCTGAGCATTGGCTATCGGATTGCCGTTTACGTCTTTATATCCAGAAGGGTTCTTTGGATCAAAGAACCCTAGAACCGGGTTACCGCCTCCTGGAATTTGAACCCAAGCATGCTGCATATTACCCGTCTTTGGCGCAGCATCCGCCCGTGTCTGTGCCGCTAGTCCCGCTGTGGGAACGTAAGCGCCTGGAATCACTTTCCCCGTAGATGGATCGACAACCTTCCCGTCCGGTTCCTGTCGGGCCGCCTGGCGCTTTATGCTGCCGTCTGGTTGTGGAACCTCTGCCGTAACCGGTGTCGCCACTTTAGGTGCGGCCTGCGGAGTAGCTGTTGCTTTTGGTAGTGCCGCAAACTGTGCGCCCAGTTGCGTGTTCTGCCAGCTTCCCTGCCCGTGCTTAGAGTCGTAGAACTGAATGGCTTTCTTGTTATCCGGGTCCGCCAGAAACTGAGCCTGATCGGCGAATTGCTTATTCGCTTGCGGCGCGGCTGTTTGCTGAATTACTGGTTGATTGAATCTATTAACTGCCGGGTTAGCTCCCGGAATCGGCTGTGTGGGCTGAGCATTGCCCTGGCCGCCGCCCGCGATCTGCATGGCCTGCGCTTCGGTCTGCGACGGATTCACCCGGTACTGCGGGTTATTGCCGATAGACATCAAGGAATTGACATCCATGTCCTGGTGCTTCTTGTTTTCACCAGGTCCCAGTACGGCACCTGAGATCGTCCGCGCCAAGTGGATCAGAGGGTTGTCTTTCTGATCTTTTGCGCCTTTCAATCCCTCTTGGACGGCTCCGAACTTGGCCTGCAAATAAGCTTTCTCTACGGCCTGCTTACCTTCCGGACTCAGTGTCGGATCGGCCATGGAATGGGCATAGTATTGGTCCATGTGCCGCTCTTTTTCGGCTTTTTCCTGTTCAGAGCGCAAATACTTTGCCGCCTGCCCGCGCTGTAGTCCCTGGATGAAACTATTAGCATAAGACGCTAGCGCAGCGCCTTTGGCTGGCGCGTAACTGACCGGCATCTGTTCCCGCTGTGGCGGCAACTGCGCCTGTGCCGGGTCTGCCCCGTACTGGTTACTGGACCCGAATGGATTCTGGTTGCTGTTATCCTGAGATGCCATTTAAAGCCCCATCTGCGAGATGCCATTAGGAACGTAATTGTAGGTGGGCAAAGCTGGCGCTCCTCCCCCACCTCCGCTAAAACCCGTGGCGATTCCTCCCGCCGTGGATGCGAGGCCGCTTATCAATTGCATAGTCGAGGCTTTCTGCTGTTCCTGGCTGTTCAGGACGCTACCCGTGGTCTGCGCGGAGTTCCCCAGACTGGTGATACCCTGCCCGGTTAACCCCGTGCCAGCGCCAATCTGGGAACCACCCAGTTGCGCCAGTTCCGGGAAAGCACTCAGGAACGTCTGGTTGGTCGCCCCGGCTACCTGCGTGCCCTGGTTTAACTGGTTCTGCCCCAGTAACACATCCCGCGCCGCCCCCGGAGATGTCGTGTCGTAGATGTTTTCCTGGGTTGCGTTGGTGCTCTTGGCGATATTGCCGATGACCGGCGCAAGGGCCTGATTGGTCGTAACGGAGTTGCCCCCGATGATGCTTTGCAGGAAACTCTGTAACGGTGCCTGGTTGGCCTGCCCCTGCTGGACCAGCCCCTGGCCTTCGCCGCTGAGTATATTGGCATTAGCCTGTTGCTGCCCCGCGACACCTTGTAACTGCGATTGACTGTTTGAAATTCCGCCGCTGCCCAAAATTTACCTCCCCCGCTCCATCCACTGCGCTTTCGATATATGACTAACCACCCCTGGGACCAGTTCCCCGTGCCACGAGCATAGATCAGGGATCGGGTTGCTTAAATCCATCCCCAGTCGCTGAGCATACCGGAGCGCCAGTTTATTGGGCTCCGGAGTAGTCCCGAAAATTACGTCTATCTTGTACGTATCAAAGAACATTCCCAGCATCATGCGCCCGAACATCAGGTTATCGGTCTTGCGGGACTGGCGTCTGAAAAACACCATCCCCGTGTCGGCCCGCATGTGCTTCCCGAGCTTTACGGCGTCTGAAACCCATCCCATCCCGGCGAATTCCGGTTCCTGGTCTTCCCGTTCCCGGAAGCAGCCCAGAGTGATGCGCTTGCCGTGCGTCAGATATTCCGCCAAAAATGCCGTAAGCGTTGGCCTTCCCTGGTAACACACGGTATCCAGAGTGTTTTCTTCCAGCATGTTGAAATACGCCCGTGCCAGGTGCATGTCCGTCACAACGGGCGTTACGATCAAATCACCGTTGCGGATAATCTCTGCCACACGTATATTGTACTGTTTTTCACACGTATCTATAGAGACGTGGCTATACATCCCGCCATCTACGTAAATAATCACACTTGCCACTTGACGCAATGTCTACGTATATATTAATCTTAAATAGTCACGGGGCGGTGAAAGCCACTGGCAAGTAGTCGCTCCACCAATCAATCACACTTAGATTAACTAGAAAGAAGGATCAAGCTATGTCCAAGTTACACGAGCTTTTGGCCGTGGACGGTAACCTGAAAGCACAGGCCGACAAAACGCGTGCGGAACTGATGGGTACGTTCGAAAAGAAGCAGCACCACTTCTCGGAAAAGACCGTCTCCTATAAACCGTTTGAAGAAGGCACTCCGACGACCATAGAAGGACAATTGGATATCCAGACTACGGTTCCCAAGGAGCTTAAATGGATTTCCGACTTCCTGGTCAAGAGCCTTGACGTATCATATCAGGTTGCAGAGGCCAACACGGTCGCCCGCGCCGACGTGGTTCTGGAAGACTACGACGGCGTGTTCCTGTCGCAACTTCCGGCCACTTCTCTTCTGGAACTGGAGAAGCGCTCGAAAGAACTTCATGACTTTGTTATGGCGATCCCGACGCTGGACCCGGCAAAGGGATTCCGCGCCGACCCGGACAAGGGCGGAGATGTGTTCAAGGCCAGAGAAGAGAAGAAGACGCGGACCAAGAAAGTCAATAAGCCGCTCACTCTGGCCCCGGCTACCGATAAGCATCCGGCTCAGGTTCAACTTGTCACTGAAGATGTACCGGTCGGAGAAATCACTACGCTGGAATGGTCCGGGCTAATCACAGTGGCGGCCAAGGGAGATATGCTATCTCGTGTGGAAGACTTCACCCGCGCAGTGAAAAAGGCCCGTTCGCGGGCTAACGAACAGGAAATCAATAAAATAGACACTAAGATCGGCCAGAAGATCATCAGTTATATCTTCGGCCTGTAAATTCGGGTGGCGGGTAACCGCAATCCAGGCTAAAGGTCATGGTCAGGCTTAACTAATAAGCTTAATCTATTACCCGAAGGCTAAAGCCAGAAATAAGAAGCATGATGGGCGCGGAGCAACAAACCGAGAACGCTGGTTCAAATCCAGCCGGGGCCTCCAATAAAAACTATGGCCCCGTGGTCTAGCGGTAAGGCATCGGGATTAGGCTGAACTCTGCGAGTACTGATTGTGTAAAGATTTGGCAAGTACTACTTGGTCTTGAAAACCAATCGGCCCCCGTCATAGGATACTTGGCGGGGGCTTTAATTTTCACTTCAGTAGCCGAACCTGCCCAGCCAGCAACTGCAAGATTCGGTTAATGGTGGTGGGGTCTGAGTTTTCCAAGTCACTTTGGGTAACCTGTGGTAGGCCGTTGGCTACACTGGACCCCTGCGTGACCTGAATCTGGGTTGCGACCAGTTGCAGGGTACGGTTCAACCGTGATGGATCGTTGCCGGATAAATCTGACGCCGTGATTTGCGGTACGCCCGTTAAGTTTCCCGTGCTGCCGGGATTCTGCGCTGAATACGTCTGCTGGGCAATCAGGTTTATGGTTCTGTTGAGTAAACTTGGGTCATTGGCCTGCAACTGAGCCGATGTCACGGTGGCGAGTCCAATCTGGGTCTGCGGCGGGTTGACTTGCTGGATAACGGTCGTAGACGCGCTGGGATAGTAATTGGCATCTCCGCCGTAAGTGGCCGTCAGATAGTGCGGGCCGCTGGATAAAGCGCTCGTGGCAAAAGTCGCCGTGCCACTTCCCAGAGTCCCGGTTCCCAGAGCCACGCCACTGTCCAGAAACGTTATAACGCCCGTGGCCGCTGAGGGCGAAACCATTGCCGTCAAAGTAACCTGAGAAGCAAAAGCAGCGGGTGACGGCGAAGATGCCAGAACCAGAGTCGTCGGGGTCATTTACGACTCCAATGGGATCAGTGTCCAGTCGATTTTTTGATCAAAACTGCCGCGCTGTTCGGCGCTAAGATTTCGTATCTCGACGCGGGTTCCATCGCGGTACAAATAAAATGGAGTGGACCCATCGCTGGAATCGATCAAAATCTGATATCCCTGCGACTTATTAAATACCGGGGCTGTTGCCCCAGTAGGTGTATTCACAGGTGGCAGGTAAAATCTTGCCACGTCACGCTCTGGCTGGGCGTCCAGCGTCTGCTGAAAAAATAAAACGTCTCCGTCTCTATAAATACTTACAATAATCGGCACGGAGCACTGAAAATCAACCCAAATTTGCCAGATAATTTTCCAACCGGCAGAGCCAAAAACCTGCATTAAAGAATCGAAATGTGTCAGCGCGCATGGCTGCTTTTCAAATTGCGGCTGAAGGCCAAATAACTGAAATTTCCCGCCCGCTCCCGGTGTTGATAAAATTCTCCATTGCTTGCCGGTCAGATTCGATGGCAGCGTAATAATCACATCCCTGGTGTTGCTGGTAGTGTTGACCGGGAACGTGAATACCGTTGCTCCGTCGATCTGGAACTGAACTACGGCAATGACGCCTCCGGTGTCTACCTGCATTTTCAGCCATTTGAATGTCTTGTCACAGCCGTACCCGGAATTGCTCCAGTCGGTCGCCAAAATCGTGTCTGCCGGGTAGTCAACTTTGGTGAATGTATATTTCCACTGCCGAGCGCCAACGGTATCGCTCACGGGATACATACGAACCATCTTTACGATAGTGCTGGGGTTAATGGCGAATGTCTTTTTGCCGCGCCCGCCGACCAGCGCCACCGGAATCACAAACTGCTGGGCTGCCACGGTCAGAATATTGCCGTCGATCCCGGTCAGCGTATCCATGTTAATTGTCCAGGCAGTTCCCGGCGCATACGAAGTATCAAATTCAAAAGTGACGGTCTGGATTAATTTGTCAAACGGGTGCCCCAGGTCGTCATAGTCAAAAGTATGCGAAACCGGACCTTTATCTACCGGTTGAAACTGAAATTTATGCTGGAAAAGCTGAAATTTGGTAACCGTGGGCTGCGTCGGAGTCAGCACTATGCGCCACTGCTTGCCCTGTAAGTTGGGATTCAGCGTGATATTCCGGTGCCGGTCGGTGGTTGTCGTCAATACGGAGACAGTCTGAACGCTTGCGCCATCGGCCTGCACGTCAAATTGGACTGCGCTGCCGCCCGTGTCTACTTCCACCATGATTTCCTGAGCATACTTGGGCAGTAAATAGCCGTCGTCTTCCCAAGCGGTGGATTCGACCACATCAGGCGGATAATCCAGTTTTCTGAACTGATATTTCCACCATTTGAACTGCGTAAGCGCGGTGTTGATGGGCCGCAACCGGATCATTTTGGCGACGGTCTGATCCGGAACCACAAAGACCCTCTGACTGCGCTGACTTCCCGATATCGTGTAAGTAGCAACGGCCAGATTTTCGACGTTTCCGGTTACGCCGTTGATGGTATCCAGCGCCACTTCGATACTTTGGCCCCCGGTATCGTACTGGACAACTACGTCGAATAAGAACTTGTCATATGGGTAACCGAGGTCATCCCAATCGAGACTGGGACCGGTGGTTACTTGCTCCAGTTTCAGCGCCCGTGGCTCAAAAGTGTAGAAATAAACCGGAGAAACGCCTGCGCCGCTTGATCCACTGATCAAAATGCCAATCGAATAAGCTGGCATAGGTGTGCCGTTATTGACGGTAGAAATGAATCTGCCGCGATTCGGCAAGGCCCCGGCTGCCGCAGCAAAGACGTTTCCGGTTGTCTGGGAAGTGCCGTAGTTATAGAAGATCGCCATGCCAACCGCATCGGAGGCATTAGCCATTTCCAGAATGAATTCCCCCACCTGGTAATCGGTCCCCATGTCGCCGATGGACCAGTAGCGCTGGATATTATAGGTAATCGGCGTCCCGGACGTGGGTAGCCCACTCCAGCCATCGGTGGTACTGTAGAAATCCGCCAGCCACATCCACGACAGATGCGATTTATCGGTGATGGTAACCAACAAGTTTCCGGTATCTGGTTCCGTAAACAGGCAATCCTGAGACAAAGAAACGGACTCAATGCCGCCTGAGTAGATCGTCTCAATAGTCCATCGGCTGTAAAGCGACTCAAATCTCAGACGGTGATGGCCGCCTGCCGTGTCTACATAAGAGATATACAGCGAATTCCGGGCGTAGGCGAACGTGAAGTTTGCCGCCTGCGTCATGTCGATTGGCGCAATCCCGTTTACGGTCTGGTTTGTGAATAAGAAATCAATGGCTTCCGATACTTTCTGGCTCTGGCCGCCCGCCCACGTGTAAACCCCGTCGTAAGACAGATACCAGATGCGGTTGTCGCCTTTGCACCAGCACCACTTGGAATAGAGCCCGCGCGTAGCCGGTGCCTGGATCGGCTGTTGCATCTGCCCGGCCCAGACCTGAACAATAAAAATGTTGTCGTAGTTGAGACAGACAAGCTCGCCTGGCCCGATACTGGTTACCCCGTTGATGGGATTCGATGGTGACCCGACTGTAGCCTGCTGGATGAAATTATTTTCGAGGTTTATGACCGGGAACGATTCCGGTCTGCCGACTTTTGACTGGTAGAGTGTCGCGGGGTTGTTAGGATCACCCGCCAGAAAAACGCAATCAAAATCCTGATGAACCAGATCGCAGTTTCCACGTAATATGGCGTCGATTTCAATAGTGTCGCTGGCATCATACCGGACTGTGTTGGGATAGAAGGACTGCCCATGATTATACTGTAGCCAGCACTCAATCCAGCCCCAGGCGTTGCCGGTGTCATAGCCAACGCCCGTTACGATGGCCTGCTCAAACGTGGACCCGAAGCCAACCTGTATAGTGCTGCCGATTGTGATAATGGAAGCTATTTTGGTGATGTTCCCCTGGCCCCCGGAGCCGGTTTCAATCCAGTAATTAGGCAGCGTGGAGTCGGCCAATACCATCCTGACTATGCCGTTAGTAAGCAGGTCGGAATTGTGCGTCGGACTGTTGTAGAGAGCCCCGGAGGACGTAGCCGAATATGCTCCGCCGCCGCGCGGCACGAACCCGGCAATCGAAGCGGTGAGCGGCGTAGGCAGATTGCTGGGAACCGGAGGATCGTTGTCGAACTGAAGCGTGCGTGCCTGATCGAGGGACTGATCCGATGCGTTATCAATAAACGTCACCGTGTCCGCGATCACTCCGGGAATCGTCGGAAACGGGTTATTGGAATAGCCTATGAGCCGGTACAGGCCGTCCGAGAACGTCCCGCCGCGCCGGTAAACCGCAATACTTCCCGGCCCGAAGATATCCACGATACCATTCGCCGTAACTGCCGCCTGAACGGTCCCGGTCAATGTCAGTGTCACCTGGCCGTTATTGATGGGAGGCGGCAAGTTAGGCGTGATCATCAACGGGCACGGGTTGCCCTCCTGCTGCGTCGTGGGATTCCTGTAAGTATATAGCCAATCATAGGCCGTGGTCCCAGGAGCAATGGAATTGAGCCCGCCGCCGCCGATAAAATAGACATTGCCGATGTTGACGGTATTCCCGCCTCCGCCACCCGTCACTACCACAATTACCTGAGTTATGTTTTTCCATGTCCAGACACCTGCCCCGGCGCTTCCGTTAGTTAAGAAGCTACTTTTCGGGATATTGAATTCCACCCATGCCGGGTCCGTGAGAATTGCGCTGGAACTCATCGAAGCTGATGGGACTATGTTGTAGTAGTAATAGTTTGTCGGCCCGCTCCCGCTGAAATCCGGGACAACCTGTATCTGGATATTGGTTACTGCGGTCGTGTTGGTGCATTGCAGAGCAATGTGGAAATTGTCATCGGTGCTGTAGCCGTTTACGGCTGTACCGTTGAAACTAGCGTCGATGCTGAGCCCTGTAAATGAATGAGTTGTAGTGACTCCGGATATCTGGCTGCCGCTGACCGTACAGTGATAAGCCAGGTGATAATTAACCGTCACGGCATAAAAATTCAGCGTATCAACGGCCAAAACAACGATGATTTCATTGAAATTAGCTGACGCCGATTCGGCTTCGCTGACGCCGTTGGTATTGGCTACGGTAAACGTCCCGGAGCCTGTGGCTGTAATCGGGAAAGTGCCGTCGTTTGCCGGTGTCGTGCAGCCCGCAACAGTCACGTATTCGCCAATGGCTACTGTCGCTGTTCCCGTATACGAGTAAGTATTATTACCTGCGGAGAAAACTACGTTGGTAATCGCCAGAGTGTTGGAGTCCGTGAGCGTCAGCAACATGCCTGCATAGATACCGTTGACACCATCTCCGCCAACGGTCGCTGAGGAAACTGCCGGGATTGGAGTGAAAGTGACGTATCCGGGGGGAATATTACTTGCTCCCTGGTACAGGTAAGCAGTCGCTGTTTCGCTTTCGCTGACACCGCTGGCATTGGTAACCGTGAATGTATTGGTGCCGGTGCCGGTGATCTGGAAAACCCCGTCATTGGCAGCCGTTGTAGAGCCTACTATTGCGGCGTACTCTCCGGTTGTGGGCGTGAACAGTCCCGGCGTATAAGTAACGGTATTGTGGCCGCCTGAAAATGCTATTGCCGTAACGGCGACATTGGCGACCTGTGGCGCTACCCCGTCTGCCAGTGTCGCAATCTGTTTGGCACCGCTGGAATTGGAATTTGGAGCGCCTGATCCGAACGGCACAAACCGCGATGACCCGCCGCTGTCGAAAACCCCCAGAGAACTAACAAACGGGATATTAGGGGTTACCTGCACCGGCACTGGCGGAGGATCAATGCCCCACTTCTGAAGTGTCGTATAGAGAGCCCCCGGCGTCGATCCCGGCGCGTACCCGTCGCGCAGTGCGGCGTTGGGAGTGGCCAGATAGAGAGCGGGCGTCCCGGAAGCCCCGGCATTGTACTGTTGGGCGCTCCAGCGTGCGCCGCTGGTCAGTGTCACCCCACCCGTTACGCTGGTGTTTGCCGGGTACGTTGGCGTGTCGCGGTAGATATTAGCGCCCGATCCACGGTAACGGGGATTCAGGTTGTCCGGGCCACCCAGATTCAGCTTGGACAGAGAAACAATCGGATTCGATAGCCCAACTGATGTCAGTTTCTCGTGCCCGGTTCTGATGGTCAGAGCGCCTTCCTGCTGGGAAGTGGCGTTTTCCAGAAAATAGTACTCCCCCGGCCCCAGTTGACTGGGGTCATGCTTCTGCACGAGTCCCTTATTGATGAACGGAGCCGGGGTGGAACTATATCCGGAGGTCATAGATTACTTTGCCGCAGCCGTTTTGGCCGTGCCGGTTACGGTCTTGGCGGCAGGATCGAACGTGCAGCCGTTGATCTGCATCCCCGCCGCTTCGCACACGCGGATTCTCAGATTCTCATTGCGCAGGCGGAAATTCTCCACCCGGTCCATCATGGAGCGAACCACCGGTTCTTCGGACTGCAAATCGGCAATGTCTTTGTAAAACTGGGCGTCAATCTGTCCCGTAGTGTGCGGAGTGACCGGCGTAGGGACGGGCACGGGGATAGTCGTCGGTGCAGGTTTTTTCTGGGCCAATGCAGTCAGGGCAAAAGCCATAACCAACACGGGCACAAGTGATTTTGTCATAGTTATATTGTATACAAAAGCACGTTATTTCTGCTGGGCAGGCCCCAGTTGCTTTGGCATGCCTTTGTGGACCTGTTTGTCCTGCGGCGTACGTCTTGGTTGATACGTGGGCGGAGTCGGTGCCGGTTTCTGGGTCGGCACAGGCGTCTGAGCTTTAAGAACAGAAGCCAAAGCAATAAAAAGTAATATTTTCATATTTAGTAGCACCCGTGACCGATGATGTAAAATGTCGCGCCGTCGTAGGTATAGGAATACGGCCATCCCGCCGTAGTGGTGCAATTCTGGTTAATATTCCCGCCCGTCACGAACGGAACCGCGCCTGTCGTGTAGAACGTCCCTGCTCTGCGCCAAACACCGTAAATAGTCCCAATTGTAGAAGTCCCGCTGATTACAAACTGGGGACTGAGCGGGATGTTTCCTCCGGCAGCCAGTGCCGCAGATGTAACCGTAGGGACAATATCATCAATACCGTTGTTACCGGTGATCACCAGATTGCCATCCACCTGATTAAACGCAATTGGTGTCCACGTGCCTGTAGCCAGCATAGTGTTACCCGTGAATGTCACGTATGGAGCGGTTCCCATGGCTGAGAACCACGTTCCGCCGCCTACGCTGTTACTTTGGTTGCCGGTGAAGCCGATCTGAAACAGCGCCCCCAGATCATTCAGCATGGGCTGCGTGTAGGTTACGTTTCCGGTATAGGTAATGGTATTGCCGCTGAGATTGGTAACTGCGCCCGACCCTCCCGGCCCGGCACCGTCAAAAACAAAAACGCTGGGCTGAGCGGCATTACCGGGAAAAGACTTGTCCGCCTCAAAAGTGTTACCCGTGATGGTTGTCGCTGCGAACAGCCCGTAGAAAACACTGGGATTAGTCTGCAACCAGAACGGGGACGCGCCGCAGTAATGCAATACCTTGTTACCGGTGAATGTGATGCTCGCTGGCTGGCTACCGACCCAGATTGACGGCTGGCTGCAATTTATTCCGGAAGTTGCATCGTTGTGGAAGAACGTAGACGCCGAGATATTCAGGATAGCGTTACCGGTGAATCCTGTTTTGATTGCACCGAAAGTCTCAAACCAGCTATTTGTGGCCGTCACCTGAGAGGCGTTGCCCATGTCGATTGCCACACCAGCGTTGGATTCGAAATCGTCCAGCATTATGTCCGATCCTGCCATGCCGTTGATAAAAAAAGTGATTTGCGAAGTAAATGTAACTGCCGTGGTACTAAGTGGTGCCGTCGTAAGCTGTGAGATACCGACCGTATTCGTGCTCCCGCCATATACCACAAAAGTTCCTGCCGGTATCCCGGCCCCGGAGATTAGTTGCCCGTTGTGTGTATTGGTTCCGGAAGCTAGCGTAAGAATATTCGCCCCGGACGCCGCAGTGGCCGTAGTGGACGCCGACTGGATAGCTGCATAAGTGGGCTGATTGAGGGTTACCGTGATCGGTCCTGAATCCCCGCAATTGGGCGTACACGTAATCGTCGTCCCGGAACTGATACCTGGGCCGGTGACGCCCTGCCCGTTTGCCGTTAGTGTGCCGCTGGTAATAGCCAGCGCGGTAGAACTGGCGCTTGCCGTGCCGGTGGTCTGTACAACGCCTTCGCTGCCGCCGTCCGTAACGAGGCATCGTACGGTGGGGCCAAAATAGGCGCTGAAGGCTGCTGTTAAATTGATTCCGTTCGTGTATGGCCAGCAATGAGTTTTGGATAATCTTATCTGGTCTCCCTGCCCGGCGATGTTGAATGCCCCCATGGGTCCATAGGCGGAAATCTGCACATCATCAGAGTCACTCTGGCCCCCAAACACGATTGGCGTGGCGTTGTCCGGAGAACTGTGGATATAGAATCCGGTCCACGCGCCGTCCACACGCAGATTTTTGGCATTCAGCGCCCCGGCAATGATATATGCCACGGGAGGATATTGCTTAAACCCACTCAGTGAGCACGGTGAAGAACAGGCCGCAAACGGCTGTGGCAGGACAATAGTCATGTCCTGCAACGTAGTTGCGGGGACATTCGGGTTCGTAGTGTTATTGAAGCAGATAATCACGGCGCACGCCGCGTTCGGCCCGGTTACCGGGAAATCCGCTGCGACCGTAAGTGTCGTGGCAACGCGCCCCGCTCCGGATATCACTGCCCCGTTGGATGATCCGGCAATCGGCCCGTGGATCACGTAAGAACCCTGCGGATAATGGATTTCTACGCCACCTGCACCGCCATTGAACCAGAATGCTTCCGCGCCGCCATTGTTCGAACTGCTGACTGTCCACACGCCACTGTAGTTATTGGCTACGCTGGCGAGAATCAGCGTACAGGGGACTCCGTTGGGCCCCGTAGGGGCAGAAACACAGGTGCCACCTGTTACCAGGTCTGATTCCGTGGTAGTTCCGGCTGTGTTGGAAAGTTCTACGTAGAAGTTGCTATTCGTGCCGTTAACTCCGCGCGGAGCGCCACCGGGCAGCGTAATCGTTACGCTGGAGCCAGCCGTAACAGTACCACCGGGATACTGTGTCCAGTTGAAGGTCAGCGGGTTGAGTGTAATCTGGAAAGTGGAGAACATCGACCCATTTGGGTCGGTAATCTGAACGCTGCCACCTGATGTCTGGTAGATTTCCCCGATCTGGGTGAATGCCCCGTTCCATGAGCCAAACTGCAATGGAGCCGAAGCTGACGGCATCGTATACGGTGTGAATGGCTGAATCAGAGTCCCGATGTACATCCCGACCAGGCAACCGCCGTCAGCGCAGTAATAGCCATAGTTAAACGGGATATTGTAAGTCGCATTGCCATACAGGCTTAGATTGCCATTGGTAACCGTGGGCTGTCCCAGTTTGGTCACGGTCGATGTCGGAGCCGCCTGGTTGGCGTTGCAGGCTCCGGTCGTAGCAGGAACAGACGGAACGGTGAATGTCAGGTTTCCCGGAGTGCCGCTGGGTGGCGTCGAAAATACTATCTGCCCGGATATCGGATTGACTCCCAGAACTGTAGTTCCGGCAGAAACATTGGACCCGGTGATAATCATGCCCTCCGCGATGACTCCGGTGAGCGATCCGTAGAGCGCTTCGTACTGCCCAAACGGGTCCGTGGTACTGCTTACGTAGGTATTCGCATTGCCGCCTCCGACTGGCGCGGCGATGGTGAAGTTCAGCGAGTCGATCACGCTGGCCACGTTCCATAACCCGTTATAGGCGGAAAGCTGGCAGCCCTGAATAAGCGCAAGGTCACCAACCTGCAACTTATGCGGATACTGGTAAGTAGTGATCAGCCCGGCGACGGAGACGGCGTTTAGTGAAGTGCTGAAGTAAGCTCCGGCCCGGTCATTCAGGACGCCGTGTGATGGCTCCCATGCTGGTTGCCGGGATACACCCTGAATCAGCATGCCTTCGAGTTGCGCGCACCCGGCAAAGCATCCCAGATCGGATTCAATGCCAATGATTCTGGCAGGAAAAGACACTTCCTGATTCGCTTCTCCGCCAATTCCGAGGGCTGTCCCGCCCTGGATTACCGGGTTTGGTCCGAATCCATAGTGCCCGGTGGACATATACACCGTGGCCCCGCTGGAGTGTGTTACCGGGGTACTGCCCCACAGGCCGCGCGCCACAACCGTCAGGGCAACCGTGCCGCTGGTTGCCTGGGTGGGATTAATCACCACGATCCATTCGTTATCCACGCGGGCATAGAACTCGTAAGTAATTACTCCCGTCGAGGTCTGGAAGTTTACCTGGGTAGGAAAATTGGCAACATTGAAATTCACCGTTCCGGTTTGCGTCGGGCTGGTGATATTATCGACCAGTGTCGCGTTACCAAGGCCAAGAGACGTTGTATCTGTCACCTGTACCCAGACATCGTAGAGAGCCCCAACGGCGCTCATGGCGGCGCTGGAAGTAGATGCGTATCCGGCAAACGGAACACAGAAATTGGCGCTGTAAAAGTATCCTCCTGGGGCTCCTGGATTGGCTGTTGACGGGATGGCGCACGTAGCCCGGCTGACTTCAATTAATCCCAAGTCGAATCTCTGGTGGACATCGTAAGCCCCCATTTCAACATCTGTACCAATCCAGGATTCCAGTCCAGTCATGACGTACTGAGACGGGATAGTCGTAGAAGACGGCAAGTTTGCTGTGATCGAATTAATAGCCTCGCCAATTGTCAAAGTGGACGATGCCGGGCCGGTTTGGTCGATGATCTGAATCGCCGTAAGCGAAGTAATGTCGCTGTTTGATCCGCTCGCTGCCGCGCCCAGATTCGTGCGTGCCCCGGCAGCCGTGGTAGCTCCGGTTCCGCCCTGCCCGACCGTAATCGGGAAAACAATAGACCCTGATCCGGAAGTGCCCGGAAACCAAAAGTTCTTAGCGGCAGAGTAATTGCTGATAACTGCTATCCCGGTAAACGCGAACTTAATGAAATCGTGGTAGCCTATACCGAATCCAATGGCAGTGGTGGACTGCGAAATGACCGCCGACCCGCCAAAACTCTGCCAGCCGGTCGGCGTGCCATCGGCATACTGCATCGTGATCGACCATGTTCCGGTGCCCGTGGCATAGAACGAGTGATAGTTATTCTGCCGGGTGAACTGACTGCGGTTGTCAATGTATCCCGCTCCGTCCAGCAAAGAAGACGCCGTGATGTTGTAGTAATACGTTGCTTGCAGGCTTGCCGTGGGAGCCTGAGCGTGTGCCGTCTCTATAAAGACGCTGGCGGCCATCAGGGAAATCAGTAGAATCTTCTTTGTCATGTTTGTTCTTTTAGCCCGCCGTCTTTTACCTAGCCACCATCTGCCCTGAGATCGCCGCTCCGGCGTTGATAAATTCAATAAATCTTGCCGCGCAGTATGCCGCACGCTGTAAGTCTTTAGCTTCCCCGTCCGTGCTGAACACTCTGGCCAGAATTCCGTACGACAAAGCTGGGCAAAAACTATCGGGGCAAACAGGCACCAATTGATCTAAGGTGAACGTGATACTGATCAGTCCAGTCGTTCCCAGAAGCGTAAGATTGCCGTCGTTGCCGATAGAAACCGTGAACGGCGCAGCGGTGAGCGTGGCAGCGGGAAGCGCCAAAATAATATCCTGGTTATCAGTGACGCTTTGGATCGGGTAGGCTGTCCCGGCGATTACCATCGACACGGGCGGATAATAATTATTCCAGTTCACGTCAAAGAGCGCCCCGGATACCCAGGTAACCGCCGTGGAGGTGGTATTGACTGTTCCCGTGTACTGGCCGACCGTGGCACCGTTGAACAGGCCGTAGACGCCGTAGGGCGGCTCAGGCTCCGGCCCTGTGGGGATGACGTACCCGGCTCCCGTGTAACTAGGGTTGGCGGCGACTTCGATGGTTTTGGGCGGCAATCCGTCTTCGTGCCAGTATTCCGGGGCATCGAGGGTGGTTCGCCATGCGTATTGCCACTGGTCCAGTTCAAATAGTGTCTGGTGGTCGATCCACTGGCCGCCAATGAACGCGCACTTGATTTCGTCAATGTCAGGCGGAGCCAGGTACTGGCCCTGATTCAGGATTAACTGCTGGGTGTAAATATTCCAGACGAGCCCGGTTCTATTGAGAAATTCCTCAAGGACCACAGCAAATAAATTAAAGAAATCCTGAAGCGTCAGGATGCCCAGAGTGAGGCCGGGCGCAGTGCCCGATGACCACGGTTCGCAGATTGCCGAAGTGACACTATTATAAACATCCTGTACTGTAAAGTACGTCGCCATGGTCGCTCATTCGATTGTACTAAAAAGAACACATAATCCCCTTGACACGGAGCGTATTGGTGACTACACTTGAAACACAATGAGTGTAATTATCGGGCTTATAATCGGGGCACTGGTACTGGCATGTGTCTGGATGGCGTTCGCACTTACGGACGCGCAGACGGAACTGGAAGTAACCAAAGAGTACCTGAAGCGTTCAGAGAATAGCTTGGCGCATACGTCTCAGCAGTACCGGGACCTGTTGCCAATCAATATCGCTATGAACGAAATCGGTGCCGGGTGCATGGACTTGATTAAACGCGCACTGGACCCCTTACCAAACCACTACCCGTATACTTTCGCTATCTCGGAACCACCAGTTAACCTAACGTATCCGGAGCGACCCAATGGAGTCGATGAGATTACGTGGGCTGGCATGAGTGCGACCATGCGTAACCTGGTGGCGGAGAAAAGCGGGGAGAAAGCTACTTAGTCCGCCCCTCTTCGGCGGGCGTTTGCATTACAAAGAACCTCGGCCACTTCATCTGTTCCAGAACCGTAAGCCCCTTCATAGCCGGTATAAAACTCTTGGTGTACAGACTCAAAGCGGCGGAAGTGCTCGGTCCAGAAACAGCCAAAGGCACACGCGATGCGACGTATTCGACGATTATATCCGCGTATTCGTCGTCCAGTGTCATTGAGTCTCCCGGCAGAATAAGCAGCGGCGGTTCCATGACACCGGTAACAAAGATGCTGTTGCCGCCATACGAATCTGCCGGATGGATGGCAAAGTAATTGATGCCGATGGGTATCCATCGTGCCACGGCTCCCAGTTTTGCGCTCGTGTCCGTAGCCCAGGTACGGTAGTCCTGCCCGATTCTGGTGATTGGCACAGGGTCAAGCTGAGTGCCTTCGAACTGCACGCGCTGAGCGTATAAAATTCCCGGTGGCGTTGGGTAAATCAACTGATTTCTAACGCTGATAATCGCAGTGGCCGTTCCCTGGTAAAATGCAGTTTGAATATTAACTACTTTGATGGCTTCGTTTATGATCGCAGTGATGTCCGCAACCGGGAAGAACAGAGTGTTGTTTTCAAGCCTGCTGTACGAGGCGTCCTGTAACTGTTCCAGCGTGTAAAGTGACTGCGCCATTTACTAGTCACCGCCCCAGTCCACATGGGATTGAAAATAAGCAGCGCCGGGGCGGGCGTTACCAGCTTGCACATAGGAACTGGTCAGTGCCTGCTGGCAGCGGTTCTCATCGGCTCTGGCCGCGAGTATTGCCCCCTGCGTGAACTTGTCTTCGTACTCCCGTGCCAGCGCCGGATTAAAGTACGGGTCCTGATCACCGGCAGTCCGGATGTCTTTTCTGCGCAACGCGTCCGCGATGGCTCCGTCAGTAATAACCGTGGGATTGATGAATCCCGGTGGCCGGTCGGTCGGGCGCTTCAGTTCCGGCCAGTTCCGGCAATAAAGAATAGGAATACTGTAACTGGTAGTCTGCCACGGCCACACTTCGACCTGGTAATTCCCGGAAATGCTGTTACTCAGGTCGGCCAGACACTGCGGCCAGCCCTGGGATGTCCGCTGCGCGTCAATGGCATCCAGATACGCCTGCGAGGTATTGGTTGCCAGTGAAATCCCTTGTTGCGGGTCCCAGACCTGTATAAAAGAACGGAAGTTTGGAATCGTGATGTAGGCTTTGACAAGCTGATATCCGGAATCTGTTAAACTACCGCCGCCGAACGGCATATCGATGATGCCCGTGTTGTTGCTACCGGAAGCTCCCGAGACTCCCAGTAGCGTATAAATAGGCGTCAGAGGTCCTAGCTGTAACTGCTGCCCTGCCAGCGACGAACACGTAAGTGTGGTTCCGTTGTTGTGCTGGTACTGAAAATTCGCCGTAAAAGTAGAGTTTGTAGTCTCAATGACGCCGACTACTTCCGAGAACACGCCGTCATTGACGTACAGGAAAGTATCCACGGCGATGCCGAACATAGACGCCGGGGTGATTTCCGAGAATCCAGGATTCCGGGGGCCGGTGACCATCGTCGTGTTCACTACGTCGCTGTACGGCCAGCTTGTGCCGACGCCGATTATCTGGGTTGACCCGGAATTCAGTGTCACGCCGCCCGTTGAGTAAGCGTTCGGGATGTTGATGACATACCGGGTGATTAAGTCACTCCAGTTTTCCCTAAAATCAAGTAAAGCCCGGATACGGGAATTGATATCTTTCACGCATTGACTCTTGTTCGTGTTCGCTTTATTCGCGGCCACACGACTGGTAAGCTCGAAAAGGCTGGAAGTATAGGGCATTTGGGATTATGTCTGCTTCTGGACTGCGGGAGTTTCCGTGGGGCTGGCGGCTGGCTTTAATCTGCCGAAGAACGCGCCCGAGAAGCCCGTCAGCAGACCGGCGACAACCTGGAATACCTGCCCGTCACTCTTGAACCAGACCTCAACAGCAATCAGCACCGCCGTAAAGAACACCATGCCGCCAAAGAGCAGCAGCATGATCGGTTCGATGGGTTCCGATTTGGAAGAAACTGGTGCGGAGGTTGGCGGCGTTGGTTGCGGGTCGGTGGCGTTCTCCATGCAACCAGTTTATCCCAGTTTATGTACTAGTTTTCACGTCTCTATGAAGACGGCCCCGCCTTCCAACAGTTTACAAATCGCATTTGTCGCCAGTGCAGGCATATGAAGATGCGCCCTCCGTTCCGTCTTCTATTTCATAACGAGACAGTTGAGTGAAATCAAGATCAGGGAAAGCTTCCTTTCTGATCGAATAGTCAGTGGCGGTTATTTCTTCGTAGGGAGCAAGTTGGTACACATGATTAGATCGGGGCAGAAAACTCAGCCCGCATACATCATCGAAATGATCGTATACCCAGGCGGCCACGGCTGGCCATTCTTCATCGCCAACATAAGTCGTCATAGATGGCTGATGCTCGCACCAAAAGTTTTTTACAACTAACCAATGCTCAAGTTGTTGTATAGCACTGAAACTATTACGGTTTTTGCATCCAGATGGAGATTTTACTGGAAATTCCAGGACCATCGTAGATGCTGACTGAGGGTCCTGCCCAACTTCAGGATTGGCGACTACCCCCTGATCGCGCATCATGCGAAACAGCGGGTCGGTGATAGAAATCCGATACCGCCGTATGTAGTATTCAGAATATCGCGGGTGGATTCCGCTGGACGAGTCAACTAATGCACTACTTGTTCCCTCTGGCTTCACGCACGTTATAGCGGCACTCATGGGTATGCCGATTCTTTTGGACCATTTGGAGCACTCGTTAATGGCTACGCCGCGAAGGTCGGACAGCCATCGCTTCATGATGTCATTGACATTATTAAGAATTGGATGGTCCATAATACCGGAAAGGGATACACCCAGAAGACGCTCTGCATCGCAGTTGGTTTTCCATCCAGGCCTTACATAGGGGAATCTGGTGAACGAAGATTGCCACACGCCGAACATGGTAGCCGTACGAACCTTATACCTAAGTGATTCCAAACTGTCTCCTGCGCGAACAACCACAGATGACAAATTACACAGTTCCTGATCGCGGAGGATAATTTCGGCACAAGGGTTAGTTCCGATATGTTCGTAATCCTCCCTCCTTCCGGACATCATCATCTGCTTTCGTGCGCCCTCCCTGTTGAATATTCCGCGCTCCCCGGCACGCGAGCGAATCAGCCTGCCGAACTCTTCCAGAAACGTCAGCGCATCTGGCCGCCCATGATATACAGCGCTGTTGTTACTCATGGAGCGGTGACCATGGTCGCGCCAGAACTCCCCTGTTTTTGCAGTGGATACAGCCATATCATCAAGGTCGCTAAGGCTTATTTCGCTTGATCGGCGTACGCCACCAGCTACCACGATCTCTGCTATTTTATTTGCAATATCCTGACAGTCTATAGGCTGCAATCGGCGTTGGCGTCGTGCTCTCTTATCCCGAAATAACGCAACGCAATATTCAAACAGGGACCGTAGTGGCTCTGGCCCGCTAGCCCTCCCCCCCATCGTTTTTAGTCTGGCTCCCCTTGGTCGTATGAGCGAGTAATCCACATCTATGTCGTTGCCAGACCAAAGATTTGTAAGTACTTCGAACAGCCCGACAGCCCATCCCTCGCGCGAATCCGAGATTTTTATGGATATCGTGTTGCCGGTTTCCGTTGAGATATATGGCAGTTGCTCTACGTATTCACGCTCTACGGAAAATCCTACACCGGTTCCACTCATCAAGATAAACAGTATCTCAGAGAATACTGTTACATCTGTAATTGCTACGTATGCGCAATTATAAGCGGTGAAATTATTTTCGCGCAATACGGGGCCAGCAGCCCACAGGGCGCGCATAGACGGCAGCACAGATAATGACAGGATGGATTCGCAGGCGCGGGCCATGTGCTTATCGGTGATCGCATCTCCGATTTCAACTTTCATGAAATCACAATATCGCGCGACTGTTTCCGAATAGCGCTCTCGTCGCTGATCTTCTTCCCGCCACCGACTGTATGTGCGGGTATATATGAACTTTTGTCCTGGTGTCCATGTGTCGCAATTGGGATACGGGTTCGATTGCAGTGTTGGTTGAGGCATTGGTAATTTATTTTACCGCAAGTCATCCGTAAACGTGTTACATTTAACTCAGTGGCAACATGCAAGCGCTCGGAATCTACCGGGCACACTGAGCGGCGTGGTGATTCATGCCGTAACTCAACCGCTGTCGTTGATAGAGAGGACTAGGTGTCCGGGGGGATTTCTGGAAATGTCGATCAACGGCGGCGGTTTCGTGTTATTATCAAATTACTTTCTCCTATCTGGGTGTGACTTCAACTCCTCCCCCTGCGGCACAGTCCACAGGGGGATTTTTCTTTCAGAAAGCTGGCATAAATGCGAAAAGTTTTAATATGGTTGTTTATTATGATCGGTTTGGCGTGCTTCCTTGGGGCCGGGGCGGAGCTTGTTTTCGATCAATGTGGCACATCTATTAACCAGGATTTTTGGTCCTGCCATGAGCGGCACCAGATGGCTATATTCGGCTCTCAGGCGCTGACGATTGCATGTTTAGCTATAGCCGCTATCATTTCATCAATTGGAGGAAACAAATGAAACTTGCCGTGCTGGCTCTGCTGTTGTTAACGACAATTATCCTGACCGCCGCAACGACTTTGACGCAGTGGCGTATGAATGATCAGGTCGTCGCGCAGGAAATCGACTGGGATTCGCATCTTACGCTGGCAATCGCGCAAGCACCGGATACAGACGACCCAGAAGAGCCAGGCAAGCCTATGAGGTGCGACAACTACCTGGGTACCCCGGCAGACATGAAGTGTCACTGCGCCCGCGACAAGCAGAACTGCAACGGCGGCATCCCTCAAGGACCCGTAAATGTCGAGATGGATCGGGCATGTCTCACTTACTGTAAAATGCAGCATTGTGAGTGCCGTGGCCATGGGTGCCGATCATGAAGTTAAACTTAATACTGTTTTACTTCACTGGATGCTTTTTGGCGTTCGTGGCGGGTTCTTTATTGCGCCCCGCTCCTGTGATCGTGACACAACCGGTTCCGGGACCACCCGTAGGCATCTTCGACGGAAGCATCGCCTTATGCAGAGACGGAGCATGGATTAAGGGATATGATCGGGACAAGATACCGGATCACCCACAAGTTATGAGCGGAGAACCGCCAGTATCAATTCATTGCTTTTCCGATAGTTACGCCACCGAAATCCGCTGCCCCGATTCAGTCCTCACGGTGGGGCCGGGTGAAATTAGGCGGTTAACCACCGTCCCCTGCTCGGCCAACGTGGCAGGAAACGGCAACACGGTATCGAAAAACTGCGATGGCAAGCCATGACCCTTGTCTGCCCTATCTGCCAGGGACCAATCAACTCATGGGAGCCAACCGTCATGACGGACGCCGGGCGGGCTCACCGGTTTAAAGTCACTTGCGAGAAAACCATCGAAGACACTAACGAATTCGAGAAACACTGCGGGATCGTAATCGAGGAAGCCAAGAAACTATAAAAGCCAGCAACCCCGAAAGGCGCTGGCTTAAATTTACTGCGGGCCGACTGGAATCAAATAAATTAACTACCGGGTGCCGGAGTCGGCGGAGTAACGGGAGCCAAAGCAGCCGTTTCCGCATCCACCTGAGCCTTAAGTGTCGTCAATGAAGTCACGATGGCTTCGGCATCGGATGCCGCTACTGACCCGTTATTAGCCGCCTGGGAAGCCGTAATGGCCGCCGCAACGGCTGCAATCTCAGCCGAGATGCTGGTTCCCAGCCCGGCCACAATCCCCTGCAAATCTGTCAATGCGCTCATGATTTTATGTATCTCCTGGAGTAATGTTTCGAATTCTTGACGGCCCACGAATTTCTTGGAGAGCCACTGCATACGTTAACAATTGTAGCACAGTGTACCTAGACAATCACCTGGGTATTTTTACCGGATGAGGCGGTAGAAATTAAGTTCCAGCGTGAGTCCCGGCAGTGCAGGCACCGAGACAGCGGCGAATGGATCGAACATTCAGCTACCCCTGTCCGCTCGCTGGAATACTGGTGGACCCGGCCCGGATCGAACGGGCGACCTTGACATTAAGAGTGTCTTGCTCTTCCAACTGAGCTACGAGTCCGAAACTCCATTGTATACTAATATTTTTCGCTTGAACGACGTTTACGTATGGGATACAATTAGTATATATGACACTTGAAGCCCCCAAGAATAAGAACTACGCGGCTGTCGTTGTCGCGCTGGATAAATTCGTCGATCTGCCCAACTGCGACAAAGTGAAAGCGGCCCTGATCTTTGGTAACTCAGTGATCGTCGCTAAGACGGCTGGAGCGGGAGAAGTCGGTCTGTTCTTCCCGGTGGAAACTGCCCTGTCCACGGAATTCTGCGGCGCGAATAATCTCTTTAGAAAGCCAGAATGGGGCAATACGGACACCGCCAAGAAAGGCTTCTTTGAAGAACACGGGCGCGTCCGTGCCGTCAAGTTCCGTGGTCACAAATCCGAAGGATTCTGGATTCCACTGGATGCCATTAGTTACACTGGCACAAACGATCTGGCGGTCGGCGCGGAGTTCGACAAAATCGGTGACCATGAAATCTGCCATAAATATATCCCGCGCAACGCCCGCACCCAAGAGCTTACTCGCGGCCACCAGGGACGGCAGGCGCGCGCGGAAGACAAGATTGTCGATGGTCAGTTCCGGTTCCATATCGACACCGAGAACCTGCGACGCAATTCCCACAAACTGGACCCGGAATCGTGGATCAGTATCTCTGAGAAGTGGCACGGCACCAGCGCCGTATTCGCCAACGTGCTTGTGAAGCGCGATCTAACGTGGCTGGAGCGATTGGCTAACTATATCGGACTCAAAGTACGGGATAGTGACTACGGACTCGTCTGGAGTTCGCGGAGAGTCGTCAAGGGGGTTGGGGACGAAAACAAAGCCAACGCCGTTCACTTCTACGATTCCGATATCTGGGGAGTCGTGGCCAAAGAAATCCGCGCTCAGATTCCAAAGGGCTATACCGTCTACGCGGAAATCGTAGGCTACACGCCGGAGGGAGCGGCCATTCAGAAAGGCTACCACTACGGATGCCAGATGGGCGCGCATCGAACGGTCGTGTACCGGGTTACTTCAACCAACGCCGATGGTCGCGTCCTTGAGCTTTCGTGGCAACAAGTGAAATACTTTTGCGCCAAGTACGGATTCGAAATGGTCAAGGAACTTTACCACGGAAGGGCGGCAGACTTTTTCCCCTACGTGACGGGCGGCCCGCTGGCTGATTGGCAGGAATACTTTGTTAAGCACCTGGAAGTTCTCCACGTTTCCGGAGCGATGTGCCAGCATAATAACAACGAAGTGCCAGCCGAAGGCGTGGTTTTAAAAGTGGACCGCCTCGAAGAAGATGAAGCCTATAAACTCAAGAGTTTTGTCTTCCTGGAGTGGGAATCGAAGCAACTGGACAAGGGCGAAGCCGATATGGAAACGGCGGAATCCGAGGCGGTTGCGGAGTGACTTTAAATCTCATACTGACTCGTGGGTTACCCGGAAGCGGCAAGAGCACATGGGCGCGGCAAGTCGTTCTGGATCACCCGGCTAAGTACGTTCGGGTTAACAAAGACGAGCTTCGCGACATGCTCCACGCCGGTAAATATAGTAAAGGCAACGAAGCAATCGTTCTGCGCGTCCGTGATGCCATTGTCATCGACGCCTTGAAGCACGGCTATAACGTCATCGTGGACGACACAAATTTCGCTCCCAAGCACTTGGAGCGCATGAACGAAATCGCCCGCGAACTGCGCGGCGGAGGCCATGGAACACAGGTAGAAGTCACCATTCAGGACTTCACCAGCGTCTCTATAGAGACGTGCATCGATCGCGACCTGAAGCGCCCAAGGTCCGTGGGCGAGGCCGTGATCCGCAAGATGTGGCGCGAATACCTGGCACCTAAGCCGCCAGTGATAGAGCGCAATCCCAAGTTACAAGACTGCTACATCTGTGACTTGGACGGTACGGTCGCTATCAATGACGGCCATCGCGGCTGGTTCGACTGGGACAAAGTACTGGGAGACAAGCCAAACACGGCTGTTATTGATTCACTCAAGGCCGTGAAAGAATTCGGCGGAATCTGGACTACGATCATCTATGTTTCCGGTCGCGATGAGTCATGCCGTCAGCAAACTACCCAGTGGCTTATGGTTAACGGGTTACCTGCTGGCGACTTGCACATGCGCCCCGCTGGCGACACCCGCGACGACCGAATCATCAAAGAAGAAATTTACCGTAGAGACATAGAAGGGAAATTCAATGTCATCGCTATCTGGGACGACCGTAACAAAGTCGTTGAAATGTGGCGGTCACTGGGCTTGACTGTTTTCCAAGTAGCAGATGGAAACTTCTAGCGGCGCTTCTTACCGCGTTTCTTGATAACTCCGGAAGCCATGCGGATCGCCGCGCCGGGTGACTCCCCACGATCCTTGGCGCTCCTGTAAACTTCGTCCCATTGCCGAGACTTTTTAGCCGTGTTTGCCTTTTTTGTGAACCTTATCGCTGGCATCTTCTATCCCTGCGTCCTGTTTGGCTTTGATGATTATTTCCAGTACCTCAATGCGCTCATGGGTGCGCTCCACGGCAAACTTCAGGTCATCCACGGTCCAGGAAACTGAGTTATCCAGTGGCACCCGCTCTATTATCCGCTGAGCTTCCCGATACCATTCCAGCCTAAGTTCCGGGGTAGCAGGCATTAAACCCGGTGATATCCCCCATATCGCCTGGTCAACAAGAATGTGATACCGGCTTGGCATGTATTACGTACCCGTTTACTACACATCTGTATAATAAAACAAAAAAGGGCCGACAAGTTTATTCAACTCACGGCCCTGGCCTGGCTTTACCCAGGAAATACGGGAATGCTGGATCACCCCCTTTGATTAAATTCACGTCTCTATAAAGACGCTGGGTTACTTATCGCGTCGTCGCCCGCATCGAGTGGCGCGGGCCTTTTTTGCGAAGAACTTCTTTGCCGTGACCGCTAACGTCCATGCTGCCGCGCGCCTTCTTTTTGCGTTTCATGAATTACTCTCCGGTTTTCTTGCTGATCGCATCTTTTGGAAATGAAAAAGTTGACATCCCCTGGTCGTGGGTATGGCGGATCAGGCGGTCTTTTCGTTCATAGCGCGTACGCCAGTCGTCGCCGGGCTCCGATATCGCATATCCCGGCATCCCGCCGCCACGGTATCCCATGTCATTGGAATTTTCGCTGCCGGATAAGAAGCTCAGATCGCGCATGTCGGCGCTATAGGCACTGGCCGAATCCGGGGATGCTATCTCCGGATCGTAGATACTGCGCTTGATGGTCTTGTTGACCGGCATATTCTAAGCAGCCTTATACCATGCCGTTGTGCCCGCACTAACGAGATTGACCACGCCAAACTGCGCCAGTGTGATGGCCGCCGCATCGGCATAAGTGTCGGTTCCCAATGGCGTCAGAGTGACACTGCCAGATGCAATATTCTTGAATCGTACGACTTTACCGGAGATGTTAGTTGATGCTTCCGGCAGTGAGTAAGTTCCCGTAGTCGCAGGGTTCAGCAGCGTGATTGAGTAGTAACCGGCTAGTGTCCCGGAAGTCGCCGTGGTCGTGATGGCATCCCCGGTTCCCAAAGTGGCGTTACTGTTGATGACCGTGAAGACCGCCGTGCCGCCCACGCCAGCCGTGGTGCATATCCAGCCAATGACGCACTGTACCGTGCCACTCGATGCAGTAGGGGTAGCGTTGTAGACGATATCACCTACGTTGTAGTAATTGCCGCTCGTCGGGGCTGCCGTGCCCATGTACCAGCGCGGCGCTGGCAGGCTCGTACCGGAGTTCTCATTCGCCGGGATACCGCCCGCGCCGAATGGCAAAAAGCTAAAGTCATTCTGGGCCATAAGTTATCTCTCTTTGCCGGTTTTTATACCAGAGCCTAAGTCTGTTTGTACCAGTTAGTGCTGCCATCTGTCAGTAGGTTAATCACGGCGTACTGGGCCAGGGTGATTGCTGCCACGCCCTTGTCGTACTGGTCGGTCGCCAGCGGCGTCAGAGTGATGCTGCCAGATGCCAGGGACTTGTACCATACCTGGGTGCCAGCGGCATTAGCCGAGGCTTCCGGCAACGAATAAGTACCCGTGGTAGCCGGGTTCAGAAGCTGGAACCGGATACCATTGGTCAAAGTACCGGAAGTTGCCGTGGTGGTCGCCGTAACCGTGGGCTGCAAACTCAGTATCTGCCAGGTACCAGGGAAACCGGCAACTTCGCACACCCAGCCCCATGCCTGCTGGACGTTAACAGCGGTGCCGTTGTTGATAACGATGTCGCCTTTTTGCCAGTAGTTCAGGTCGCCCAGCGCCGATGGCGAGTTCGTGTTGTACGCGATTTGATTTGCCTGTGATGCCATGATAGTTTCCTCTTAAAGTCTTTAGAATCAACTCAGTACAACGCCGTGCCCACGAGCTTGGCCGAGGTCCTTGGGTTAGGTGCGACCAGATCACCGGACCACAGGAACTGGCCCGCGAGATCGATGGTGCCCTGAGCATCTTTAAAACCAGTGAATCCGAACTGGAACTTCTTGTTGCTGCTGATGAAGAATTCCAGGTACCGGGTGTTCAGCATATACATCACGCCGTTGGTTCCATCGGACGGCAGGTACTTATCCACAACCACGTCGGCAACGCCATTGAACCGGAAAGCCTTGAAACCGACCTTGGCGACATCCGAGTTGTCGTCCATGTACCGTTGCTGCGGCTGTGTCGCGTTCCAAACTTTGTTGAAGCCGTTCTGCGTGGTAACGATCAGGTCCGGGAAGTCGTTGCCGAACCAAGCCTGACCGAACGCGAACTGCATGTCATTCAGCGTGAATGCATTAAATGCGCGGTTCGTATAGGCGTTGAGCCCTTGGATGGCGGTGTTGGGGGTCGTTGCGCCCGTGAATACCGGAGCCGTGGTGAACAGGTCCGAGCGGTTGAGGCCGCCGATGGCAGTGAAGCTCTTGGTAGAGTCCGTGGCAGTAGTGTAAGACCCGGAGTTATTGCCGTCGTCGATCCAAGCCAGCAATCCATCCATCGAGGTTGACGTGGACTGGACACCGCTTATTACACCCGCGCTGCCCGCCGTGCTCTGCCCGTCCTGGTAGAGACCCGTTGTCAGAATCTTTGCCATTGTTGCCGAGGCGTTGGCGAACTTTAGTTCGACTTCGCTGAATGCCGCGTTGCGGCCACGGTTGAGCACGTCGTCCGTACCGTTCAGGAAGATCGATACGTATGCGTACTTCATATTCAACTGAACAGACGTATCTGTTTGTACATAGGCAATATTCAGCGTGTCGTTCTTCGCGAAGAACCCGCCGTTCAACTGCGCATACATCAAGGGCCGCTGAATCAAAGTACCGCCATCGAAATTGACGCTATTTCGGTTCAACATCCGGGTTAGTAAGGGCGATTTTTTAAAGATTACGTCCGTTGTGCGCGGAACAATCTCAATAGTGGTATACGCGGAAATATCCGATACCGAAACTGGGAGAGCCATTGTGTTTGTTGTCCTTTAGTTAGATACTCTGCTCCAGTTGACATTTTGCCTATACTTGTATAGACTAAACATATGCCCGGAGAAAAAACCGTTACTTGTAGATTCTGTAAATGCGATACAACCCCGAAGAAACTTCGCCGCCACTGGAGCGATATCTGCGATCAGATTCCACCGATGCAAAATGGATATCGACCATGCTCGTCCTGCCAGTCCATTAAAGCCAACGATGCCTTTTCTAATAAAGTTGGCAATATTGATGGCCTCATGAATGACTGCAAAGAATGCTCTCTCGCCAGATATCATCAATGGCGAAAGGAGAACGTTGGTATTGACCGACGTGACTACAGCCGAATCAAAACTCGCCCTGGTAGATGGAAACTCAAACCATGCCGATATTGTGGTAAGCAATATACGTTTGAAGGCATGTTTCTTCACGTTCGATCCTGCGACAAACATCCCAGGACACATGGTCGATCCGGCGAACTTAAACCAGTTGACCCGAGCCTTCCGGATATGGAAAGTGTTCTTGAAAAATCCACTAATACCACTTCGTTCTTTAAGCAGAAACACAGAAACCTTCTGATGTCGTACGGGATCAGCATCGAAGACTACAACCGCATGCTGTCCGAACAAGGTGGAGTCTGCGCTATCTGTAAACTCCCGCCTGGTGGTAAGCGAAAAAGCAGAACCATCCATCTCGCCGTCGATCACTGCCATACCACCGGTAAAGTCCGTGCGCTTCTCTGTTCCCACTGCAATGTCGGAATCGGCGGGTTCAAGGATAACCGCAGCCTGCTTTTGGCGGCTATCGATTACATTGACGCTCATGCTGTTTCCGATTCCCATGTTTCCCAGTAACTTACTGAACCAGACCCGCCCGATCCTTGGCATCTGCCGCCGCCGCCGCGAAGCGGGCAATCTGGCCGCGCCCAAGTTCGGCTTCAGGCGGCGCGGAAGTCTGACCTTCCACTGGCGGCTTATTGAGACCCATCAGCCGTGCCTGGAAATGACCCATCTCCGGGGAACCGTCGATAGCGGGAATCTGCCCGCCCGGACCCATGCCGCGCTCTGCCAGAGTCTTCTTGCGCTCATCGGCGCGGGCGGCATCAATCTGAGACTGGATATCGGCAGCCGTCTTGGCCGCGCGCTTGTCCGACGTGTATTCGTCGTAGAACTTGTCGAGTCCCTGGGTTCCGTAGCGGGCGTAGCCCTTTTCGTCGGCTTGCTTCAGGAATTCATCCGGGTCGAACAGGTCCCCGAAATCTTTCTGGTGCCGGGCATTCAGAAACGGGATGCGCGTTGCCAGGGTGCTGACCACACCCAACTGGGTATTGAACGCATCTTCCTTGGCTTTGATCTGCGCATCGACTTCGGTTCTGGTAAGCAGCCCGTTGTCTTTGATGTATTTACCCAAAAATTCGTTTAATTGATCGAGTTCCATGCCGTTACTCTTTTCTCTTGTCTTAAGTGACTCTAATTCTGCCTGTTGCTGGAATTCCAGGCGAGTCATGTTGTGCTCGTGGTCCCAGTTGGTGTCTGCCCATTCGTTGAACTGCTGCGCCCGGTTCACGTCTTCCGGATCGGCTACCCATTGCGAAATTTCCGTGTGCTTACCGGCAAGGTCCTGTAACTGTTGCCGCGCCTCTGCGTCCGAGATTTTACCGAGTAACTGTTCAAAGTAATTCATGGCTTATTACTGCGGCATCCCCATCGCTGCCCCGCCCGCTGCGTCCGGAGCCCCGCCGCCCGCCGTACCCTGGTTACCGCCATCCGGGCCGCCCTGCTGCGCTCCACCGGACTTAACTTTGCTTGCGAACATTGCCATTGCCTGCACGGCCTGTTTCAAAATCGGCACTAACTCAGGCTTAGACTGCTGAGCGATCTGGGCGATCTTAGTCATGCCCTGCCCAACCTGATCGATATACTGCGCCATTAACTGATCGCTGGACTGCTGCTGGCCGCCGCCACCCTGGGATGCCGACTGCGCGTACTGCTGCATCGGAGGAGTCCCGCCCTGTTGGGCGGCAACCGAAGGCGGCACTGGCGGCATCTGAGAATCCATTACAGTTCGTACCGTGTCCAATCTGCCATCGTGGATTTAACTCGATTGAACTTGAAACTTTCCAAATACTGCTTATTGTTAAGTTGCAGCTTGAACAACGACACGTTATCCAGCGAGCCTGGTTGCGCTGTGGACATGACCTTAAGAGCCGTGCGAATAGCTTTGTGCTTTCTTTCTTCCTTCACATCCCGCTCAGCGACCCATGTTAACGTCATAGCCATGCCGTCGTTTCTACGCGCAAAGAACATCTGCATTTCCGTAGCGTAACTTTGCCCGGCGTGAATATCCCTTGACAGCCATGCCTCAGTCCATACGTCACGACCATTAACCGGAACAGGAATCATGGCCGTGCTGGCAACAGTTGCCGTTCCAGCCGCCATCGCCGTTAATGCAGTTCTGCGATTCATTACTTACTCTTTCATCATCTTGCGCGGGCCGGTTCCAGGGAAACTGGATTCGTCGCCCTGCACGCCTTCAGAGTTGGAACTGAACGGCGATTCGTAAGACTGCCAGGTGCGTCGGGGTGTGCGGTCCAGCGATGCCTGACTGCCAATCCACTCTTCCATGCCGCCGCGCACGTGCTTGTCGAATTCGCCCATGGGCGTGGTCTTGTGGACCAGCCGGGCTTCCGTGCCGATCATTTCAAGCGTGCCACCGGGGAACGCGCTCTGGCGCATATCCAGGGGACCATTCTTGTCCAGTGCCGCTTCCGTGCCGATGAACTGGATTCGGTTACCGCGACCGGGCTGCGGATTATTGCTGTTTTCTCGTTTTGCCATGTGATTTTTAAAAACCGGCTTTTTTATCGCTCAGTGGGCCGGGTTTCGCCTTCCAGCCAGTCCAGCCCACTGCGCCTGCCAGTTGCCTGGCGGAGAGGACAGCAGGGGTTACCTGCCATCTTTAGCTAAAGCGCAATTACTTACGCTTTTTGCCCCCACGATGCTTCTTGCGTGCCATTTGTGGTTACCCCCTTTTTTGAAAATGAGTTGACGGGTTACCGGGCCTGAAAGCCTAGTAACGCATCTTCCCGCGCTTCATGCCCCGCTTTGCTTTTCGAGCCATAGAACTTGATACCCAAATTCAGGCTAGCAAACGTGTTGAATCGCACACAAGGGAGTTTGTGTGTTTACAAGACTGGAAATGATAATTATTTTCTTAAACTGTAGACAGGTGGGATTAAAATGTGCTTTGTATATAACGCAAAGGCGTCTTTATAGAGACGCGGATTGGCATTCACTGCGTGGAAATCCGTTACAGGGTCCTGGGTGCCCACTTAAACGGGTGCAATATCCACTGGCAAGCATGGCATCGGTATCAGAATCGACTGGGCGAATAATTAATTGCCGGTCACGTAACCTCTTTGCGAGGGATACAACAGAAGTATGACGGGTTCTTCCCATCCACGATTTAGAACACAAGGCGTCAACCAGTTCGTTATATTGTTTCTCGAAATCCGGCATAAATACTATTCGAGGTCGATGATTCTTTTGCCGCGCTGGATCGGCGTAAGTTTTAATTCCGGCTTGGCTGGTTTCTGTGATTCTGGCGATGGGTACGGCAAGCCGCCCCAGATACCGGAAACGTAGGTGACGTTGGAAGCATACCCAGCCCAGTTCGTTGTACTAGGCGTGTATCCACCCATACCGACCGCCTGCTTCTGATTCCAGTCGAGCGCGTTCTGTAGCGACTGCTCTGCATTACCCTGTTGCTGGCTCTTGCCCAAACTGATGGCATCGTTCATTAAATCCTGGTATGCCAGATTGGCTGAATTCTGTGCGGCCTGCACCAACCTCTGTTCCACTGAGGGACCCCATGTCGGATTGCTTTGACCGTCGATCAGTAAGTTAGCCATGCTCACATCTTCATTGTAGGCTTTTTGTATACGCGATTCAATCTCCGCAACCGTCATTTTATTTCTCCCTCTTCCCGCTCGTCGGCCCTGTTTTTTTCCCGCCCGTGGCTTCTGCCGTCATCTTCTCTTCTTCTATCAGAGACTTGAAAACATTGGCCCCGTCCGGTATCTCCAACTTGTCATACATGCTTCGGATCGGCAACAGGCGCTTACCGGCCAGATTAATGGCAATCTGCTTCTCTTTGTCTTTGGCTCCCGAGTGCAGCGAACCGGCACTTATAGTTAAAGCAAACTGCTTCCAGAAATCCGGACGCGCCGCTTCGTCTTCCGGAAGCATGTTCCCTGAGTTCTCGTTAAAGTCCGATGGCGTCAACCCGGATTCTCCCAGACGCTGTAATCTGAACGTCGTAGTCGAGAACTGTAAATCGTTGCTTACGACTTGTTTTCCGGCATCCCTAAGAAATATTTCCAACTGGCGTTCTTCGAGCCTCAGATTGGTATTCTGGGCATCTTTCATGGAATCAATTGTGTCTCCGCCAGGGTTCTGTTTCTTGCGCCCCATAGACGCCACATCCACTGCGCCAGACATCCGGTCAAACTCCGGTGCCAGCCATCCCGTCAGCATCTGGACCACGTAAGCCGGGATTTGCGGGCTCTCCATGTAACGCAGGGCATTCGTCAACTGCTCATTAGCGCCGACACGGAGCTTCATGCCCGGCAGATCGGGATAGAATTCTTTCCATGCTGCCGGGGAGACTGCGCCTTCTTTGGTAATCGCCGTGGGGTTCAGCGCGCGTTTAATCAAGTCCATACACCCGGCAACGATTTCGTTCATAGCGATATTGATTGGCAACAGGTCCCGGTACTTGGACAGCCCCCAGAAGCTCCAGAAGACCGGGTTAAACTGCAACATCGCAAACGGGTAGAGCCCGTGCCAGTAAGGCGCTGGCCCGTCACTCAGTAGCTTGCTACCGGCAAAAACCAGGTGGCGCTTTCTGGGAAACAGCCTCTGTGACGGCTTTACTCTGTACCACCAATTATGGGCATCGAACGGCAGGAACGGATCAGAAACAATAATTTCGCTGGTGGATTCGTTAGGCGTAGGGTCGTCAACAAATAACTCTTCGATCTCCAGAGTCTTGTAGTATTGCCCGGCTGAGGGGTCCTGCGTCGGCATCCCCCGGACACCCAGTAACCGCTTCATGCCCTGCGACAGACCGTTCCAGGTGTATTCGTCGATGTACGATGGCCTGTTAAAAGTGATATCAGCGCTGTACCCGGATGTCCCGTAGAGCGGCTGATTTAATATTTCCCGCTCAATGCCGTTCGACGAAAACGGGAACTTTTGTTTTATCCACCATACACTCTTCCACGTCCGGAACAATACCGCCGCAGATTCCTGAATATCAAACCCAGGCTGAATCGGCAGTACCTGATCCGGCCCGCACGGCAGAGCGTTCTGCTCCCCAGGCCACGCCGCGCCCAGGCGCATGAACCCGGTTCCGTAGCAGTCGGCAATGTCGGCGGTTCTTACGAGCTTCAGGTCCCAGTCTTTACGGGTCCACATCTCGCGGATGTCGGCGGCAATGACCTGAGCCGTTTTCTTATAAGCGTCTACAGAAGTAGAAACATCAATTACCGGTCTGGTATCGGTCAGTTGCGCCAGATGGTCCAGTCGGCACTTGGCCAGCCGGTTATCCACGAACCGAGAGCGCCAGCGCCGATGATTCGCCGCCCAGAAACCATCCCCCAGAAGCGCCTGAATGTACCCGTGAATCTTGGCCGATTCGTGGTTTAACTTGTGGGTACGGAATGCCTCTTCGCGGGAGGCCATGCGGAAATTTTCAATTTTTCTCTCATAACCATCGGCCACGTCGAAACGTTCGGACTTGCCCATTCGTACAGGAGCGCGGGGTATTTCTTCATATGCCATCTAGTTAAGTTTCGCACGTCTTTACAAAGACGCTTGGTCTTTCAGGAATGCCCGCAGATACTGCCGGTCCCTCAGATACTGGCAGAACCCTGTGAAATCGTCGCGGCGCGCGCCCATCCAGTCCACACAGTGGCCCTCTTGCCGGTTGACTACAAACCGATCTTCGAACGCCATCACACGCGCCTGAATTTCTGTGGGTTCCGGGTTCATGACTAGTCCTGTGAAATCCACCAGCCGACAACGGAGCTACCCTGAAATGAGGCAACCACCACACCGTCCTTGGTGAATTGCAGCCAATCCCCATGATCATTACCTACCACTGTTACGCTTTCCGCCTGAACTGTGTGCTCTATGTCTCTCATGTAAACTTGTACTTTAAATGTCTTCATACTTCGCTCCTGTTCGCTGTTTCATAACTATCGCCGCCAGCCGACACTTTCAGATTCGATGGCAAGTCTTTTGGATTGATTAGTTTCTCTCGGCGGCAGTAGTCGGCGTTATCTTTCTCGTTGCGAATAAATACGGGCAATGGTTTACCGGCTAACTGGGCTGCATCTGAGTTTTTTTCGAAAGTCCAGTGTCCGCCGTTCTTCAAATCTTTTTGGTACGTCTCGGCATTCTTATTGCCGTATTCAGATATTGGCTTCGTCCAGATCACGTTCGGCGCTCCCACCAGTCGCTCCGTGGGGCCATCGCAATCCGGACACCGGGGGTCTGTGGATTCATGGGACTTCGCCAGCCATTCGAACTTGCGGCGGCATGGGTGACACACGTTGTCGTAGAGTGGCATGATTACAGTTGCGCCTAATCCGGCATCTCTATAATGCGGTTGAATTTTGGATCGCCTGGATGTTTACTGTCGGTAAACGAAACTTGACCAGGTTTGAGTGATCTGTCTAGTACCATGGGAGTTCCGCAAAATTTGTCAACTTCTTTAATGCCACCAGAATCCCGATATCTGTTGATGTGCTCCCATGCTAGATATCCACAAGAAACCAGAGTTGGGTATTCCTCATGGTGCCATAGTTCGCCAAAAGTAACATTCATCAGAGCCCATAGGGGCGGTGGGTTTTTGCTGAATGCCTGGAATCTATCGTGCTCTTCCTGCTGCTCGGCGGTCATCCCAACGGTTTCTTCGTATCCTTCCGGCTTAAACCGAATCCGATCCCCGTTTTCCTTTTCGTAGAGTGGCGTGTTGCGCTCTCCATAGCAGTCAACCGAGTGTATTAACACCAGCATTCGAGCGTATCCGTCGCTTATGGCTTTCTTTATTTCTTTCCTGATCTTTGTCTTTGGCTTATTAATAATTAACACATGATCACACGTTTTGACTGGCTCGCCAAGAGCAAAGAAATAATCGCGGTAATAACCATGCTCACTCGGCTCACGCAGTGGCTTATTCACCAGAACCCTCAGTGCCACATGGCGCTGGCCGGATACTGGCAACCCAACCCAGCACCCAATGGCAGTATCCGACTTAGGCTTCTCCCACGAAATGGCCCAGCCGGGAGGATTTTTACGGCCAGTTATCCACGACTTAAATGTTTCAAATATATTATTTATAATCATAAAAATCTACAACTCCCGGAACTTCTGAACCATGGCCTGTTTACAGGCTTCCAACAGTCCGAACTTGACGGTAAAAGAATCGCTGGTGCAACTCCAGCACAGGTCTCCGTTCTGGTTGGTGTAGATAACCAGGCAGTCCCTGGCTTCACTGGTGCCCATGTCCTCCATGGCGCTCACCAGGGTCTCGGTTGACGTGCGTCTGGTTTCGGCTGGCATGGGTCAGTATCTTTCTTGCGGGCCGTGCTTCAGGGCCAGTTTTAAGTTTCCCGCATACTTATCAGGTGGTCCGCATAGAAAGCAGTTGTTGGGATTGGCGAGTGGATTGGTTTTCAAGTATTCCATCAGCCTCTTTAATGTCCGATGCGCTTGGGCTTCACGCTGGTAATCGGTGGATCGTTCCGTGATCCACGGTTCGCCTTCTTTTTGCGAAAGATTAAACATATCCGCCATGTGGTAGACACCAATATGCCCGGTAGTCAAAGCCACGATGCCGTGAAAATACCAATCCAGGTTCTCCCCGACAGGCATAGTAGCGGTCCATTGGCCGTACAGTAACTCGCTGGCGTGCTCGTCCTTCCACCCGCTCCATGTGATCTTCCAAGGGCCGTGCTGGAACGAATCGACTTCTTTAGGCTTCTCATAGGTATCAACAGATTCTGGTTTATTCTCGGCTCTTACCACGGCCACCGCCGCTGGCGCGGCCAGCAACTTAAAGATTGATCGTCGATTCATAGGTTAATCCCCTACTGAGTAATGATAGTTGAAGAGCAACACGCCGGTGACGTAGAGCCATCACATATGGCGTACGTGCCGTTTCCCCACGTCCACCCGCTAATAATCCGGCCCTGGAACGCCGTGAAGTCCGGGTTAAAGTCTCCATCGGAGTCCTTAATGCCATGCGATGCCGCGATTTTGGACTTTACCTGGTTAAACCGTTTTTGCGCTTCGGTTAGTGCGTTTTGGGCGTCAACTACGTCTCCGTATGCCGCCTTAACCGTAGCCGTTTCGGATGGCTTCAACACGAACACATTGGCGTTCTGCGCGGAGGCGACGCCAATTAATGCGACAAATAACAGTAGTTTCATGGTTTTATTCTCCTGCATCGTCCGGGATGTTTACTAGCGGGCACTCAGTTGTGATTTTAATGGGCTGTAGTCTATGGCCGAAGGTCAATACCTGATGCCAGATCGAGCCACCAAGAAATACTTCGAATCGCTCCTTCCATGACAATTGCCAGCGAATCGTGATTGTGCCTTGCGGGTCGCCTAATGCAAAGCACGGAAGCGGTATATATTGCGGCTGGTCTTTGGCGTAGACCTTTATCGGCAACTCCATGCCTGGAACAACTGGCGTTACGGCTTTCACGGTGTTACACCGCCACCGGTTGTTTTCTAAGTTCCACTACTTCTTTACGGAGGGACGCCAGTTCGTCCATCAGGATATCCACATCGACCGACATCACATCTCTCTTACCAGTAACCTCTGTGAGTTTGGTTTTTGCCGTTCGGCTTACCGGCAGGAACCTATCCTCCGCCAATAAACCAGAAATGTCCGATGAGTCGATGCCGTGTTTCCCGCAAGCCGCCGCCGTGGCTGCAATCATTTCCTGAGTGAACGGGATACTTCTGCCACCAACAGGATCGAGCGCCCACAGCCAGCCATTTGTAAAACACTGATTTACAACACCGTTGAGAAGTTCTTCGGTTGTCATATTGGAGATTTCAGCTTGTTCCTTTAACGGTTGAACATGTGATGGGTCGATTGAGATCCGGAAGCTGAAACCACCTTCGTCGCGATTCAGACCCCTCAGTATCGCCGCCGTCAGCGACCGGGAATCCTTAAATCTCTTGCCACCATTGGCCTCCGCGATTCCGTCGTGATCCGCTGGTTCCAGCAAGATACCACCGCGCGCCTGGTTATCCAGCCAGTAACTGGTCCACCCGGCAAGAGTCGCGCTCACGTCGCCGTCGCGGCTGTTCTTTCTCAGGAACGCCAGCGACTCCTGGGAAATGATCACCGGGACCTGAAGTTGCACCGCAGCGCTCGATGGTTTGTTTGCCATGCAACCAACATAACATACAAACGTGAACGGAAGTAAGGTATCTCAGCGGACCAGTGGGCGACTATACACAGGGAATGACAACCCGCCGCCAATCAGGCCCATTATGGCGTAAAGCAGCCAAATCAACAGAAACACCGTAACCAGTACTAGTACCACCTGGCGAATGGTATCGTTCATTGGAATCAAAGCAATTAGCTTCTGAGCGGCCCATAAGAGCACGCCAATAATGATCAGAGTGATGACGAAGTAGATTAAAGACTGTGGGAACATACTATCCGTACAGCATGTATATGGCCGTTATCTAACGTATCTATAGAGACGTGTACTCCGGCTCCGTCATTTCTTCTTCAGTGGTATCCGTTGAAACGTGGTACTCCTGAGCTTCACGCCTGCCAATTTGCCCGTCTTCGAATGGGTTCGCCTGGTAGCCCGTGGAACCCTGGTTTCGGTTTGACGTACCGGAAATCATCATCGACCCGCAGCGAGGGCAGTTCTGGTCATCGCGGTTGCTATGCGCTGGCCAAAGCAACTGGCAACCTGCACAGGACATATGCCACGGGGCGCTCTCCATGGTAAGTTCGCGGCTGGCGAAGTTCATCTGCCCCAAACTGTCGTCCCATTCGCCCTCGTGAGCACAATACAGCGCAATCATGGCCGCCATCAAGTGATCGTCGTTGGAACCTTTTTCGCTGCCCGCGCCACGTTCGTCATAGTCGTCTTTGATAAACGTCTTCATCTCTTCGGCGATATTCCGCGAATAAACGACAATCAGGTGCTGCTTGGTTAACTTATGCCACGTCTGATAGAGGCGCGGTTTGGAATTGGACTGCGTATACCAGCCCAGTTTATTGGAAAGAATCTGTAATGAGTCCAGATGCTTCCAGCGGTACAGGTTTGGGTACTGGAGATTAAACCGAATCGTGCTCGCCGTCGTATCGTAGCGGTTAACTTCGATGCACATCAGGGCATCGTTGTACCATCGGCCAAGATAGTTGAGCACGTGAGCGAAGGCAATTGGGTCCGTTGTATTGGACCGAAACGAGGCAACTTCTTCGTCAATGCCGCCGTGCTGGCTTACTTTTAAAACAAACCCGACGCTGTAGTCGGCTTCCCCGCCCAGTCCTTCGGCCACGTCGGCACCAATACAGTAAATCTGCCCCTGCTCCGGCAATTTCCAGATTTGCATGGGCATTTCCCCGTGCTCATCGCCGAATTCATGGTCGGCGTTACAGTCTTCTAGGTAACACGGATCGTAGTAGTCACCAGTCGCCGCATTCATTCTCTTCGCTTTTGGATTGCAGCCGTGAAGTTTCCCGGACTTATCAAAGAATCCTTCCAGTGCTGGCGGTCTCAGCGTAGAGTTGACCCACTCCTGAGAGGAATCGCTAAATACCTGTATACCAGACACCTGGAACGCCTCTACCGCTGTAGTTGCCATTTCCTGCAATAGTTTCTTTTTGCTTTCTGAGTCTTTCTCGGCGTTCTTGCGTTTACGACGCATCCAGAACAACTGGTCATCAGTAAGAATATATGGCTTGAGAATTCCTATCCCGCATTTTTGGCATATCGTATCCGCGACATCTTCTGTCTTATTGAATCGTTCCTGGTATCGGTCGCAAGACTGGCAGAAAGTCCATTCAATTTCCACACGATTGCGCATCTCGCGCTCTTGTTCTTCCGGTCGCCAGCCTTTGGGTGGCGCTGTCACGCGGGTTGCTTCGAAGAACCACGGCAGAAAGATGGGATGCCACTCGGCGCTTTCTCCCAACTCCACGCACTTGTTCCATAACCTATAGGCGTAATTACCGGTTCCTTTTGCCGTGGACTCCAGAATCGCAAACATTGAGGGGTCGTCTTCTGCGAGGGCGTTACCTAAATCTTCTTCAATCACGTCACGGGCATAATCCTGGTTGAAGTCACAGAATTCTGAAATGTGCGCCGCGCTGATACGTACTCCCTGTCCGACACCGGTTCGCTTATTAGCTGCCTGCACCATCACGCGAGACACAAGCCCTGGGTTCATGCGGCGGCTGTCATAATCCCGGTTCTCGAAGATCAGACCGTCTTTGTACTCGCGGGCGGCGCACTGCGGCCTCAGCCACCACGGCATCAAGTCATAGATATGCTGCATGATGCCAAACAGATACGCCGCATGGTCCGGGTCAAATGAAACCACAATGGCGTTGACGTTGCGGAAGAACATCGTCTTCCAGGCAATAAGACCCTCGATCAAAGATGAGCATCCCAATTGTCGGGCTTTAATTGTTATCACCTTCATCGGCAGCCCTTTTGACTGCAAACGAAGCATGTGCTCGTAGATTAACTCCTGCGATGGCCACAACTTGAATAACTGGTCTCCGCGCTTCTTGTTAGTAATCCAGAAGAAATTCCGTGATGCGTAAGAGAAATCTTTGCGGCACTTGTCCGCAATTCCCTGAATCACTTTTATTTCTTTGGTGGTAAGAAGCTGGAACCGGTCGGCTTCGGATTTTATCTTCTTGTCATGGAAGCGGGGCTCATCGAAGTACTCGACAAGTTCCGACATTTCCAGATCGCGCTCCCAAGTAACCCGTGCAGGCTTGATTAAAGGCCCGCGTGCCGGGAGAATAATGGGAGATTCAGGATACACTTTCCACTACTTCCGCGTCCTGAATTTCGTCGTCGTCTTCGGAATCTTCGTCGTCTTCTTCATCCGGTTCCGAGTTTTCAATCGGCGCTTCCAGTAACCGCTGTGCTCCCAATTTGTCGCGGTCTTCCAGTTTGGCAATGATTTGATCGAAACTACGCACGCGCTCTGTTTGCGCCGGGGCCGCACCACCGCCTACCTGCAAGTGCTGGTTGTAAATCGTCACGCCACCGGGGCCTTTGTCGTACGAGTATGTCCGGGAGACAAGTTCAAATGCCCAGCGCTCCTGGTTTTCCAGTGCTTTGCCGACGCCTACCCAGAATTTCTTCAGGACATCCCGCGAGTTTTCCCGAAGCTGCATCTCCGGCTCTTTGGCTAGTTGCTCTTTCGTCAGCCGGAACTTGCGAGGCATATGTAAACTTTAACACGTATATATAAATACGCCACTTAGCCCCAAAGAAGCCTGCGACTGAGGTTGTTCAGGAAAATTACCAGGCGGTCGATTTTTACGGTGAGGTGATATTGATGTGCTCGAACATGACACGCGCAATTTCCGTCAGGATCGGGATGGACAGCGCCAAAATAACAGCCAGCACAGCGCTCCGTCCTCGGATATAGCCCTTGAGGTCTGCCTGTGCCACTTCCAATGCCGTCAGTCGCCCTGTCACTGCCGTGTTCCTGGCTTCGTCCAGCGTTTCGTGTGCTGCTAAGTGCGCCCTCAGAAACTCCGCTTCGCTGGTTGACATCGCCCCTCATCAAAAGACTTTGTTCGATTAAACACCTACATTCATCACTTAATACTATGGCACACTTGCTTTATCAATCGTTTGGCTTACCATGGCTTTATATGCAAATGTTAGCGGCAACACTCGTAGAAAAGAAGCCTGTAACCACAACTACACGTTCAATAGAGAGAGAAGACCGTACGATTGCAATCTCCCTGAAGCGAATTGATGGGCGTCTGAAATTAGTACGTATTAAGTGAAGTTTACTGCCCGGACAAGTTCACGATAGAGAAATCCGAGTCTGGATTATTCATCATTTCTCGGATTTCTCTTCGCTGAATGGCTTTTATTAGTACGTCGAGCGCCCGCCCTGTCGTTCGGTAGTGCATGTCTTCCAGGTATTTCCTGGTTGCCGGGAGCACCCGAGTGGATAAAATCACGCGCCTGCGGGAGGCCGGGAAAGTTTGTTTGCCGGTGCGCTTCTGCTTTACTGGCTCGTTGACTTCGCTCATTCTAATAGTCTACCATTGAATCGAAAACGTACACATCATCACACATGTTTACTATAACAAGCCAGAACCTGCTGATTATTTTGCTGTCGGCATTCGCGGTATTCAAGATATTCACCGAAGGCAAAGCCCGCTGGTACAAGCATGTCACCGAACAAGCAGCCAACAAGACAACCGCCGAGACGGAACTGAAATTCGCGCGGGATGCCATTCGCGCCCTCGCCAAGTCTCTCGATGAAAGCAACGCCCTCGGCTCCGACACCACAAAACTCCTGGCGGGAACCATTAAAGCCTGCGAGTCTATTGCGGCTTCGGCACTGGCCATGAAAGAAGAAATCTCCGAGTTTCGCCGGTTGATCGTCAAAAAAGAAGACCCGCAGTATCCGGAAGATAACTTTACCCCGCCCGCTTCTGACGAACAGGCTGCCCGGTCGGCAGATTTCTTTGCCAATCTCCTCCGTGGCATGCCGGTAGCCCAGGCCGAACAGGAAACAAAAGATGCAGAGGAAAAAAAAATGATGCTGTCGGCCATCAGCATGGGACCGATGGAGGAGTAACAGAAGACATGGACCTCACCCGATACCAGGGCGTCATCAAAATGGTTCTGGCGGAAACCCAAGGGCGCTCGCCGGATGAAATCTATCTGGAACTTCAGCGGTCTATGAAAATCGCCGCCATGATTGCCGGGGAAACAACTGCGCCCGCCCAAAACATCGCCGATTATTATTATCAGGCCAACGCTGCCCGTTCCCAGGCACCCGCTCCGGTACTGCCTATGCCCGTGAATAAACCCGGCCCGGTTCTGGTATCCGCCGCGCCTCCCGTGGCCGATGCCGGGGAATCCGAAGAATCCGGAGATGTGGACTACTGGGAATCTAAGCCCGGTAAAGGCGACGGCTGCACACGCCTCGAAACCGCCATCAAGAAAGCCCTCCCGTCTTCCATCAAAGTTCAGTTGCCGGGGTTTCCGGAGCCACTGGAACTGGTCCTCGGTGTCGGCGGACCTGGTATTAAATTCGTCAACGTTTCCTATACAATTCCAGGGGACTCCATGGGTCCGCGCTTTGTGCTCATGACCTCGCAGAAAGACTTTGATAAAGACGCCATCGTGTCGGATATTATCCAGCAGGCCGGGGCGTGCTATAGCAAAGAGAAGCGGGTAATTGTTCCTAAAGCGCCGCCGCCGTCGCCCATGCCAACGTCCCAGGATATGCAGCGCATGCTGAACCAGGATCGCCAGCGGCTCCAGGGTGACCCGAACGACGGGCTCTCCGGAGACGAAGCCATGCGCGCCCGCGATGACGCCAAACAATGGTCCAACAGCCGCCCGGCACAATGGCGGGAGTGATTTTTCTCCGATTTTACGCTGCTATACTTTATTGTATATGCGGATGTTTCCCATTCTCCTGATTTTTTTATCTTTAGCAGCGGCGCAGATAGTAGTAAACAACGGGAACAATGGAACAGCAACACCCACTGGCGCGGCGGGTGGGGCGCTTTCCGGGACATACCCTAATCCGTCTCTGGCAAATCCTGTTTCAGTGGTGAGCCTTTTGGCGTCCGGAATCGTTGACGGACAGGCCCCGGTTACAATCACCACAGCAGCGACCGCAACGCTGGGTGGAGCTTATAATAGCGGATATACTTATAATCAGGAAGCAACTTCTGCCACGGCAATTACCTATACGCTCCCGACCGCATCAGCCGGTAAGCAATATTGCGTCGGTAACTCATATAACGGTTCGGCCCCTACGACCGGAACGCTGGAAATATTAACATCGGCGTCTGGTCAATATATTATTTTCACTGATGGCACCTTATCAGCAAGCGGTGGATACGTCCAGTCTTCCGGAGCAGCAGCAGACTTCGCCTGCGTTGTAGGCGTCGATTCAACTCATTGGTTTTTTCGTCCGAGTTCAGGCGTATGGTCAAAACACTAATCACTACTATCTTTATTTTCACCCTGGCCTGCGATGCACAGGTTATGCAGCAGGCGTTGACCGTAGGCGGTAATCAATGCTGCACGTACTATATAGATTCAGTCGGCGGCTCTGACTCGAATGCAGGAACACTGGCATCTCCGTTTCAGAACGCTCCCGGTATGGTCAACTGCTCAAGTAACTGTGCAGCGGTCACTTTGGTTTCTGGTAATTCGGTCGGATTGAAGGCTGGCGACACATGGCGTGATAGCATTACGGTCCCAGCGAGCGGCAGTGCTGGCGGGGCAATCACCTACACCAGTTACGGGACTGGGGCTCAGCCTGTTATTGATGGCGCAAACCTGCTTAGTTCCGGATGGGCCAGTGCAGGCTTCAATGTGTCCACCCCGGCTAATCTTGTGTCCGCATTAGGTGGCAATTCTGTTGTAGCCGCTTTCTACCATGGGGCGGATTTATCTTCCGGTTTGGTTTCAACATGGAATGATACACGCGGTTCAACCGGCTTCGGACCTGCTTTAACCGCGTCCGGTGGTGCCCGGCCAACTGCCAATGGTATAAAGAGCGTTACATTTTCAAACGCTTCTTCCACTGTGATGACCAGCGGATTATCGAGCTTGTTTAATCTTTCCCAATCGACCACTCTGGTATTTGTAGTGGCGGCTACAGCAAGGAACTTCACAGGACCAGGAGGGTTGTCAAATAATGCCGGAACGCAATTTCTCTTAATTGAGAACCGAAATAATGGAGATTACTGGGTAGATCAAAGTGATAAGACTATTGTGGATTCTGGTGTGGCAATGGGGGCCACTATGCGTCTCACATACGCACAGTGGAACTTCTCCGGTAATACCGACAGTATTGCAGTAGCTGACACCGCTGCCGTTTCCGGAAACTGGACTCAGGCATCCCCTGCGAGTGAATCTTATATCCTCAATGTTGGCGTGACTCCGACTGGTAATTTTTGTTCATGCGTTATAAATGATGTTTTAGTTATAAATGGTGTTCTCAGCGCAACTCAGGTAACCCTTCTTGAAGCCTGGGCATACAATTACGAAGGGGCCGTTATGGTAAGCGGCAACCCGGTATCCAATCCGAGTAATACCTGGTCTATTGCACAGTCTGTACAACCGAATATTCTCCTGCTTAACCGGGTCGCCGGAGTACAGGGTCCATCTGCGCTGGGTTTGAATGCGGGTCAGTGGTTCTGGTCATCTAACACTCTGTATCTGAATTCAGCTACTATACCAAGTTCGGCTTACACATCTCCCGGTGTCGAGGTCCCAGCACGCAATCAAGTGATAGAGACTAATGGTAAGAGTTACCTTACTATATCTGGATTAACTCTTCTAGGCGCTAACTTTCAGGGAATAGACTTCAACAATCCATCCACAGAAGTAAATATAACCGGCAATACCATTACCCTTAATGGAGATGCAGGGGTGGAGGCTGAAGACCCCATTGTGACAAGTTATGTAAATGTAAGTAACAACATAATTAGCTGGAACGGGGGCAGTGGGGTGTTGGCTATGAAAGGCACGAATAACTGGACCGTTCAAAATAATACGGTCACTAACAACTCCCAGAATGCGGGTATCTCATTTAACCCCGGATCGCAGTTATTCCAAGGTGGGGGATATCCCGATTGGCAGTTCTCTGGAGGTATAAGATTCTGGGAAGTGTGGACAGATAACACTAGCACAATTTACAACATACTTACACAGAATAACACTGTAAATAATAACGGACAGCTTTCTGATGGTACGTGGCAGCCAAATCTCACTAATTTCACCGGTCAGGGTATATGGTACGACGTAATAGATGATTCGGCGGGCGGCAACATTATTCGGAATAATACGGTATTTCTTAACCAGTATGCCCAGATACACCTTGAGCACAACCAGCACGTTCAGGCTTACGGAAACGTAGTCTATAATAGTTCACCACCAGGATTCACTATTGGAATCTACGTAACTGATTCGGTTCACGCTGGTATTAGACTTAGTGGGTATAACTTAGTAGCGAATAACACCGTGTACGGGAACACTTCCTATGGAATCAGAAATGAAGGAGCACTTGCGGGGGTTGCTGGTACTTCCATCAACAACACATTTCAGAACAACCTGTCGATCAACAACGGCCTGAGTCTGGGAGGCTTCCCGAATGAACTGCTTGCACAGCAGGGTGGCCAGAATGACGGGACGGATGGAAGCGGTAATGTCTATACCTATAATGGATTCGGAGTCGCCGCAGCGAACTTTATACAGTGGGGAACCGGGACGTATTTTGCCACCTACTCATCATGGGAAACTGCTGCTGGAAACTGCGGTACTACAGGTTGCTCTAATTCGCTCCAGTCAGACCCGATGTTTACTAACCCAAGCGGCGGTATCTTTACACTCCAGGCAGGCTCCCCGGCTATAGGAGCGGGACTCTATATCTCTGGCGTAAGTACGGCAAATCCGCCAAATATAGGAGCCAAATGACGGGCTCTCTATAGAGATGTGAATTTTAGTACACTTGTGGCATGGCCTACTTGCCACAACTTAATCCACAACCCATTGGCGCGGTTACTGTAACCACCCCAGGAACCCCTGTTCAGCTTACCAGTACCCTCCAGACGGTAGTCGTTGGATCGGGATTTCTGGTCAGCGATGCCGCTACGCACGTTCCCTGCAACAAAATAAACCTCAACGCCATCGCGGCCAATACGGGAAGCGTCTACATCGGCCAGCAGACTATGGTCCGATCAACCCTGGCTGGCGTGATTGCCGTTCTCGCCAAGGGAACCGGGTTGTCGATTACTCAGAACGTAGCCCTAAATACGTATGACCTCAGTAAGCTCTATATCGATGCTGACTCGGGTGGGGATGGTTGCTACGGTAGTATAGATACTGTTTAAGAATCAATAACTTGCAATATGATTCTTAAAGTAACATCTGCGATTATTTCTCTCCTGGTTACCGGCTTCCTCTACGCCAATACGTTTCAGGTAACTGCCAGTTTCACCCAGCCTTCCAGTCGTTGCCAGAACGTCGCATGCGCTGCCCCCGTGACCGCCCAATTCGAGTACACAGCGCCTGTCATGGATGTTGGTACGCCTACCATGCTGCAACTGACACCGGATCAGATCGCGGTGGTATGGAATGCTGCCTGTGCCGCGTATGTTTGCGCCAACGAGAATCTTTATTCTCTGTTCAGTATCTTTGGCACTCCGACACTCGGAAACTTTGTTTTTTACTACACGCTGTTTGGCGTAAGCCAAAGCGTCCAGCAGTCTATATCAGGAGCGGTTTTTACTTCCTACGACGGCATAACGACTATTTATACAGGTAATGGCGGAACTTTGGCCATCGTGGATTTGAATATCACGCCTCCGCCGCCGCTGCAAATCTCTTTTACCGGGATGATTAATGCCCAGTGGGCCGCGATGGGCAATTCTCAGTGGGCAGGCATGGTGAATTAATGCGATTCAAAATCCTACTAAGCTTTTTATTTCTGGCTATTGTCCCGGCTTTCGCCCAATACGCTCCGTCTCAGTGCGGGTCTTCCATCTGCGCGGCGGAGCTTAATTCCAAGACTACCGGGCAGAGCGCCAATGGGGCGGCCACGGGGACCTCAACGCCCGGCAAAGACTTCTGGAATAACGCTGCCACGGGCGCTTTGCAGTGGAGCACGGCAACCAATACCTGGTCAGGGTCGATGGCCGTTGCGGTCGGGAAAGCGTTTTCTGTTAATAACACGCTGACTTTCACCGGTACGGACGGGTCCAGCGTGGCCTTCGGGGCGGGCGGGACGGTGCTTTATACCAACGGCAACGCTGCCACGGCAACCGCGCTGGCGAATAACCCGGCAGACTGTGCTCCCAATAACTTCGCCGTCTCTATAGATACGGGAGCAAATCTGACTTGCGCTCAGCCGTCTATCTCGGCGGGTGTTTCCGGCCTCGGAACCGGGGTGGCGACTTTCCTGGGGACCCCTTCGGGCGCGAATCTGGCCTCGGCTATGACTACGCCATTGCCGGTCAGCGGAGGCGGTACTGGGCTAACAACCGCTACCGGACTGGTACGCGGCTCCGGAAGCGCCATGAGTGCGGCGGAACTGACAGGAGACGCCACTACCAGCGGCAGTAACGCCGTCAGCGTCGTCAGGCTAAACGGGACTTCCCTGGCTGGCCTTGCCACCGGACTGCTAAAGAACACAACAGGCACAGGCGTCCCTGTTATTGCCGCGTTCTCTGATATTGTCGCGCTCTGGAGCGGCAGTTGTTCATCGAGTACCTACCTGAACGGCGCGGGCGCGTGCGCGGCTCCACTAGGTTCCGGTACGGTCAACAGCGGCACGGCCACGCACCTGTCCTACTACGCCACCACGACTAACGCCGTCAGTGACGCAGGAGCGGACTTCGTTTACAACGGCACGCATACCTGGACTCTGGGAGCTTCCGGGATTCTGGATTTGAGCGCCGCGTCGGTTACCGCTGGTGTCAAGATCCCTGCTGGTGCCGGGGCCGCGCCAACCGCCGATGACTTTATAGCATTCGATACCACGGCTCATAGGCCAGTCTGGGGCGGTAATGGCTCCACGCTCTACGCCGTGATGACGGCGGACCTCGGTACAGGGGTCGGAACGTTCCTGGCTACCCCATCCGGTGCCAACCTGGCTTCAGCACTCACCACGGCCCTGCCTGCGAGCAAAGGCGGTACTGGGCTGACCAGTTTAGGAACCGGCGTAGCGACTTTTCTGGGAACTCCTTCCGGTACGAACCTTGCTTCGGCGCTGACTACTCCGCTTACGGCGGCAGGTGGAGGCACAGGGGTATCTAATACCGCGACGTTGACACTGGGGTCCAGCAACCAGAACTGGGCGACACTTGGGACCGGCATCGTCAAGAATACGACGACCACGGGCGCTATCAGTGATGCCGCGTCGTCGGATGTGATTAGTCTCTGGACCGGAACCTGTTCCAGTTCTACGTATCTCAATGGCGCGGGCGTCTGCACTGCGCCTTCCGGCTCCGGCACCGTAAACAGCGGGACTGCCACTCATCTCGCTTATTACGCCACGAGTACGACGGCAGTAAGCGATGCCGGGGCGGATTTCACTTTCAACGGAACCCATACCTGGACATTAGGGGCGTCAGGAATTTTCGATCTCAGCGCAGCGTCCGTTACGGGCGGGCTGAAGATTCCATCGGCAGCAGCAGCAGCGCCCACGGCAGACGGATTATTTGCCTTCAACACTACTACGCATCGCCCGGCATGGGGCGGCAACGGGGCTACTTTATCAGCCGTGATGACAGCGGACCTCGGAACCGGCGTAGGAACGTTTCTCGCGACTCCTTCGGGCGCTAATCTGGCATCGGCGCTGACAACACCGCTGCCGTCTACTGCGGGTGGAACGGGCGTCTCCAATACGGCATCGCTTACGCTCGGCAGTTCCAATGTCAATTTGGCGACCCTGGGAACCGGGATCGTGAAAAACACAACCACGACCGGTAATTTAACAGATGCGGCGTCTTCGGATGTGATCGCCCTCTGGAGCGGTACCTGTTCATCTTCCACTTATCTCAACGGCGCGGGCGCGTGCGCGGCCCCAGGCGGATCGGGAACCGTCAATAGTGGCACGGCGACACATCTTGCTTACTACGCGACCAGTACTAACGCCGTCAGCGATGCCGGAACAGACTTTACCTACGGCGGAGTGCATACCTGGACATTAGGGTCGGCGGGTATATTTGATCTGAGCGCCGCTTCGGTGACCGGAGGATTGAAAATTCCATCTGCCGCAGGGGCCGCACCTACCGCTGACGACTTTATCGCGTTCAACACCACTACTCACCGTCCCGCCTGGGGAAGCAATGGGTCAACTTTATCGGCTGTAATGACGGCAGACCTGGGCACCGGAGTCGGTACATTCCTCGCAACTCCGTCCGGGGCCAACCTGGCTTCGGCACTGACGACACCACTCCCCGCAAGTGGAGGCGGCACTGGTATCACTAGTTTAGGAACCGGCGTTGCGACCGCGCTGGGCAATGCCGTATCTGGATCGGGAGCGATTTGCCTGGCATCCGGATCATCTTGCATTGGAGCGGTTAACACCGTTGCTTCCAGTTCTACCCCGGCGTTTAACCTGGCACTTGGCAATACTCAGTACGTATCTTCCTTAGCCACTAATGCCTCTCCCACATTCAGTAACATCAGCACCGGAGGGAAATGGACTTTTATTATCTGCAATAACAGCACTGGTAACTTTACCTGGACGTGGCCCGCTTCAGTTCACGCCGGAATGACCATCGGTGTCAATGCCTCAAAGTGCAGTTCACAGTCTTTTACATCCCCGGACGGAACAAATCTCTTCGCCGATAACAACGGGGTTATTAATCAATAACATGAAACGTTTAATTGTATTGCTTCTGCTCAGTTATCCCGCTTTCGCGGCTTCGTACTTTGTGTCTCCGACCGGCAGCGATTCCGCCGCTGGTTCCTCGGGCGCTCCATGGCTAACGTGTCAGAAAGCTGCGCAAACCATGGTGGCAGGAGATACCACTACGGTCCTCCCCGGAACATATATCAATACGGGACAAGGCGGTTCATGGAACGGCACCAGCGACAACTGGGCCTGCCAGTTCGCCAACTCGGGAACGTCCGGTAACGTCATTACCATGCAGTGCCAAACCCGTGGCACGTGCATCTTCGACGGCGGAGTCACGTGCGGGGCAGCATGCGACTATAACGCCACCAACGGAGCCCGCGAATATATCTCTACCGGTGGGCACAATTACATAACTATTACCGGGTTTATTATCCAGAACACCGGCAACGACGGCATCCACGATGCTGCTAACACGTCAACTAACGTCACGGTTCAGCAGTGCGAGATACGTCAGATAGGCCAGCATAAGAACTCACTCGATGCGCCAGGGAACGGAATCGGGGAAGAGGGGGTGTATCTTAATACCGGCAACACCGGATGGACCTTCGACGCCGACAGTTTCCACGACATTGGGCGCACATCGAACAGCGGACAAACATTGCTTCACTTCGATCATGGCCTTTACGCAGGCGGCGGTACGCTTACCGTCAGCAACAGCATTTTCTATAACATCACAGAAGGCTGGTGCATGCAGATCGACGGCGGCAGCACGATCCATATCTATGGCAACACGTTCTACTCGACGTGCGGGCCGTATACAAACACTAGTGAAATCGGGGCTGTCGAACTGTGGAGCAATAACACCATCACGAGCATATCCTTCCAGCAGAATATCTTTTATTCTCTTACTAATGGCTTCGGAGGTTTTGCGCTGGGCACGTTCTCTTATACCGGCGTGGGAACCAACCTGTTCGACTACAACGACATCTACGGACCAGGCCTGAGCGCCACGACCATCGTTCAAGGCGGAACTCCCGCCAACTGGACTAACGGCACGCACATCATCAGCGCCAATCCGGTTTTCGTGAACCCCACAAGTTCCAACTTTGCTCTGACGCTGGGGAGCGCGGCTATTGGGGCTGGCGCAAACTTGCTGAGCCATGATTATCTGCTGAACGCCAGAGGCAACCCCAACGACATCGGCGCATATCAGTATCTGTCATCTGCTGTTCCGCAACTGGTTTCCATCAACGGAATAAGTCAACAGGAACTCGGGGGGCCGTTGCCAATCTCGTTTATCGGGACGGCAGGGCTGAGCGCTACGCCGCCTCTTTTCGTCAACCCATCCGGCAATTTCACCTGCCCAAGTTGTACAACGAGCGGTTCCACCAACCCCGGTAACCTGTATTCGCAATGCGTACCGGACGGAGCTACTGACAACACCACCCAAATCGCTAACGAAATTGCATCTCTGGTAGCGGGCAATGGAGGAAGCCTGATCTTCCCGGCAGGAACTTGTCTCACCGGCCCGCAGACAGTAAATAACAACGTCGTATTTCGTGGCGCTGGAAGAACCGCCACGACCCTTAAGCTCAAGAATAGCTCCAACGCCAGTTTCTTCAAAGGCTCACTCAATGGCTACGGTGGCACTCAGGTAAATAAAGCGGCCTCTTTCGGATCAGGGTCATCGACCGCCAATACGGGGTTCGGTTTCTATGACATGACTGTCGATGGAAACTACTCCAACCAGACCGGAACGAGTCACTGTCTGGTAGTCTACGCCGACGATTATATTCTCCAGAACGTGACCTTTCAGAACTGCCTTACCGAAGGTATCTATGCAGACTTCAACGGGTCTCTGCCAAACAATCTACACGTCCTCTGGGAAAACGTAATTGTCCACGACTCCCATGATGCGGCTGGTTCGGGGATGATTCTCGCAGGCCCTACCGATGTGCAGATCAATAATTGCTTCTCGCACAGCAATACCGGAAACGGCATGGAGCTTGCACCCAATGCGGGCGCGATTCTGTTGGTCAATTGCCATTTCTTCGCGCCGGGGTCTCCTGCCAGTGGGTTCGTCGGAGGAGCCGTCAACCTTCTCGTTGAGGGAGGATTCAGTTCATGCATCAACTGCGAAGCGGAAGGCTCCAACTACGCGAATGTAGTCGTTCTGGCGTCCTACTTCACCTGGAACGGCGGTCTGATATACGGCATCGGAGGACAGCCTACTTTGCAGGTATGCGGCCTGTGTATCGGGCAAGCGGCTGGCAACACGCCGATTCCGGGACAAGTCAATCAGTCTGGCGGAGTAACCACGCTGGCGGGAGGGAGCAACGTAACCGCTCACACTCATTTCTACCTCAACAACCCACAAGTGAATTTCGCCGCTTCCAATGGTTACTCGATCATCGACGGCGATATGAATCAGGCTAACGGGACTGCCTACTATACGGGCACGCCAGCGGCCACCGATGTAATAAACTTATACGGTCAGGGGTTAACCGCAACCGGGGCTCAGTCAACCGGTAGTTGGTCCAAAGATTACGTCAACGCCTTCTCCGCGTTCACGGTTACCGGACCCAACGGTGACGTGTACAACGTGAACACTTTCAGCAACCCCGGTTTTGCGCAATACCCGAACGGCACCAGTTTGCAGGGATTCTCAGGAAACTACAGCGCTCAAACATGGCTGTTTGGGAACAACGGCATTCAGGCAAACACGACAACGTTTGGAAGTCTGGCAACTTGTAATTCCGGGAACGAGGGCCTGATAAAACCAATCACAAACTCATCTACGAATACATGGGGAGCCACAATCAGCACAACCGGAACTGATCATGTGCTTGCATATTGTGACGGTACACAATGGACAGTGATGGGAAAATAATAAAAGTATTGGATTTTTGAAACTAACTAAGCAGATACAGCAACGTAAACTAAGTTAAAATTATCACATGACACTAGCAGAACTAATGGCTGGAGACGGTGCCACTACTGGCTGTAACGGAGCCTACGGGCAGCCGGGCGGAACGACTTTGCTAAACTTTACTACGACCCTGAATAATGGCTATCTTCTCATCGAAGTCTTTCAAGTGACTCTTATAGACGGCGCATGGGTCCCACAGAACGGCGACCTGAGCGTATACACGGTACTTTCCGATGGACGGATTCTAACCGATTCGGATAATACCCTGGACGCAAACGGAAATAACCTGGCGATTCAGAGATACCGGCTGCCGTGCCTATTCGGGGATGCCGTAAACACTACGACAACCACATGGGAATCCAGTGTCGCGGGCGGCGGAGAGTGGGACTGGACAGGATCAGGAGACACAGCGGTAGACAACGGAAATTATTATTTCCAGGTGCAATCCAGTTTCGATGCCGAAATACAGAACGGCAATATATTTCAGCAATATGGCGACACGACTCCAGGTGGTTCAGGCGGAACTGAGAATATCAGAACTTGGTTCGTCAACGGCATTTGCACCGAGTATGCTTCGCAGTCGAATGGCGGAGCAGTGTTCCATCCCGTACGAGTTGGAAACCGGGTCTGAGTTTATTGATACAATAGTAGACATGAAAAGATTTTATGTCTCTGCGGCGCTGCTCTCCTGCGCGTGTTTGGTATTAACCGCCTGTTCGGCTTCCACGGCGCTGGATATCGCAACAGCAGTCATCACGGGCGAAATGGCCGGGGCAATTGCCTCCGGTTGGACTCCCGGCGTTACCTATGGTGATGCGGCACTCGAAGCCGTGTCCTGCATTGGAACTGAGTACAACAGTGCCGACGCGGCGGCCCTAAAATACGTCGCCTACACTGCCTGCGTGGTCTCGGCAGAACAGACGATTCCCACCGGCAACGGAACCCAGTTAGCCATCGTCGCCGGTATCAACGCGGCCCTTAACGTGCTTTTGATCTCAGAAGGAGCGCAGCCAGTTCCTCCGGTATCAGTAGCAGTGAGAGCGCATGCGGCGTCTGTTCAGCGGGTCAAGCAGTATGACGGACACAAGCCTTCGTTAATTGTTCGCCATGAAGTGAACGACTCAATAAAACACGCGCGGCTCGCAAAGAAATAGCAGCAGGAGACAAAAGACAACATGGTCAAGACTATCGAAAGCAATGGCATGACGTTTCGCCTTGGCCGTAAGCGTCCCTTGGCTCCGCGCCCGCGCATCAAGTTCGGTGACTACGCCGATGCGTCTCTTCCAGCGCCTCCAGTCTCCTGCGATTACCGCCCAGCGGCGGCCAGTGTCCTGAGTAACATTTACCTGAATGACAAACTGGGTGATTGCGTTATTGCCGGTTGCGCCCACGTCTTCGGCGTGCTCACAGGGAACTCCGGATTAGCGCCCGTGACGTTCACGGACGACCAGATCGTTCAGATGTACTCCGCTATCGGCGGATACGTTCCCGGAGATTCGGCAACTGACCAGGGCTGCGACGAAGAGACGGCACTTAACTACGTCCAGACTTCCGGCTTCTGCGGTAATAACATCGTCGGATGGATGTCAGTGGATGCAACGAATCCCACTGAAGTCAAACAGGCTCTCTGGTTATTCGAGAACCTGGTATTCGGCGTAGAACTTCCGGATGCCTGGATCACTCCGTTTCCGTCTGCTTCTGATTTCGTCTGGGACGTAGCGGGCGACCCGGACCCCGGTAACGGTCACTGCTTCGTTGGCACGGCCTATGACGCTACCGGAGTAATCATCGATTCGTGGGGAATGTCCGGGACTGTGACCGAAACCGCCGTTGCCAAGTATGCCGCGCGTGGAGCGGGCGGGCAGTTGTTCGCTATGTTCAGCCAGGAATCCATCGACCGTGCCACGGCTAAAGCTCCCAACGGGTTCGACTTTACTACGCTTCAGTCCGACTTCTCTGCGATGAAAATATAAATAAATATATGACATCCGAAGAAGCGGCAAAAATCATCGTAGGCAAAGACAGGTACAGGGCCGAAGAATTACTGGACAACATCAGGCCCCTGGCAGAAGATTATTTGTTTGTGTTGGCTGTGCTAAGAAATATAGATACCTGGTCGCATCTGGAAGACTGCCCCACTATCGCCCACTCGGCCATCGAAGCAATGAACCAAAAGTCTCTATAGAGACGTCTAACTTAGTATCCCTTGTAGGCAATCAGATAAAGAATCAGAGAAGTTGAGATAATCACGCACGAAAGCATGATCCAGATAGTTGAGTTTTTTCGGGAATTCTCTGCTTCCAGAAACTGACACCGATCCTGAAGGTCCATGATATGCATGGAAGCGCTGGCACTGCTCTTAGCATACTGGTCTTTGAGTTCAGCCGGTAGCACTCCCAGCGCATGAAGACGGATATCATCAGGGGCGGTTGGCATTTATTTATTTTCCCGTTCTTCTACGTATCCGCACTTGGAGCAAGCCCGCGCCGTAACCGGGTCCGGGGTGCCTGGTTTCATGGGATGATCGCGCCACGGCGACATACCAATCTGGCCGCACTTGGGGCAGGTCTTCATTGGCTTCCGTTAGCCCCGTTACCTTCGGAATACCACTCGGAAGAAAAATGCGCCTTTGTTCGTTCGATCCCAGGCATACAGGAACGGGACTCGCCTGTTCGGCTGGCTTCGGTCAGCGCATCTCGGCTAACTGCTATGATCCCGTGCTTCGATAGTTCCTTTATAACCAAGCCGTAGCTTAAACCCACCTGTTTGCAAATCTTGCTGATGCAGAGCCCATAGATGCCAAGTTCCACGGCGCGTTTCAGTTTCGCCGCACGCTCGGTTTTCTTGTGTTCAGACTGGGATTTCAGAGCTTCTTCCAGAGCTTCTTTTTTACTTAGCATCATTTAACTCACAGCTCACACTACTTAACCCAGGTCTTGCTGCGGGCATTGAATTTACCAAGTTCAGTTTTTATGCGTGCTACATCGTAAGGGCTCATTACGCGCAGACTCTGGAGAACCTGTTTCGCCAAATCCCCGGCATCCATTGACTTGGCATCGTAGGTACGGCATGGAGATGTTAACTCTATTATGGCCCCGGAAGACAACATAATACTGGCTACCCATCCGTCTTTGGAATCCAGGAGTTTAGCTCTGTTTTCGTCATATTGAATTTTAGTCGCCGTGTTGTACTGGACACTAAAGCCAGTGGGGAATCTGACTGTGATCATTTTATTTATTTTTTAGCTTCCTGGCGAGTCTTGCAATTCTCAGTTTCTGACACGAAGTACACCGAACCTGGTTGGGAGAACCAGTCTCAAACACAGCCCCTGCCGGGCACTCAATTCCATTGTCACCTATGCAGTTTCTGGAGATTTTATTGTTTACCTGGTATCCGGTTGCGATAGGGGTTCGCTCAGTCGTCATATTTAATAGTTTGGCACGGAGTTACCCGGTCCGCTAATCGTGAGTCTTTGCTGCGGGTTCCGATAACGGCTCTGCATCGCAGGAATATTTCTGTAACTTCGCGCGCACCCATTCGAGTTGCTTGCGGCTGACATTCGCGCGGTCATCAACAAAAGATTGGTAGACCCTCTGCCAGGTTGTAGGCTTCAGTTCGTTAATCATCTATTCCTTTGCTGCGCGTTCCGCTACAGCGGAACCGGAGGTTTTGGCGGGATTGCCACGCCTCTGCCGTCGTCGGACCAATGAATGCGTGTGCGGGTAGGAAGGAATAACCGCAGGGCGTTTTTGGCACCGCTCATACTCCTGAACCCGACCGCCACAACAGCCCCATTTAACATCCCCCACCAGCCCATCATCGCGGTTCCCACTTCAACTTCATACTTGACCGCAGGCAGACTCTTATTCGCCACTCTTCTCCTCTTTCTTCCATTCCCCGGCTCGGGTACGGGATTCGAGAATATATAGATCGCCTTCGACTTCAGGGCGCTGGTCATATATGCCCGTGATCGGCTCTCCATCATCGCTCCACGCAACCCGCCACTCCTTCGGCGCTTCCGATTTCCCGCGCTCCAGTTCGGCGATGCGTTGCTGCTGCTCCTCGATAATGTCGAGAGCGCGGGGGAGGGATGTACGGGCGGAAGCAATGAATGGACGATCTTGCCAGCGGGTAAATGCGGCGATCAGGCCGGAGCCAAGCGAATCATCAGGCCCATAAACGCGCGGATTGCCATTGACTCCTTCATGCCACGGTCCCGGCGTGGCATTGGTGCACAACTCCCGCTGCTCGGCCACAAAGGCGGCGATCTCGCTACCAGTTAGCATTTTTGTCTTTCCCCTCTCCATAAGTAGTCCATGCGGCCCAAAGGGAGATTGGCCCAAATAGTGAAGCACATATATTATCCAGCCGCTCTCCTATGGTCCATTTCCAGCGTTGCTTCCGGTAATATCCTCTCACGATCCGATATGATAGTAATCCACAGTAAACCCACAAGGCGATAGCTAGCACAAAGGCGGCGATCTCGGAGGGGGTCATCGGGAAACCGCCATTCCAATTTCAAAACCGATTAACAGGCAGGCCAGCGCGATACCACCGGCAGCATACCAGTGAACCATTGATTCCCCGCATTCATCGCACTTCACTTTGTCCCTCCCAGTTTGGACTTGATGCAGTTGCACCCGGCTGGAGCCGATTCGAATAATGCAGCAAAATCTCTCCCCCCCCCCACACTCTATCTTCCGCTTAGCCATTCCTCTAATACGACCATAAAGACCAAAAGTATATATGCCGCCGCGCAATAAATCGCCATCCAAACCACCCAAAAAATTGGGTTTGAAGTCTTGGCTCGGATTGACAATAATATGCCTACCATTGTCATCGTTATCGCTGCTATTAAGGCCAACAAGGCCAACTGTCTCTATAAAGGTGAAATAAATTCTCCATCTAGTCCCCTTCATCCCTGCCGCTCCTCTCCGGGTCTTTGCTCAGCACTTCTATCCATGCGCTTTTGGTTATCAGCCAGCCTTTGATTGGCTGCTTCCGGCGCGTACGTTATAAATCCCAAAATAAACATTATTAGTATTCCATCGAGAGGTCTTTCCGAAATTATTGTAGTTGCTAATCCAAATCCAAACGCGAACCACCGAAACCTCGGCAGAAACTTCAACATCATTGGAACTGTTTTCATCCCTGCCGCTCCTCTCCGGTTCCCCGGCCCGCTTTGCGATCCTCCAAAGCTCTCACTCGGTCCACCAAGTAGCCAACAATAGCACCTAAAATTAGCACCATGAAAGCGAGAAAAATAATTGCAATTGTTACTCCTCGATCAACCATGGTTGTTTCCCTCCGCGTCGGCCTCGGGTTGCGGCGTCCCTTCCGTGAGGGCCAGCGCAGCGATTACCACATGCGATAAGCACCGTTCGTCGCTGCACGGCTGAGGGACCATCTCGCGTCCCTTCTGCTTGAATACCCGGTAGCCGACCCGGCAGACCGCGCAGTATCCGCTGTCAATCTGTGGCGTGTGCTTCCAGATCTTGACGAGGGCCTCCCTGAGTGCCTTTACCTGCTCCCGCAGCGTATCTACCCCTGTAATGGCGAGTAGTCTGCGCTTGCGGTCAATAGCATCCCCCTGAAGCTTCTCGTCATCCTCAATCACATAGGAACTCCATAGCATCTCAAAATGCGATTCAGGGTCACCGATATGTTCTTCAAGTTCCTTTACCTGCTCCCGCAGCGCATCCCGCTCCGATTCTGAACGCAACGAGACTTCTATCGCCCGTTCGGCGCGTTCATGAGCGTCTGTTACTTTTACGTTCAGTTCCGCTTCTTTGATGCGCGCCTCAGCAATTGCTCCGGATCGGCAAAAACCGCACGGTAGATTGGAAGGAACAGAAAATCCGGTATCCTGGCATTCAAAACAGGTTCCGGGTGGGAATATGACCTCGATTGGGCGTCCCGGCTTCAGGCAGTTGAAGCACCGGCTATCCGGCGGCAGAGAAAACGTTCGCTGGCCCGTGCATTCGCAAAATTCACTTACGGTGCGCCGCTCGGCCACTATGGGCTGCTCCCGCGCCAGTTCCATTTCCAGTTGCTGCCCTGGACTCATATATGTAGTGGCTGCGTTCGCCGTGGCCTGTGCGCTCGCTGACCAGTAAGATTCCTGATCGATCTGGCTGCCGCACTTCGGGCAATACTTCCAAAACCCGTTCCGAGAAATCCCACGCCCGCATTCACACCACACAAGATCGCGGGTCAGGCATGAGTCACCAACATGCACCTTAACGGAGCGCACTTCTTCCTCGTCGCGGGAGGCGCGACCGGCTTCCCATGCGGTACGCAAACGGTCCACGATATCAGTTCCCCGCTGATCCAGTTGCACCGGTAATAAGTACCAGTCTTTGAACGTCTCCGGCTTGTGGCTCACGGCTTGCCTCCTTGCTCTGATTGGTAGATCACGTTACTTGGGAGGATTTACGCAACTGACATTTCCGCCGTTGAATACCGGGATATGTCCAGCCTTAACACAGTCTTTGGCGACTTCCTGCTCCAGTGCAAACACTTCTTTCTGATTCTCCATAGCGGCTTTCTGCTGTGTCTCCTGCAACGTCATCTGGGCCGCCTGCACGTTGGCACTGACTGCACATGTCGGATTTACTTCTTTGTGGGTTGCCTGGTAGATATTAAACCCACCGGACAAACCAATAATAATGGCCAGCGCGAGGCCGACACTATCTGAAACTCCCTGGGTCTTTACGATTACCTCCTGCTCATCTTGTTCGTCTTGTTGTTGGTTTATTTCGGTATTGTCGTTCATAGTTTAATTGTATACGGATATATTATATGTGTCAAGCGACCCAGTAAATTTATTTATTTCAGTGCCCGGCGTAGCTGGATTTCTACGGCTACGTTTCTGTTGCTTCTGGTTCCGCCCAGGCAATCATGCTCTGTATCATGCTCTGTGATGCATCCCCGTTCCCAGGCTTCCCGCAGTTCCGCCACGTGCTCCAGTGCCGCCTCCACTGCTTCCGTTAATACCAGGTATCTGGCAGCCGACTTGCCCCGCTCATACTCCAGTGTCTTCTCTGCCGTCCAGAAGTTACTCATGGCTTCTCCCCCCCCATCTATCATTTACTAGCACGGTTCGTACTTCAGTTCCCTATGCGTCTCGGCGGTCGTTCCAGGCTGCAAAGTCGGACGCTGGTCAACTTCCCCGCCACCCCCCGCTTCTCCCCCGCCACCCTCTTGTTTCTCTTGTTTCCTTGGCGGCCTGACCCTCGCACGGTTCCAATATGGCGATTTACACTTCGGGCATTGCACCGGATTCTCTACCCGCGCTACCCACGTTTCCCCGCATCTTTTGCATCCTAGTTCCGTCATCTACGGACATGATAACAGGTTATGTTCTACGGAGTCAACCTGATATTATCATCATAACATATGAGTATCTTCTTAGTTTCTGGAGTCTCTTTGTATTTTTTGTGACATGGCGGGAGTGGGACAATCCCCCTTCCCCACCCCCTCCTCGGACGCATGCCCACCCCCTGGTTATAGATATGCCACCGGTTCCGGTCTCTGGCAGCAACGTCTTGGCACCCAGACGCCTCCTTTGCGACGGCGGAGGTCCCGCATTGGCAACAAAGCACTTAACACGACTGCATAGATACGTACGATCAATCACTGGTACTCGGGTACTAGTCAATAAATGAACCTAGAGTACTATAGGTATTCAGGCGATACGCTGGTAAGCTCGTTTCAGGAGCCAAAGAGATGCAAGCCGAACATGATCAATACTGCGGGTGCGATAGCTGTATGTCTATCATTCTAATAGCGCCATACGCTATAGTCCGCAAAGGCCCGTTAGGGTTCGCAGTCTACGACGATAACAACGATATCGTGTTCACCACACCAAACCAGATCGAAGCCGAATCATACGCAATGGAGATCAAATGAAACGCCTATCACACCAGGCCATCGAACGCGAAGCGAAACAGTTCCTCCCGCTACACCTGAAACTGGGAGTCGCTATGTACAATCGAATCAATAAGAAACAGGAGAATCGCCGTGAAACAAAGTAACGATAAGAGAGGGGGGGCGGGATTGTCCCGCACGCCGAAAACAGGGAAACAGACCGAAACAGGGAAACAGGGCATCCGGAAGCCGTGCGGTTGTCCTGGTGATCTGGCACCTGGTGTTCATCGGGACACGTGCCAAGCCTCTAAGAAACCAGTAGTAAAGGTGCCAACTGAGCACCCGTTACCCGCCAATATGTTTGTGGTGCGTGGTCTGACTACCGAAGGAATCGAGGTATGGTACACGGGACGTGCTGGAACTGAGTTCACGAGCACTGATCAGGTACAAGCCTTTACCTACACAACAGTTGGAGTATGCACGGCGTAAGGCTACCTTTCTTAACACTATGACTGAATTACATGGGATACGGTTTATTGGCGTGCCTGCGTCCGAGATGCCAGCCGCGCCCGAGTGTCATGCCTGCTGCAAGACTGGCAACCTGGTAGCCATCAGTGCTGGTGAGAACCCCATTATGATGTGTGCTGAGTGCTCGTCTGATACGGTGTTTGTGGCACGTATACTGGGGCGCTATGGACTTGCGCCCGCGTCCGAGACGGTAGTTTCGGCCCCTGCCAACGTCTCCACCGATGTCTGGTACGCCATCGAATACAGCCGCACTGGTGCCGACGACTGGTTCCCCGCATCTGGGACATTCGACACCGAAGCAAGCGCCCGAGCCGAAATGGTAGCCCTCGCCAGCGTAGAACCTAGCGGCCATGGCGACGAGTACCGCATCGTTCGCAAGACTCTCACCACGGAGGTTATCAGCTAGCCATGGCCACCATACAAGACCTCCGCGCCGTCCTCCCGCAGCTTTCCCCACGCGACCAGGACTTCGCCCGCAACCTGCTCGTGGCTTCTGCCCGGTATGGATCGCTTACACCAAAGCAAGCGCCATGGGTGGATACCCTCGTTAGCCGCGCCCGCTCGTCCGCCGTTCCAGCCGCGACCGTCAGCGTTGGCGACTTCCGCCCCGTCGTTGCTCTGTTCGAACTGGCATCACGCAAGCTCAAGTTCCCCAAGGTCCGCCTGCTATGCAATGGCCTGCCGGTCATCCTGTCGCTTGCCGGTACGCAGTCCAAAGCCCCCGGAACCATCAACGTAGCTGGTGAAGGTCAGTATCCAGACCGCGCCTGGTATGGCCGCGTTACCCCTGCCGGTGCCTGGGAACCTGCCCGCAACATCGAGCCCGGCATGCTCGAATCCCTCACGGGGTTACTCGTAGCGTTCGGCTCAGATCCCAACGCAACCGCAGCCGCTTACGGTCGCGCTACCAATTCCTGCTGCTTTTGCGCCCGTGAGTTAACTGACGCCCGGTCTGTCGCTGCCGGGTATGGTCCGGTGTGCGCGGAACACTATGGGCTCACAGCACAATGGGAATCTGCTGCCCGCACGGCAGCCCAGCCCACCAGCAATACCGAGTCCACTGCGGAGGTCTCCCGGTGACCACCATGAATACCGCCAAACTCGCGGCAATAACCGCCGAAATCTATCAGTCAATGGGCCTCAGTGAACTGACTGACGAGCGCACCGACGAACTGATCACGAATCAACTCAATGATGCAGGAATTGATATCGATGAGGACGGCACGCCCGATTATTCCGAATGCGAGTACACCCGGCAGGCCGTTCGTCGCGCGCTGGAAATCTGGAGTGCGGAGGTATTTAAATGACACCAGCCGCATTCATAACAATCGCCTGCGGTGCCTTCAGCCTGCTATGGCTCCTGGACGGCGCTTTACTCAATGGCCAGTGGATCGGACAGGAAGGAAACGAAAAACAATGAGAACACCCGAACAAACAGAAGCACTTCAGAACGCCAAACCCGGCGACCACGTTGTTATGCGGCGTAGAGGGATTGAATCGCCGTACTTGCGCCGCATCACCCGCGTTACGCCCGCAATGATTTTCATTGGCACAGGTACATTTAGCCGCTACCACAGAGGGACAAACCAAAGACCACTTGGCCAACCAGTGGGCGGAATCGGTGAATGGATCGAACGAGTTGCCACGGCTGAAGAGGTTCAGGCCTCGACCGACCGCACGCGCCAGGAAGCACTGGCTCAGGCACAGCGAGAGAACTCCCGCGCCGCTATCTATGCCAAACGCGCCGAGCTTGCCGCGCTGTTCCCTTGGTCGGACGTGACTGTCAGCCACAACGGCGAGGACTCTTTTACCTTAGTCCTGGGCGATCTTACGGAGGCTTTAGTCCGCGATCTTGCCGCCGACATTACGGCCCGCAGCAAATGACTCCCGACCGTTTCCGGGCACGCGTGGATGCCATCGTTACCCAATCCACGCGCGCCCCTGCGCCAACCCTCACACGTGACCCGATCAACCGGCGATTAATCATTGCCTTTCAGGTCATGCCAGACAAGCCCACGTGCGCCATGATGCGCAAACACGGTTTCAAGTTCCGAGGCGGACCCGTTCAAGCTTGGGTACGCCCCATAACCCACACCGCAGTAGCAGCCGCATCAGCCATTATGGCTATGCTGGGAAAGACAGGAGAGTGAGAAAGATGACGTTAGCCAAGATACCCACATACGAATCGCTTCAGAATCTCATGTATACCGCTTACTATGCCGCAATCCAAGCCGATGACGCCTTCCGGATCGCACTGCAAAAGAAGTTCGGCCCACTGACTGGAGACATGCGTTACAAGTCTAAATCGTGGTTCGATAGTTCTATCGATGCCGCATTCGAGGCAAAGTGCGCAGCCGATGAAGCTTACCGTCAGGCCGTAGCGGAATTCCGCCAGTACTACTGAATAACCCAGCCATGACCGACCTATTGACCCTTATCCTGCGCCTGATCGGCCTGGAACCCGACGAACAGCGACACGAGCTAACGCCCCCGGTTGCCTCCCAGGTTCCTCACCCGCGCATCGGCCCGTCAGGAAAATAATCCAGCCATGCCACTAGGTAAACCAAAACTCTCCCGCCAGGAAGCCATAGAGATCATAAACTCTATGCCCTTCCTGGTGGCAACCGGGCAACATAATATCCCGCTTCCACGCCCTCCGGAATCGCCGTTAGTGGTTATGCTCGAATTCGAAGTAGCCAGCGGATCGCGGCGCTATAAGTTTGAGAAACAACCATTTAGCGTGCTCTCACGCATCACGCGCGAAGAGTACCTGGAAGCTGCTCCATGGGGATGTTGGGGTAAATTCTACTACCGGCTGTCAACCGACTGACATTACACAATGCCACTAGCACCGCCACTAACCAGCCCGGAGAGCGATATCACGGCAGCACGTAGAGTCTTAATGTCAGATTCGAGTCTTGAGATGCGCCGCGCCAGTGTATCGCGCTCCGATGTCGCGTTGCGCCTGCGTCTTAAGGACGTTACAAGCTGGTACGAGCAACCGACGACCTCCGCGATATCAGCAGGAGACGAATATTCGCCAGTATCGAGGAGAGACCTAACATGGTCACTCTTCAATGACTTGCTCACGAGTCCAGTATACCAAAATGCGCCCGGTGCAAGTGAAAATAATTCCCCGAATCCTGCAAATAACTATTGCGCTGGATTCTGCCATATGCTAAGATCATACACAGATATACCACGTCTTTATAAAGACGCTGAGAAACAGACAGGAGAAAGAAACAAATGAATCTGGTAGACAGCATTCGGGCAGCGAGGCGTTGCGGCGTGCCTCTGATAGTAATACGCACGGCTGACCCTAGCGCCGCAATCCAGCGTATCGAGAAATCACTACCAGCCAAAGAAGCCGAGACGCCTATACTCCAGTGGGATGTGGCGCGCGGCGCGGCTGGAGTAAATGAGTCCGGAGCCAAAGCCCTGGCTCAGGCGCTCAAAGACGCCGATATGGAGCAGCCCAGTACCACGAATCCAAGTGAATTCCTGGGATTCGCGCCAAAGCTGCCCGCGCCCGCGATTGTCTTCATGCTGAATTTGCACCGCTTCTGCACCGAAGACATCGGCTGTATTCAGTCACTCTGGAATCTCCGCGACGATTTCAAAGCTTCCAGAAAGACTATTATCGGCTTAGTCCCGGCAATCACCCTACCACCTGAACTATCCCAAGACGTACTGGTTCTGGACGATCCATTGCCGACCGACGCGGAACTGAAAGCCATCGCGGAAGACATTTTTACCAGCGCCCAGCTTCCGGCACCCGCCGCACCCGAGATGGAGCGGATCGTGGACGCGACTCTTGGACTGGCCGCGTTCCCCGCCGAGCAGTCTATGGCGATGAGTATCGCCAGAACCGGCATGAACATTGGGGAGCTTTGGTCCCGGAAACGCTCGCTCGTTTCTCAAACGGAAGGGCTCAGTATCGTCGCTCCTAGTCTGACTTTTGCCGATGTCGGAGGCGTCCGCAACATTAAAAAGTTCATGACACGAATTGCCACCGGCAAGAAGCCGCCACGCTGCTATGTGTTCATCGATGAAGGCGAAAAAGCCTTTGCCGGTAGCTCCGTTGGCGGAGGCGATACTTCCGGGGTTTCTCAGGGATTCCTGGGTAACATGCTGACCGAGATGCAGGACCGCAAATATCGCGGATCGATCTTTATCGGATTTCCGGGGAGTGCAAAGAGTCTGATAGCCCAGACCGTAGGCCCGACCTTCGGCGTCCCGACAATTCAGTTTGACCTCACCGGCATGAAGTCCAGTCTGGTAGGCTCCAGTGAAGCCAATCTGAGAAAAGCCTTTGCCACGGTGTACGCCGTCAGTCAGGGGAATGCTTTCTTCATCATGACGTGCAATTCAATCTCGACTCTTCCCCCGGAGTTGAAACGTAGGTATAAATCTGGTATTTTCTGGTTCGATTTGCCGGTATCTGAAGAGCGTACGGTTATCTGGGAACTCTACCTGAAACGCTACGCCAGCGACCTGGAAGGGCTGGACCTGACGATACCTAATGATGAGCACTGGACCGGAGCGGAAATATCAACCTGCGTGGAAAACTCAGCAACCATGCAGTGCTCTTTGATGGATTCCGCCGCGTACATTGTCCCGGCTTATTTATCCATGGGGGCTGACCGCGCCAACCGCCTGAGAGAGGAAGCTAACGACCGCTACATTTCCGCCAGCTATCCCGGCCCGTACCAGTACAAACGAACCAGCGCCACACCACAAGCCCGCGCCGCCCGTGCAATAAACTTCGAAGACGTTCAGTAGAAAGAGAGGGTATCTATACGCCGTGCAACCAGTTGATCACTAACACCACAGAATTTTCCGCAGGCACCGACATGGAGCTTATGCGCCAGGCCCTCACCGATGCCGGGTTTACCAGCTTCGAGTATCAGGGTGGACTTGCTTTTAACCGGACTGACAAGTACCGGGTAGGCGGAAAATTCGTAGCCGGGGTTTTCACGGTCACCGAAGGCACCGACGTTTCCAGCATCAAGCGCGCCTACAGCACCCTGGCCGTGAAGCAGGCAGCCAAGAAGATGGGATGGACGGTAAAGACCGACACCAAGGGCAAAATGCAAATATCAAGGAGATCATAAAAAGACATGGACAACTTAACGTTTGAACGCGCCAAGAATTTGTCAATCGATGTTTTGTCCGATTCACGGATTGCCATCGTTCTACATAGAGAAAACGAAATAGACGTAGCATTTTTGGCATCACCCGAACAAATCACCAAAATTATCGGCACATTACAGGATGTCTTAACTGAAGTAAAGGGGAAAACCGCATGAAAGAAGACATCATTTCCGTTGAAATCACCGATGAGGGTCTTGTGAAGTCAACGACCCCGACAATTAGCGCAGCCAACCATTCGTCAGCAGCCGAATTTTACAAGTTGCTCGCCCGGCTGACCGGAGGTCCGGTAACCATGAAGAAGAAGGACAAGACCACCGATCATCACCACCACGAGCATCAGCACGGAGGCCAGTAACCATGACACCGGAAGAGGTTTTTGAGAAAGTCGCACAAGCTATGACACTGGAAGAGATTTTGGAGAAAGTCACACAAGCCTATGACTGGGAAAATGATGCAGCATACAGCCGGGAAGAGGCTCTTTTGGTTAGCGCCGAGCGGGAAGCGGTTATTGAAGCGATCAAAGCCCACTGGAAATAATAATTGAATAGAAAGAGAGACAACAAAACCATGCCGACAACCAATCAAGACCTGAGATTCCTTGAGAAAGTCACCGCCGTAGCCGTCCGCTTCGGTAACCTGAGCTTTACCAAGAAGCTGCCGAAGTCCGCCGTAACGACCGAGAGCGACCCGGAGCGTGTCAGCGCATCGAAGCGCCTGCTCGACTGCCCGGAAGCCGACGCGATACGCAGCGAATTCACCCGCATCCGGCAGTTTGTCACCGCCCGGACCCTACCGAGCCCGTTCGGGAAAGGGGTTTACTTTGTCCCTAACACGCGACTCGAAGAAGTAGACAACGAACTAGACAACGCCAAAAAAGTCACCATCCCGGCCCTGGGAGAAGCGCTCATTGCCGTCTATGATATTGTCCTCGACAAAGAGCGCACGGCCTTGGGTCCCAACTTCGCCGTAACGGATTACGACACGCCCGCTGAGATACGGGAGCGGTTGAGCGTGGAGTTCAGCTATATGACGTTCGGCGTCCCTCAGAACCTTCCGGAACAAATTCTTAGCCGTGAGGCCGAGAAACAGCGCCAGCGGCTTGTGGAGTCCGTGGACGTGATGCAGACGCTACTGCGCAACGAGATGGCGAAACTGGTAGAGCACGCCATAGATAAACTTAGCGGGACAAAAGACAACGGGAAAAAATCTTCATTCAAGAATTCCCTGGTGGGAAATATCCGGGAATTCCTGGCTTTGTTTGCCGACCGCAACATTACCGACGATACCGAGATGAAGGCCCTGTGCGACAAAGCCGCGCAGTTACTGGAAGGTGTGGACCCCCAGGACCTCCGCGACAAAGAACCACTCCGGGAATCGGTCGCCCGTGGCTTCGCAGAGATCAAGCAAGCGCTCGACGGCATGTTAGTTCCCCGTGGATCGCGCGTAATCACGTTCGAAGACGAGCCGGAACCGGCAGAAGTCGCAGCGTAGTTTTTCACGTCCGCCAGCGTCTCTCTAAAAGACGTTGGCGGGAACACAGCAACAAACCAGAGAAAGAGCAGAGAAAGAGAGAAACAATCATATGCCAGCAGCACAGAAACGCAAACGTATACCGGTACTGCCGTTCAATGTTTCGACAACCGCAGCCCCGATTCCGATCATCCAGAAAGCCATCAGTCAGGAGTGGATTACCGTCACCCCGGAACTGGCGACCAAGTGGCTGGAAGAGTTCAACACCAATAACCGCAACATCCGGGAAGATCACGTCGTCAGGCTCGCCAACGACATGAAGGCTGGTAAATGGAAGCGCAACGGCGAATCTATTGCCTTTGATGTCAATAACCGCCTGATTGATGGCCAGCACCGGCTATACGCCTGCTTCATGGCGCAAAAGCCATTTGATACTTTGATCATGCGCGGACTAGACCCGGAAGTCTACAGCACGCGCGGCATCGGACGCCCGAAAAACTTTGGCGATTTCCTGGGACCCGTCCACGGCGAGAAGAACACAGCTTTGCTTGCCTCACTCCTGAGAATGATTTATTTCTGGGAGCACGGCTATCTGGCGCGCATGAAGGAAGGATCGCTCGCCCCGACTATTTCCCAGCTTGAGCAGGTTCTTATCAAGCACCCGAAATCGCGCGACAGCGTAGAATTCGTTTCCAATCATAGCGCCGTCAAGACAGCATTCCCGCCGTCATATTCATGCCTTATCCACTATGTCGGCACCCGGCAGGGACACCCGGCGACCGTGGAGTCATTCCTGGAGCGCCTGGGGAACGGCCTGGGACTCAACGCCGACGACCCGGTTTATCAGCTTCGAAAGTTCATGCTGGCGCAGCGCGGAGCCAAACCCGGAACCCGGCGCGCGGCTCAGTTGTACGTGCTGGCTCTCGGTATCAAAGCATGGAATGCCGTGAAGTCCAATAAGCCGCTGCGCGTGCTGAGACTGGGAGTCGGAGAAGAGTTTCCGTCTCTCTAAAGACGTTGACAAATGTCTACGGATGTATTAAAATAGATCCAAGAGAGGGGAATAAAATTATGGCTCGATCTTATGGCGTTGATGCCAACGGAAGCCCGGCAGATGTGCAGCGAGGAGACTTGGTACGTTTCTGGGTTACCGATCTCCTCCCATTTTCGAATAACTACAGAATGGGGTCCAGTAACCTGGACCCTGAAGTACGCGCCTCCCGCGAACAGCAGATAGAAGATATGGTTACTTCACTCTGCGACGAAGGGCAGAAAACACCGCTGCTGATTCACAACGTCAGCGGAGACCGATTCCGCGTCCACGCCGGGGATACCAGATACTGGGCGTTCATGCGGATCGATGAGCGTAAGTGCTGGCCGTGGGGTAAGACCGAAGACGGCGGACGCCCGCGTGTCGAATGCAAAGTGGAATCGGGAGCCGACAGCAGGCGCATATTTTTATCCAGCCTGACGGAAAATATCGCCAGAAACAATCTGACTTGCATTGACTTGGCGAACGCTGTGGCGATTGCTACTGACCTTCACCACTTCACCGATGCGGAAATTTTATCCAAGTTTCGCCAGACGGCGGACCCGTCATGGTTGCCCAACATGCGGCGACTCGCCCGGCTCCCGGATGCCCGCAAGCGGGATATCCACTTGGGCCACATGAAGGCTAACGTAGGTTACTTACTGGCAGAAATCCCGGAAGACCGCCAGGAAGAAGTGCTGGCCGAGGCAGCCGCGCCAGTTGTTAATACTTACGACAAGATGGGTAGCGCCGTATTCGAGACGCTACCGCCCGCGCTTGCTCCGATACCGCAGCCGTCTAAGCGCAAGAAAGTCACCGCCCGCGCCGTGGCGACCGTAGCCAAAAAGAAAGGGCTGCTCCAGCACAAGAAAGTGGCCCACACGATTGCCGGGATGCGCGAATTCTGGGAGCCGATTACCAAAGACCGCGCCGGGTCACTGGTGGCACGCCTGGCAGAAGCCAATCTCGCCTGGCTGGCGTCCGCTGATGACCATCTTTTTTGGTCCGAGATCACAAAGATTCTGAAAGAGGTAAAACCACGATGAATTTAACCCCAAAAGAAGCCGAGGTAATTATTTCCGTCCTGACTGAGAACATTGACGAATTCTACGATACGGCTAACGATGAAGGCGTCGATGCGAGCGCAATAATTTCTAAACTTGGACAGACAACCGAGGAGATAGCCCGATGAAACTACGATTCACTACAAAGAACCGACAGCTTACTTTTGAAGTCGAAGGCGACTCTCCGAAAGACCTGTTCAGCGAACTGGCCAGCATACAGGAAATTTTCGATGTCCACGAATGCGGGGCGTGCCACGGCCCCGATGTCCAGTTCCGCGTGCGCAAGTCCAAGAACCAACAGGGCAAGGAAATCGAATACTACGAGCTTCAGTGCCGCAATCACCAGTGCCGCGCCCGGCTGACGTTCGGGCAAAATGCCGACCACAAAGGGCTATTCCCGAAGCGCAAAGACGGCAATGGCAACTGGATCGAAAACAACGGCTGGGAAATCTACCGCGCCGGTAATACCCAGACAAAGCCCAACGGCGGAGCACAACAGGGTCAGTCTAATGACCCGTGGGAGTAAAAATAACATGGCGTTTAACGCAAGCACCAGATACGTCAATACTGAGCGGGGAATCATCCGTACCAACCCGCCCGCACGTCGGAAACAACGCCGGGATGCCCGCCACAAGCGCACGACCACCCCGGCACCACTCGAAACATTCGGAGCACCTAACCGACGCAAGGGAAGCCGCGCATGGGACCGAAGACAAGAAAGGATACGTTCGTGGATAAAATCACAAACGAAACAGGAGAAATAATTTATGGATAAAATCATCGGGCTGATCACCACCACACGATCCGCCAAGTTTCTTTTGATCGCCGAGCTTTACGGCGGCCCGCGTTTCGAGAACAGAGAATTCTTTGCTTCCAAGACCGCCGCTTCCCTCCCGCAAGACGAAGAGGAAGTAGCGGACCACCTGCACGAACTTTGTAAGCGGGATGTCAAGAAAGCTGTCCGGGAAGCTATCGCTGTCTATCGCGGGGAATCATCATCGGCCCCGGCCCGGTTGATGAGTGCCGGTTCGCTGGAAGAGTCCGGGCAGGCACCTGGTACGTCACGGGAAGGGGGCGGGGAAGCCGCACCGGCCCCGGCACCTATACCGGCTCCCGCTCCGGAACCTCCCCCAGCGCCTATACAGGGGCAGTACACAGTAGCCGAGAAGGCCCCGCCTGCGTCCGCCACGGTTCCAGTGGCTGACGCCGTAGTCTCTCTTACGCCGAAGATACTCTCCGAGCGCCTGAAGGCTAAAGGGCTGACTTCCGAGGAACTGGCCGCAATCGCCCACAGGCACTTCCCTACGGGAGATATCACTAAGGCTCAATACGTAGAAGCATTCACCGCCGCCGAAGCACGTCTTACTAAAGACGGCATCGAAGCATTGCGGGCATGGCTGAAAGGGCCGCCCCCCGTAGAAGACGTGACTGAAATTTTTGTATTCCAGTCCGACCCGGCAGTCAAGGCCGCCATAGCACAGGTAAGCGCCAAGTGGCCTATGTGGAGTCAGGAACTTATCCGGGTAGCGTCTCTCTGGTGCGCGGACCACGCCAAAAACGCCAACACGCTCGATGCGTTCCTGGTAGCGGGAGGAGTCAACGCCACCACGCCGCCCGGCAGGATCGAATCTGTTCTGGCCATCACCCGGCACCTGTCGCTTAGTTCCATGCAGAAACTGCTGGACTACGCCAAACGAACCGGCTCACCGTTTTCCATGATCGAGTCGGACCTAAGCGCCGCCATGGGGAAACCGATTCGCTTCGCCATGGACTTTGAAACCAATGCCGTCGCCGGGGCTTTCGCGCGGCTGATCGCTCTCGACGGGAGCGTAAAGTAGCCCCATGCGAAGAGAAACTATCATCTGCGACGTGTGCGGGAAGTCAAAGCAGCAAACAAATCACTGGTTCGTAGTGTCCCTGTCGGGAGATATCATCACGATCTTTGGCAGGGACAGCCAGTTAGACGTAGACGGCAAGCGCTTTGATTGTTGCGGCGAAAGTTGCGTTCTTAAAAAAGTCTCGGAGCTTATCAAGAAAGCATAGAAAGGAGAATATACACATGACAGACTTTTCCAAACCAATACCTGTTGATGATGTTCAGGTTGCATTCCCGGCTGGAGTCATGGGATTGATGCCGAAATACGAAGACATCCCGGAGCAGTTCAGAAAATGGCCGTGCAAGCACAAATTCGCTAAGTTTGTGTCGGACGCTTTTTACCGTGGCTGTACCGACATCGAACTATTGCCGCGCGAAGGCGTGGACCAAACACAGGCGATGTGGCAGTTCCGCACAATACTTGGTAGTTTCGAACCCAAGCACGAGCACAAAGAAGCCGCGTGCGTTTATTTACTATCTATTTGGTTCGAAGATATCGAGTGGAAGCCAGTAAAGTAATTTATTTACTCATGATTTCCCTCGATCCAGTCACGCACACGTACTCTTCCGAAGACGGTCAGCCGTATGTGGCCGTCTCGCGGGTACTGGAAGCGCTGAAACTGACTCCGCCGTTCCCCGAGGAAGACCCAAAGGGACTGAAGGAGTTTGGTAGCGCCATCCACAGAGCGGTTGAGTTGGCTTCCTGGGATAACCTGGACATGGACCCAAACAACCCGGCATTTCCCCCAGACAAGCGCACACATCCGGAACTGATCCCATTTGTAAATGGATTCTTGGAGAAAAAAGAGGAGATGCGCATTCGGCCTATCAAGACCGAACTGCGCGTATGGGACGGCGTCCAGTACATCGCCGGGACATTGGATTTTCTGGGACTGGTGTACAACGGAGACTTGGCGATTATTGATTACAAGAGCGGCACGCCGCCCCCGTGCTGTGAGCTTCAGACAGCCGGGTATGTGATGTTGCTGATCTGGATGTACAAGAACGGAATAGTTCGCGGCGGAGAGAATGGATTCCCTGATATTCGCGTTTCGGCGGATAAGATTCGCCGGTTCAGTATGAAGTTGACGCCGAACCGGGCAATTGTCAAAGAATACACCGATGACCTGGATTTACATGCCTGGGAAGGGGCAGTGAGTCTATACAAGTGGCTGAAAGAACGGAGAAAAACATGACCGTCAGGCGCTGCGAGAAATTCGAGGAAGACCCGAACCAGCATCCGGCATGGGATATCTGGATGGCCAACCGCACACTTCGCGTCTGGATTCGTCAAAACTGGTGCTGGCCGTATGGGCGCTATAACTGGGGATATTACGGGTTTGGAATGGGCCTGATCGGTTTCATGTTCTGGCCCAAAAAAAACAAATTAAGGGAGAAGGAATCATGACTGCAACCGAAACCAATCAAACGCTGGTGATCACTGCGCCCGAGCCGGTGACACTGACGCCGCCTGACCTGAGCGTGATAGTCGCCCGCTACAACGCCGATATCGCGCCCCTGCTGGCTTTTAAAATCACCGACAACGCCCAGTATGTAGCGGCAAATAATCTCTGGACCAAAGCCAAAGACTACTGCGCAGACGTGGCGACACTGTGCGGGCCGGAGAAGAAGCGCCGCCACAAGTTACATAAAGACTGGACAACACTCGAAAGCGCTTTGCTTGATCCCGGTGACCGCGTAGCGTCTCACATGGGCGCGGAAATCAAGCGCTACAAAGACGAACAGGACCGCATCCAGCGGGAACGCGAAGAACGTGAACGCCGGGAAGAAGCCGAACGCCAGCGGGTTATCCAGGCCGCAGCAGAGGCGGAGCGACAGCGGATCATGGCCGAACGGGAAGCGGCGAAGAAAGACCTGGACCCCTGGGAGATCGAAGAAGAAGCGCCGCTGCCGCCCGTGCCCGTGCCGGTGGCCGTCGCGCCCGTGCGTATGCCGTCTTCGGTTCCCGTGGTGGCCGGTGGCCCCCGCTTCGCTGATACGCCATGGAAAGCCCGTGTGACCGATCCCGTAGCACTCTTGAAGTGGATTCTGGAGAAACCGGAAGAGCGGATAGAAGACTACATTGAATTAAAGATGCCGAAACTGAATCGTAAGGCGGCTGAGTTTGGCAAGGACCTGAGCGGTGTGATTCCGGGAACGGAGTCTTTCAAAGACCAGACTCTGAAGCGGGGGTAAGACGCCATGATCCATCAACCAACAGAGGAATCATTTCTAAAAGATATTTCGTCCCACTCCATGAAAGTGGTTATGAACAGCGGAATCCACCGACATCTGTTATTTAAATCAGCCACTAATTCATACAACATGTGGTTTGAAATCATTACGTGGCCCGGTGTTCTGACTATCCACGGTGACATGGGAACGTGGACGTTCTCCCGCGTGGATGACATGTTCACATTCTTTCGGTGCAGTCATGGAAAGTTGCATATCAACCCGTCATATTGGGCTGAGAAACTGCGCGGCGGAGTCCATGGCGGAATAGATAACTCCAAGGTATGGGAGGAAGAGAGTTTTCGCGAGAACCTGGTACGCCAACTTACCGAGTACTACAGCCTTGAAGGGGAAGACCTCGCCGCAGTCAAACAGGCGTTAGATGAAGATGTTCTCAGCCAGGACGGAAAATACGACCTGATGATTGCCGCCCGCGATTTCTCATGCCCACTACCGAGCGGAGATGACGGCGAGAGCCATGGCAGACATGGCAAATTCCAGTTCGACACATGCGAACTGCCGAGCGGAATGGAATACGCCTACCACTTCATCTGGTGCCTCTATGCCATTGTGTGGGCTATTCAGGTGTGGAATGTGCGACCGGGAGGCACCGATGACAGAACTTAAAACCCAGGAAGAACGCGGGATGGACCCACTTTCTGCGTGGTCGCCGTCATCAAACGGGTCGAATTCACAATCGCAATCCGATAGTTGCGATGTACGTCTCGCTTAAGACGTTTGGGGGGAATAACTGAATGCGCGATATTTATTACTGCGAAGATGGGAAAATAAAAGATATATTCACGTGGGTTTATACCGAAAAGGAAAACGGTGAGAGGGTATATTTAGCTGGCACTAGCGGGAGAATCCGCATCACGGACGCGGGCTCTCTATGTAACGCAATGAATGAATATTGCTTGTGTGTGGGGGATTGCAAGTGACCAAGCGCCCCTATCAGTCCGAGTGCCTAGATGCTATCCGCGTTGGCTTGATCGAGGGAGTCAACCGGCAATTAGTTGTGCTGCCAACGGCTTCAGGTAAGACGATTATTTTCTCGCAGTTGCCGGAAGCGCTGCGCATCCGCCGACCAGACAAAATGCTGGTTCTGGTGCAAGCCGAAGAGCTTGTGTTCCAAGCCGCAGAGAAGTTAAAAGCCTGTAATCCCGGCTTGAAGGTCGGCATCGAGAAAGCCGAATACAAAAGTTCCCCGGACGACGATATTATCGTTGCTTCCGTTCAGTCTTTATCGGGTTCAGTTTATGAAAACGACGACTGGAGATGGGGGAAGCGAATCCAGAACATAAACCGCGAGGCCGTGCGCTATGTGGTAGTTGATGAATCTCATCATAGTATTTCTTCGCAGTACGCCGGGGTACTCAGTTACTTCGGAGTCTATAAGCCGAACCCACGATTCAGTGACGCCGGTAAGTTTCTTCTGGGCGTCACGGCAACACCAAACCGCAGCGACAACAAGGGGCTGGAGGCCCTGTTCGACAAGATCGTTTTCACCCGCGACATCCGGACCATGATTAAAGACGGCTGGCTGGCTCCCATTGAAGCCCATCGCGTCGATACCACAATAGACATCAGCCAGGTCGATGTGCGGCGCGGTGATTATGTAAGCTCTCAATTGGAAAAGGAAATAAATGTTCCGGAACGGAATAACCTGATCGTCAGTAAATATCTCGAACTAGGCGAAGGTGCTCCGTTTCTGGCGTTCACGTGCGACATCCAGCATACCGTCGATCTGACAAATACTTTCCGCGAACGCGGGATTGAGTGCTACGGTATCGCCAGCAAGTCATCAATCGAAAGCCCGTGGCTGATCACAAAAAGCTCTGACCGGAAACTTGCCATCGAGAAATACAACGCCGGGGAGTTCCGTGGGCTGCTCTCGTGTCAGGCACTGCTGGAAGGATTCGACGCCCCCCGCGCCATGGTTGGACTAGGTGCGGACCCCACAACGTCAGGGCTGCGCTTTACACAGGGTGTAGGACGTATACTGCGACCGTACCCGGCACCGGAGGCTTCCGCCGCATGGTCTGGCTGGAGGAAGCGGGCGGCAATTTGGCTGGATTTCTGCGATAACAGTGGCCGCCATTCGCTTATCACCGCGCCGTCGCTTTTTGGACTCAAGTCTGACTTCAATGCCAAGGGCAAAGACCTGGTGAAAGTCGTGGAGGAAATCGAGCGCATCAAGGCCGCGAAACCTGCCCTGAACATAGCGCTCTACAATAACCTTGATGCCATCAAAGGAGTAGCCGAGAAGATCGACCTGTTTGCGGTCCCCACCGTCCCCCCGGAAATCCAGCGCTACAGCCAATTCTCGTGGACCCAGGGAGTCACGCCCGACACGTTCCAACTTGTGCTGCCGGATAAAGGCATGCTATCGATCAAAGTCAACGCTCTGGGCACCTACGAGGTCGCCCGGCACGTCACCGGCATCAAGACACCCATGGGGACCGCCACGGACCTGCAAGGTGCCCTGAAGCTGGCAGATAAGAGCGTACCGGCAGAGGCTATGATCGTTTTAAAGAGCGATGCCGGATGGAGAAAACTTGCTCCCACGGACAGCCAGATGTCTCTATTAAGACGCCTCTACCCGGAGATGCGCCGACCGTTTGCCAATGACCAGGAGTTTGCCGCTATGATTGCTAGCCAGTACAGCCGGGGTCAGGTTAGCCAGTTAATTGCACAGAAAGACACACGAGCCGGGCGGTAGCCCAAAAAACAGGAGAATAACCCATGACACTCACCGACGATTACGAATCTTCTTTGATTTCCGGATACGGCTATGACGCCGACACCCAAACCATGAGCGTCCGCTTTCGCAGCAACGGACGGGAATATAACTACGCCGTGCCGACCGAGACCTTTACCGCGTTTCTGGCGTCTCCTAGTAAGGGCTCGTACTTTCACAAATACATCAAGCCGCATCAGATCAAGTAATTTCACGCCCGTTTCCGCCCGTCGCGCTTGGATTCCAATTCATTTTCCGAAGACGGCCCGTAGCGCTCCGTGGCCCATGATTCATCCACGAGTATCAGCAGTCGCACCAGAGCTTCTTCCAGTGCGTACCAGGCTCGCCGGATGGCATCACGGTCCCCGGACGCCCGCGCGCCCCGCAACAGGGCTTGCTTCTGAATCACATTGGCTCGCATTTGGTCTTCGATATCATGGTTCCCCATCACGGACTTTTTAGCATCCAGGATAACTTAAAGCAACAGCATTTAAGTTTGAATTGTGATCCCGTTAACTTTAGTTTGACTTGATGCTAATGGCGTCTCTATAAAGACGCTGCGAGGCTTTGTGCTACACTGGTATACACTATGCCATCCAGAGTCCGGACCGTACAGATAAATTCTTACGTCCAAACCAGTTTCAGAATTTCTGAGGGAACCAGAGATGCGATAAGAACGCGGGCAGAGAAGATGGATATGAGCCAGTCGGAAGTTTTGCGCGAAGCTGTTGCGCTCTTAAGTGTAATGGACGGAATGGATTCGACTATGAGACTGGCCGTGGTGGACACTTCGGCGCAGAACGGAACCGACTGGTTCAAAGTCAAAAAGTGGATAATCTAGGCTTAAACACAAGCAACAGGCCGACACCGAGCGCCAAAAGCGCCATAGACCCCGGCTCCGGAGTCGCCTGAACGACAAGCTGCTGCGGGCCGACCGGATCGATAACAACTGGCAGAACGACCGGTATAATAACCGGGTCTCCCAGATACTCTAAGTCCGGGTCCTGCTCGTGAATCCCGCAGAAATCCAGAAAACAAAGCTCTGTGTTATTAAGATCATAGTCATAGTCAGGCGCAATCGAGGCGTCTGTCAGGGCGTCTGTCATGTCTTGGTTGTCAGTGACTGGAGCTTGATTAATTGTTCCAGCCATAGAATTTATCGCCAGTAATGCCGTTAAAAATACAAGTTTCAAGATTGTCTCTTTTCTGATATTCGGACTGATACGCTCCCTGATACACACCGCAACCGCATAGCCAGCGCCTGCGCCAGAGAGTGCTTCCCGCAAGGGCATCGTGTACCTACCAGTTTACCGCGTAAATCGGGTAGCGTTTGGTTCATGCGCCCTCTGCCTTTGTGATAGCTGCGTCCAGCAGATCAACCGCGTCGGTAAAGGAATTTCTCGGCGAATTTGTGCGGCACATCTCATCAAGTGCTTTTATGGCGGCTTCCAATAAATCCGGGGCGGCCATAAATAAGGCGATATTGGCGACCTGTTCTCCCTTCGGTGGGTATCCAGTGAAATCTTCGGGTGATTCGTGCCCCTTTGCGTGAAAGTCCGCGATGTCCGTATCTTCTCCTGCCCGAATAGTGGATCTAAACCGGTTCATTGGCACCTCGCGCCATGGGGTTTTGGTGTATGGCATACTTGTCTACCTTTATATCACAAATTTAATAATCCCCGTCGTCAAAGTACACAATTCCCTCTTTATCCATGGGTAATTCTGAGGACCTCGTAAACACAATTTCGGGCGTTCCCTCGCGTGCCAACTCCTTAGCACGATCAAGCGTTTCCGCCAGCACGGTCGCGTGGCCGCCGCTGTATTTACCATAGTCAAAACTTAGCAACCACAGTTTCATGTATACCGTTATATCACAAAACTGTGTGTTCGAAACAAATAAAAATAAGATATTGACTGAAACGTACATCTTGTGGCAAGGTGTCTGGGTCGGCTTGATCACCGACACCGGGACACGACCCTGGTTCTCCTCAAGTGCTGGGGGTTTGCGGCGGCAAGCCCCCTTTAGCACCCAGGACCGGTTCCCGTAAGACGAGGAGTTCGAAAGGGGTCAGTGTGGCTTTTATTCCAACCTGTGATTACGTTTTCCCGGAAGGATTTGTGCATGTTACAGAAGCGGATGAAGAATTTTACACATATAAGCATAGTGGGGAGTACTTTGATAAACCGGGCGAATATATACCAAAAGGAGAGATGAATTCTGTTTATTGTATATACAACGGAGAAATCGTTACTTTTTTATTACCTTCTAGTTATGTAACATACCGATACGACAGCCATGGGTTAATTTATTCTTTAAAAAATAAATACAAGAAGATAAGACGGGTTAACAAGAAAAAGACAATTAACCAACTTCTGTTGCAACTTGGAATCGATGCGAATTGGATATGTCTATATTGTCAAAACCAAGGATCTGAAAAGTTAGGCCCTGATGGAAGAATTTGGCATATAGATCATTTTTATCCCAAAGCTCGCGGCGGTGACAATGAGCACGACAATCTCGTATTGTCCTGTGCGACGTGTAACCTACGCAAGCACGCTAAACTGGCGAGCGAGATTTTAGCTGAAGCTAGGCTGAGGCTCTGTGCCATGGGACAGGACACACATGGCATTCAATAGCTGTATTCCGCATCCAGATTGTTTTCGCTATTTTTACTGCCGACAAGAATACTGGATTATCGCTAATGACGACAAGTTTAAGGCCGTCCTGCTGGCCGCTTTGGAATTCTTTACCAATGGCAGGCTGGGCGATATGGACGACAACGGAGAAACCGGAGACCCATGGATTGTTAAGTCAATGGACGACTTCTCAAACCATACGTTTGGCTGGCATCCACGCAGGCGATTAGTGGATGCGATGGATGAACTTGAAAAAGAGGGATGGGTAAAGATAAGACGGTCCAACCAACTCGGGAAAAACAGTAGTTTTCTACTCTGTATAGACGAGCTTTCGGCAAAAATCAATGAACTGGCGGCGAGCCGGAAATACCGAAGGTTCGGGCGCGACCGCAATAGGTCGGATGCACGCGTGCACTCGGCAAATTTTTCCGAGTGCACGCCGACACTCGAAATGAAAAATCCCGAGTGCACGCCGACACTCGAACCCGAGTGCACGCGTGCACTCGCCTATAAGGAAGTAAAGAATAGTACTAATGAAGAAGAACTAAAAGAAACAACCAAAGAACTTTTCCTTTCCCCTTCTTCTCAAGAAGAAACAGATTCACAGATACCAGAAACCCAGGAACTTTTAGAAACCACGCCTCCGGCGAAATCCTTTCTCCCGCGCGCCGCCGCAGACAGCCAGAATACATACGACCTACAGGAATCAGAACCAGTTTGCGTATTCATAGAGAATGCCTACCGGCAGAGAAGTGGACGTCATATTGATGCTTCAAAAAAATATATTCACGGCAAGATAACCAGCCGATCCAATACTCCATTGCGGGGAAAAATAGAATCAGCCGAACGTAGGATGAGCCGAGAAGAATTCCGATTGGCTCTCTGGAGATATCTCGATACCGACGATCTATGGCTTAGGAATAATAAATGGCCATTGGGGTCGTTCCTCAAAGACCCTCTCAAGTACGCCAGCGCTTCGCAGGACGAATCAGAACAGACTCCGAGGTACTCTGCCATACCACCAGCCACGGAAAGCGCCCCAGAGGCCACGCAAATAAATCTCAATTCGCCGTTGTATTATATTCAGACTTGGGATACAATCGTCCACATGAAGACTTCCGGGAAACTTTCCGGGTTCACGCTGAAGAAACTGGACACGGCTATCAGGGACTCTGATTTCCAAGAGCGTTTCACGGAGGTATGCGAGAAGACGGCGAAATTAATACAAGCCGGGCAGGATTACGACTTCGCATGGCTGTTCGGCGGATATGTGCCCAACTGGCAATGCGTTCTGGAACACAAATTTGACTGGCAGTTGCCAAAGTTAACCGCTATGGATTTGGCGATGATCGAGGCTGAACGGGAAGATCGGGAGAAATTGGAGAAAGTGAAACTATGACAAAAACAGCAAAAGTACAAGAGCGTGCCGTGGTTGTTACGACGGCGCATAAGGGAATTTTCTTTGGCTACGCGACCGACACTGGGGGGACGACTATTAAGCTTCGCGCGGCGCGGTTGTGCATCTACTGGGTGGCTGACTTGCGCGGCTTTATGGGGTTGGCATCCTCCGGCCCGTCGAAAGGCTGCCGTATCGGTCCACCGGCTGATATCGAATTGCGTGACATCACCGCCGTCGTCGAGTGCTCCACGGAGGCTATCGCAAAATGGGAAATGGGATTCTGGAATTAGGCGGGGAGGGGCTAATTGCTGGGTCTGTTGCGCCGTGGGCAGATGAATCGATAAACGGGTCCGGGTACGGGTACGGGTACGGGTCCGGGTCCGGGGACGGGGACGGGTACGGGTCCGGGTCCGGG